GGGTTTTTTCTGACGGAACCTTCTTGGATATAATCAGTGACTCACTTTTGTTGGATATTTCCGAACTTAATACCGAATTTGATGTTGAGAACTTCGAGATCGAGGTGTTCAAAGTGGAAAATAGCAAGCTACCAGGAACTAATAATCCAAATATAAGCACTCTAAATCAGCTTTTCTTCGAGAAAAGAGAAGAACAGGTGCAAAACAATATTTTAATTTCAGATCGCCCAGATGATAAACTGATACCTACTGATCCAACATATGTGGAATACTACTTTGATGTGTTTTTAGATAACGAAATTGATGAAAACACAATTTGTGCTGCAATAAGCAATTTAAAATCAAATGGCATCTATGTCGACACCGATTTTGAGTGTCCTGAATCGCCATTTGTGGCCACCGCGATTAATCCTTATCTTGACCAGACAGATGCGACACTGGTTGTATGTAATGACGATGATATTGACAGCCCTCCCCGCGCCTCGATCGTTCAATCCGGAGTATTCTCGACCGTACCAATTAAAGAATCCGATAATAGCGAGGGCGAAAATGACTAAAGACTATTTATACAATAAGGCGATGATAAATGGCTATTAATGTTAATACAAAAGATCTTTCTGGTAACATCCTTCCTACTGTTTATATATCGGAGATTGCTGTACGCACGGCAAAGATATCCAAGTTTAAACCTCAAGAAATTGCTTCCGGCAACTTAAGATCCTCCGAAAAGACCAGCGTATCAAAAAAATCTATTCCTGGGAAACTTTTATCCACTGCAAATGTTAAGGTGACTGATACTCCTAGTTCAAAATCTAGGCGCACATTCGATGGAAAGAGGAATACTTTGTCTGGATTGAGTGTGACGCTTTCTTTATCTATAAAGGATGTTGTCGAAAAAGATCAAGTTAGTACATGGCTCTTTAATAGTGATTTCACCAAATTCTTAAATATAAAAATAATACAAAGTACAGACCCCAGGCTAACAAAGAAGCTAGCCAAGGGAAATCTTAAGATTCTGAAAGACAGAAAGTTCAAAAGATATTATAAAGAAAAGATTTTATCAGTCCAGAAGGATAACTTAGAGAAAACCAGTAATAAAACGGCGGATTTTGATCTAAAAGACTTTTCCAGTATCGTAACTGAGACCGGAGAGAGGGTATATGAGATCCCCTATGAAACCGAATTCACAATAAAGACGGCCAAGCCAAAGCATTTGGCATATTTCGCGTTCGTCTATGTTGACACGCGCCAGATGGCGAGATTTTATGGAATGGACTCAATCGGGATAAAATCGAAGCCCATAAGAGGCCTCATGTCCGCAGAAGGAGTTATAAATAGGGGAGAGGTAAATACGAATACTTTTGTATTTTATTTGACAGAAACAAATCAAATCTGGGCCGGCCCAAAGCACAAAAGTGGTGGCAAATGGATGACTGGCAAGAGAGGCGATCCTCTCACCAAAGAACTGAGAAAAGAAGAAGTGACAAACAAAAAGATAAATGATTATAGAGAAGTCAATGAGCTACAAAAAAATGATTTGATATTGAAAGCTGCTCTGAGGCAGGTCCAGAGGCTACAAAAAACTCAGTTAAACCGTGATCGGGTCTCCTACGATGCTCCTGATTCATATATCTCAGCAGGGATAGTTTCTCCAAAACCAAGCGGAGAGGTTAATTTATTGTTTCATGTAGATATAAGAAAGCTAGTCAGAACTCAAAGCGCCTTTGGGAATATATTTGATCTAACTTCAAACAAAAGGGCGAAGGAAGAAATATATTTGTTATCAAATATCAAGACGATGAAGATCCTGCGCCGCCGCGTTAAAAATGTCGAAGCGATTAATAGGCTCGGAACCACGGTATACTCAAATATCTTCGATTCATCTAGGGAGATAATAAAAACCATAGTATATTCCGCTGATGAAGAGGGCGCACTAAAGAAGCGGCAAAGTGATCACGGTGGAATTCGTGAAATAGGAAATGTAGCGTTCTCTTCTGGCGTTCGAACCTTTACTGTAACTGATGACAGCATTTCTGATGTGACCGATGGAACATATCAATACGGCGTTTATATGGAGGTTGAAGATGGGACTGTTAAATTCTTAAATAAGCAGTTATCTAGAATGATTTCTGCCAACGATAGGCTGCGATTATATTATACTGACGCTTTAAATCCGAGATATTTAAAAGAAGACGGGAAGTTCAAGGATATATTTGCAAAAAGATACAAGAACTTGGCCAGATCATCGAACCAGATCGTTCCATGGGTTAGGGCAATCGCGACGTTCATCGATGTATATTCCTCCATCACAAACTTAAAACAATCCCCAAAAAAGCTAGCCAAAAAACTCAATTCGATGACGAACGCGGAGACTGGCAGTGCCACTGGGATATCAGCCCTGATAGCCTTGATGGATGAGGTAACTAATAAACTGGATGCAACTCTGGGAACAAAAAAGAGCCCAAGACAGTCGTCCTATCTAACATCAAAGAAGCAGGGCTCGCAACAATACAAAGTCTCGGTCATGACAATCGATAAATACTTCAGAGATCTTCATGATAGTGATATGATAAAGAATGTGGGCTTGGATTTTGTCGGACGCCCCGGTATCGAGGATGTAGGAGTGAAAGCTCTTCTGGTAGATGATTTTTTTGGAAGAATCAAAGAGGAAAACTCGATATACTGGAAAGAAAGCGACATTTCCACGGTTGGAAACAAGCTATCTTTAGAATTCCAGGATACTGTAAAGGTACCCAGCGATAAAAGGGAGTTGTTTAACTTATCAGAGACGGAGATGACCTTTCTCACCCCTTCTACGATCAGGGGTGGCAGTTATGCTATCGATCGCCTGAATGTCGGAAAATCAAATTGGGATTCTAGAAAGTATAGTGCTATGGCAAGCAACTTAGTAGCCACAAAGAGTGGAAACTTTATCAATAAAAATCAGAAAATTAACCCGACAAAGTTGGAAACCGAGAAAAACATAAAAGATTCTCCAAATAATGGTTTAAGGAGTCAAGTTCAGAACAATTCTATGTCCAGTATCCTGGCACAGATGGGGGTGACGATTGTAGACCCTTCAGAGGTCGACCGCCGCAAGACCCCACCAGTATCTATTCCAGTATCGGTACCGCCTCCGGGCGGAAAGCCCCCGACTTCTCTAGCCGGCGCCCAGAATAAGGGCGCCTCTCTGGACTTTACCGTGAATACTAAGCCAGTTGGCCAGTCCGCACTTCAGTCTTTGACTGATTGTGATGGCAATCCAATACCATCAAACGCTATTTTCGATGATAGTGACCCCGCTGTGTATGTTACGAGCGAGGATGCTGATGTCGAAGTGGAGAGAATTGCGAGAAGAAAAAGAAAAGATAATAAAAAGATTCTTGATGAGACGAAGGCGGCTCTAGGGAATGTTTTTGCGAACAGAGCCGCCGCCACAGGCGCTATAAATCGACAGAGGTCACAAAGAAAATCTTTACAACGAAAAAAGAGAGTAAAAACCTCATCTGTTTCTGATTATGAACTGGGTGGAATTAGGAATTTGGTTGACAATATCAGAAAATCTCCATTAAAGAAGGGTGATTTTGAGAAGATTCCAAACCAAATAAGATCCCTAATGTTTTCGGAAAGCGATCAAGTAAACAATAATTTTCTAGATATGGAACAAGATCCAATGAGAAGCCCAGAAACATCTCAGATGATGAGGTATAACTTCGATACTTTTGGAAAAATAGAAGCATTCATAGGATTCACTAAGGACTCTGAAGGTAATAACATTATTAATAAGCCAAAATTCGTCCCCCTGAAAAAGCGCCTTCTAGATCGCGCAAAATCGGGCGTTATTCTGTGCAGAATACAAAATTATGAGAATAAACAACTCAAGATAGGCCAAAATAGCGCCTTGAACATGAGGATTTATGATAACTGCTTCTTGATGTCGACCAAACAACTCTCATTGTTGCTCGTAAAGAAGAGAAAAATAGAAACAAAGATAAAAATAGCAAGAAAAAGAGAAGAGATCGATGCCGCCAAGAGAAAAGCGGCACTCGCAGCCTCTATGGCCGCGTCAAACAAACAAGAAATAAAAGAAACATCATTTATAGATGATGAAATCGAGATAGTTTTGGTTGAGGAAGTCAAAAAAGGTGGCGAAACGGTCGCCGAATTCGAGATTGACGCTGCTACTGCTTCCGGTGTCCTAAGAGATAAAGAAAAAAAGAAGAAAAGAGTGAAAAAAATATCAAAAGGCGATGGATCAGTTACAATTGAGGTTGAAGCGGACATTGTCGAGGCAGATATTGAAAATCTAGTTGACTCCATCTCTGATCCGGACCTGGTTGATACAGTTCGTGGAGATTTTTCCGATTCTGGGTCCTCAAAGGAAGATAGTCAGCAAAACTCACTCGGTAATCTATTTTCTTCCAACAAAGAAGAAAAAGAAGAGGAAAAAGATACATTAACTTTGGGCGATATCGCAGGCCCCTCAATCGAGGAACAGATCTTACAAGATTTGGATAAATCCGAACTACTACCAAGCATTGGTGACTATTCTGAATCAATAGTCGTAGAAGAGGAAGAAGCCGAAGAGCCGTTCTCTTTTGGTTTTTTAAAATAAGCAGACATCTCTGAGGAAATAAATAATATGTCAAATTCCAAGAAAAATATATACATACTCACCGCAAATCAAGCCTCCTCAAGGGATAAATTTAGGGAAGCCACGGGGAATTACTGGACAGTAATAGGAGAAGTTCCAGAATATGGAGATATGACATCGAGGATTGCCAAAATAGGCCCCGATCGTATAAGAGAGAAAAACAAGCCCAATACTGTGAAGAAAGACAAACTTTTAAGGATCATTCCAAGGAATCAGTATGTTGAGAAAACAAAAAATGCACCATTTTATGAAATAATCCATGAATTTGAGATATATTCTGATAAAGACATTTATGGGAATATCGATTCGTGGTCCCAATTCGTTAAAGACAACGTGAAGGTTGGAAAAAGATTCCAAGATTATTCAATCGAGATACATAATCCACTATCCGAGAACGAATTAGAGGGACAGAACTATAGCCCCTCTGCTATATTCGAAAAAGTCAATTTTGATTACAACTATTATTCAGATATATACGAAGTCACCACAAACAATGCCAGATCTAAAGAAAATATCTTACCAAACCTGTATTTCTTTGCAGAAAGTCAAGATAACGAAGAAATGAACGAGGCTTTCGAAGCAATCACTGCTGGTGGCGCTCTTTCCGAGAATGATATCAAGGGTTTACGCCAATCAAGGCTCGAATTCGCAAAACCATCATTTTTTGACGATTTCGGAAAAGCACAACGAGGAATTCCATCTAGCAAAAAGAAGAAGATGACAGAGAAGGCATCTAATATTATTTTCGAAACCAAAAGTGAAGAATTGCTCAAAAAGGCAGAGAGTATGTATTCTCTTTTCCCCATGGGTGTTGATATCCAGTTTATGTCGGATTTTATGAATGAGTTCACAGAGATTTTAGAGGATTCTAAACTGAGTACGTCGCTTTTGAGATATCTTTCAGAAATACCAAAGGAGCCATCCACTCCAGAATCAAAAAGGTTCTCGATTAAAAACTTGAGAATGAAGAGGTATTTCGAAAAAATAGGAAACCCACAGAACAGGAACCCTAAAGTTGAGATGGACTTCGAAAACATAACGGCGAAGGCGATCGATTTATTTTCTTGGTGGCAGAAAGTCTCCAAAGGAATAAAAACGAAGAAAGGGAAGACAACGGTCCTTGGGGATAAAGAGAAGGAGGGGATGTCAAAATTCGAGAGATTTTTATATTTGATGATCTTTTCTGGAAAACTCCAAACCATGATAAAGAAACACCAGAGAACTTATTTGGATATATCGGATGGCGATCTTTCATATTCTGAGACATTTTGTTATAAAATAGAAAAATCACTAGAAAACGGCGCCCCCATACAAACTGTATGGCTCCCAAATACGAACGAGATAGATCTCATAAGATATATTGACACACAAGTGAAATATAACAAGACATATAAATATAAGGTCACTGCTTATCAGATCGTAATGGGATCGGAGTATGAATACAACAATCTACAATTTCCAGAAGAGTACAATGTCACTCCAAAGCGGAAAAAGAGGACAAAGCAGATTTCAAAGCCAGATGGGTCTGTGACTCTCGAAGTAGAGGCAGACATCACGCCTGCCGAAATAGAGATACCCTCCAATCTTCTATCTGGAGATCCTCAATCATCGTCACCCCTGGCGGCAAACACAAAACAGGTGAATCTGTCAAAAATCCCAGCACCTGGGGCCCAGAGCGTCCTCATAGACACCGGCGATTCAGACTTTGCTCAAAGAAAGTTCGAAGTCATGGTACCGTCACCAGATGATACAGAAGTTTTTGGATTGAGTGATAAAAATAAATTTAATACAAAATATGCTAATAAACTATTCGTTCTGGCTGAAAAGAGGGAGAAAGTCAATGATGATAAATACTTTAGAGCGACCATGGAAGTCCACGTCCGCCCGTCAATCAAGATAGTAGAACTTCCGTTTTTCGAGATCACTGGCAGAGTAATAGATGACCCTCCAGTACCTCCTCATGTGAATATTATTCCTTATCGTGGAATAAACAACAAGCTTTTGATAAATTTAAGTTCCAATGTTGGGAGGTATGATCTGCCTCCAATATCATTTACTGGCGCAGAGCGTGAAATAGTAAGCGAGATTCGAGCAGCAAAGAGGCTCCCACCAGATAGTAATATAACATATAGCACAGATGATCCGGTTTCCTCATTCGAAGTATACCGGCTGTCGACACCGCCACAAACAATAGAAGACTTCGCTGGAAACCTCAGATCGGTATTAGAGACTGACATAGACGCGGCAACTGCACAAAAAGCATCCTCCGCATCAATTAAAGACTCTTTAACTCCGAACATGGATTATTATTACACTTTTAGATCAATCGACATACATGGAAAAAAATCAAATCCAACAGAAGTATTTAGAGTTAAGATCATCGATAACGATGGTGCGGTGTATTCTATCATTGAGCATTATCAGATGAAAAAAAATAAACCACAAAAGCCAACAAAAAGAGGTAAAAAACTACTTAATATTGTTCCAAGATTTACTCAAACGTTAATTAACGAGAATAAGTCTAAAATGGGAGATGGATCTAGCGCATTTAACGTGAAAAACGTAGTTTTGGGTCAGGAAGACCAGCCTTTATTTGGCGAAGGATTTAAAGTTAGACTCACTTCTATGAAGACAGGAAAGAAGATAGATATCAATATTAATTTTGATGTGGAGCTTGAGCAAAGACAAAAATAAAATAATTCTACAACTAGTTAAATTAAATACTAATTATAGAGTAAGGAAGGAAAAGAATGGCTTTTTTAGATAACAGTGGAGACATAATCCTAGATGCGGTTTTAACCGACACAGGTCGCGCGCGCCTAGCAAAAGGCGACGGTACCTTTAAGATTGCGAAGTTTGCCTTCGGAGACGATGAGATAAACTATAACAATTATGACAAAAATAATCCCAGTGGATCAGCTTATTATGATTTGCAAATATTGCAGACGCCCGTATTGGAGGCTTTTACCAACAATACAGCTATGCTAAACTCAAAATTAATATCTATCCCTAGAACAAATCTCATTTATTTGCCAGATATAATCTTGAATGAGGTATATGGCGGCGGAGGATCTTCTACGGCCTCTCCCACCGCCATGAATGAAGATGCGAATGCATTTTACGTCGCCGTCGACGACGAAACTTTGACCGAACTGGCCTCTGTTTCTGGAGTAGTAAACGGTGTTGATGGCTCTGGTGGGACCTATGTCCGCACAGATCAGGGATTGGACACAGATGAAGTGTCTCCCAAGAGAGAACTGGACGCGGACTTAGTCGAGACTCAGTATCTGATCGAAATGGATACTCGCTTGGGGGAAATTCTATCTATAGACGGAAATACTCTGGCATCTATCTCATTCATCGACGATGATCAAATCGCAAGCTATTACTTGTCTCTCGGTACCGACTTGAAATTTGTTGGAGAAATAACGAACGACAAGCCGATTAGCGATGGCGCCCCTGGGCAAGTCATTCGCGGACCCCGAGGCACAAAGATGGAATTTAAAATCCAAGCAAGCCTAGATTTGAACACTAGCACCTTCTTATTCACCCAGTTAGGTTCTACTGTTTCGATAGATACAGGTGGTGCCTCTCCGGTGAGCTTCAACTATATTGACTCGAATATTCGCGTGACTGGTGTTACGACAGGAAACCGGATCGACATCCCAGTCAGATTCGTGAAATTAGCATAAGGAAAATAAAATGGCAACAGTATTTAAAAATTTATTAAGCAACGACGTGGCGACCACGAGAACGCTCCTGAACGAGGCGATTCCGATTACTGGTTCCATTGTGTCTGGAACATATATGGACGCAAATATTAAAAATTATGCACACGAAATGTTCCAAAGTGTTTATGACTATCCTTATTTGTCTTCCTCAGCAAATCACATCTTCGACATTTCCTATGGATATACGACAGGCTCCTCTTCTGATGTTCAGCATGAAAAGAAGATGAATATCTACAATCAGATGGCGCAAGTTTTGGTTGGATATAGTCCAGCCGGAAATATCAGAAAATTTGATCAAGATGGCAGTTTTACTGGCGGAACCAAACATAAGGATTGTGTATTTATCAACTATTCGAGATTGCTTGTCAAAGACGAGATCAAGAAAGGATCCTACACACTAACTGTTAATAGTGGATCATCACAGATCACCCTAGCTGATCATGGTGCCCAGAATGATTACAGAGTTAACTCTCCCACAGGAGAGTATGGAATCCTGTATACATCTTCGTTAGCATCGCCAGGTACCGGAGTCGGCCTTGTTTATTATCAGGCTGGTGTGGCTGTCATCACGGCATCGTCCGATATCTTCGAAAGCGGATCTAGCTATGCTGCGACTTTCAATATTACCGGCGCCGCAGACGATGTCAGAAGGGTTTGGGAAAATAATGAGTTGAATAATACTACAGAATTGAACTCAACAATCTACTTTTGTAGAGCCAACAACAACGAGTTTAACTACTCTTCCAACCAGACATATTTGCAAGATAGTAAAATTGTGACGAAGAACGTATCTTCAGACCCATCTGTTGCTTATATTACTACGGTTGGCCTTTATTCCGCAGACAATGAGCTTCTAGCAGTTGCGAAATTGAGTGAACCACTCAGAAAGGATCAAACTAACGAGCTTACGCTGCGAGTTCGCTTAGATTACTAGAAAAATGATATGGCATTCAAGAAATTTAATGAAAATGATGTTTTCTATAACAGGATAAAAACATATCCAGATAATCATTTTGCCATATATGATGGGAAAGTCTATCGCCAGAGGGAGACAGAGATCTCTGGAGCCTTTGTGTCTAGTACACCGAACACTCCAACCGGCTTTGTTTCTCTATACGAGATGAATGTCGACAGGGCCGCTGATAGCACCGGGTTGATTTATCCGTTTGTTGTAAAGAATGGGACTTTGTCCAATTTTAATACAATATCGACCTCTGAATTTGGCTCCTTTTCTTATGGCGACACGATCAGTGGTTCATACCCCCTTACTGCTTCAATAAGCAGAGAATACTTTCAGCTTGGACAGTCCCGGCGCCACGTTGATGCTTTGTACAACACTTTAAATTATTACAATTATGTGAGCAAGCACTATGCGTTTAGCTCCAGCTTGGGAAACAAAGCTACCCAAGAACTGAATTTGATTTCTATTCCTTCGATATTCTACGGATCTTCGATAAAGAAAGGATCAGTCGACCTAAAATATTATATTTCGGGATCTCTTATAGGTCAGGCAAGGGATATAAATAAAAATGGCGAGTTGATTCAGGTTGGGCCATCCGGAAGTGTTGGCTCTGGGTCTGTTGCTGGTGTTGTTCTATATACGGAGGGTTTCCTGGTCCTAACCGGCAGTTGGGATCTAGACCCCACCCCCAGGAGGTACCTCGGTGATCCAACAAATTTATCTTCCTCCTCTTGGCTTTTTTATGGGGTCGGAACCAACGATAGTATTGGATCTGGCTGGATTCCGTTTGTCAATTATGAAATGGATTTTCAAGGAACAAACTATGTCCCAACGATTACTATGCTCGCTCACGCCCCAAAGGGCACCATGAACCACTCAAACAACCCGACTTACGTGAGGTATGGACAATCGCAAACTAATAACTCTTCCTCTAACTGGTTTATTGAGCCAGAATTGGCGATAAAGAATACTACAGAGTCTCCGTATACGAATACAGAAGCACCATTTGAAAAAACGACTTACATTTCAAAAGTAGGCATATACGATGAAAACAGAAACCTCATTGGGATAGCTACCGTTTCAAAACCAGTGAAAAAAACAGAAAATAGGGATTACACCTTCAAACTAAAAATGGATTTTTAATGATCTTAGGTCTTGATATCAGTACAAGTATCACGGGTATATGTGTGCTTGATGAAAATCGCGAAATAGTATTTAATGATTATGTTGATACTAGAAAACTTAAATGCTTTTTTGACAAAACTGAGAAAGTAAGGGATACACTTAGGGAACTATCAAAAGTGTATCCGATAGAACACATCTACGTGGAGCAATCACTCCAGTCTTTCCGTAGCGGATTTTCTTCTGCTAAGACTTTGTCCACCCTGTCTCGCTTCAACGGCGTAGTATCCTGGCTATGTTATGAAATTTGGAAAGTAAAGCCAGAATATGTAGCAGCCATTTCTGCAAGAAAGCTCTGTGGGATAAAGATTCCCAGGGGCGAGAAAGCAAAGGAGGTTGTTATTAAATATCTCCTTGACAACGAAGCATCTTTTGTGGTAGAATATACAAGACATGGGAACGTTAAGCAGCACTATTATGATATGGCAGATTCGATTGTCATAGCGAGAGCGGCTTCAAAAATAATGCTTGACAAATAGTTCATCCAATGTTATACTATAAACATGCAAGAAAAGTTATCGATAATAATAGACATACTCGGCACATTTCAGAGATCAAGTAGCGAATACTTATTTAAATGCCCGTACTGCAAAGATAATAAACACAAATTCTCAGTCAATATAGAGAAGAATGTCTATAAATGTTGGCTTTGTGACGCCCGCGGCCGAAATCTTGGCCGGCTAGTAAAGAGATTCGGCACCTTTGCCGCAGAGGAGACATGGAAGGAGATTTCGGGAGACCGCCTTGATCTGAACGAATTCGATAACATGTTCGATGACCCCGCCAAAGAGATCCCGCAGGAAAAGATAATAGAAATGCCAGAATCTTTTAAGACGCTGACTTCGGATAGCCTGGATAGAACAGCGATAAAGGCCATGAACTACCTATTGTCCCGCGGCGTAAATCGATCAGATATACTGAGATGGAAGATCGGGTACTGCACGAAAGGAAAATATAAAAACAGAATTGTTATACCGTCATTTAATGCCTCTGGCGACCTCAACTACTTTATTGCACGCTCCTATGTGGACGGTTACATCAGATATATGAATCCTCCAGCCCCGAAGGATATTATTTTTAACGAATTATACGTCGACTTTGAAAAAGAGGTGGTCCTAGTTGAAGGCCTGTTCGACGCCATCAATACAGAAAACTCCATTCCAATCCTGGGCTCTTCCATAAGGGAGGGATCTAGATTGTTCAGAAAAATAATAAAGAAAGACACCCCCATTTTATTGGCATTAGATCCAGACGCTAAAAGTAAGTCACGCGCAATCAAAAGATTGCTATTAAGATACGGCATAGAGGTTAGAGAAGTGAAATATATCGATGAAAGGGACATCGGAGAGATGTCAAAAGAAGAAGTAATGAAATTAAGCATCAATGCGCCAGTTGTAGGAGATTACGATAATCTCTTGTCGGCCATAACTGCAATTTAGGAGAAGTATTTTGAAGTTTGCACATATAGCAGATACCCATATTAAAAATTTAAAGTATCATCACGAGTATAAGATCATATTCCAGAAAATATATGACTCTATTCGTGCAGAACAGGTTGATTACATTGTTCATTGCGGCGATATTGCACACACTAAGACACAAATAAGTCCAGAATTTGTGGAGTTGTGCGCCGATTTTTTTAGAAATCTATCTTCTATAGCTCCAACCTATATTATCCTGGGTAATCACGATGGAAACCTTCGCAACAGCAGTCGTCAGGACGCCTTAACACCCATTGTGGAAGCTCTGAACGATCCAAACATACATTTGCTTAAAAACTCTGGAGAAGTGCCTCTGAAGGGGAATATAACGCTAAATGTTTTGTCGGTTTTTGATGAGTCCGGCTGGGTGAAGCCATCGGATAAGGATAGAATAAATATAGCCCTTTACCATGGGTCAGTATCTGGTGTAGTGACGGATACGGGCTGGGTAATGACTCACGGAGATCATCCTATCGAAATATTCGAAGAATTTGATTACGCATTCTTAGGAGACATTCACAAGACTGATCAATCGATCGACATGCATGGAAAAATGAGGTACCCTGGGTCAACCATCCAGCAGAATCACGGAGAAACAGATGACAAAGGTTTCTTACTGTGGGAAATTCAAAACAAGGATGATTTTACTTGTCGACACATCGAAATCAAAAACCCCCGCCCATTTGTAACGATTGAACTGACTCCAAAGGGGAAGATGCCAAAAGGCCTAAAAATACCTGAAAAAAGCCGGCTCCGCTTGGTTTCAAAAAATAATCTTCCACTGGATGTTATGCGCAAAGCGACGGATGTGGCAAAAAGAAGATTCAGGCCCGAAAGTGTCACTTTCACTAATAGGGCCGCAGGCAGCAGGGGGAATGTAGAGGATATAACAAATGGCTTAGAAGCAGAAGACCTCCGAAATATCAAAATTCAGGAATCGTTAATTAAAGAATATTTGAAAGATTATGAGCCAGATGGCGCCCTGATGAAAAGGATTTTGGACTTAAATCTAAAATATAACAAATTGGCGGAAGAGGGCGAAGAGGTTTCCAGGAATATTAACTGGAGTCTTAGAAAATTAGAGTTCGACAACCTCTTTAACTACGGAGAGGGAAATTCTATTGATTTTGACAAGCTTGAGGGTATCGTAGGCATATTCGGAAAGAACTTTTCTGGAAAATCAAGTATCATAGACTCTCTGTTATATACTATATTTAATTCTACCTCAAAGAACGATAGAAAGACCGTAAATATAATTAATCAGAATGAAGAGTCTGCCGAAGGTCAGGTGCATATAACAGTAGGAGATAAGGATTATTGTATTGCTAGGAGTTCTGAGAAGTGGACAAAGAATTTAAAGGGCGAGCAGACCATCGAAGCTAAGACTAATGTGACTTTCACCTCAATAGATGGTGAAACAGGCGCATGTGAAAATCTTAACGGCGAGAGTAGAACGAAGACGGATAAAAATATAAGAAAGATGTTTGGAACTTTGGATGATTTCTTGCATTCATCTATGGCTAGCCAACTAGACTCCCTCGCTTTTATCAAGGAGGGGTCAACAAAAAGAAAAGAAATCTTAGCTAAGTTTTTAGACTTGAAGTTCTTCGAAGCAAAGTTCAAATTGGCTAAAGAGGATGCATCAAACACCAGGGGCGCCCTCAAGAAGCTGGAAAATAAGGACTTTGAAGAAGAAATTTCATTGGCCAAAGAAGAACTGGAAAAGAGCAACAATGATTTGAATGGAGTTAAGAAAGCGGTCGATAGATACAAGACAACCATTTCAGAACTCGAAAAAGAAATGTCTGAAGTCGGTGAAAAAATAAAGTCAGTACCCGCAGAGATAATCGATATTGCAAAAGTCCGCAAAGAACTGAGAGACAAAAAGAGACAGATGGTCTCCATTAAGGATAAGAGCGATGAACACACCAAAAAAAGAGAGGATTATCGATATGATTACGAACAAATAGCGTGTTTTTTGAAGGAGTTCGACGAAGAAGCCCTATACGGAAAACAGGAGAAGGTTGACGAATTCAAAGTGGCCATCGCGAACCTTGACGAATCTCTGTTTAGGGAGGAAAAAGATTTACAAGATAACCAAAAGAGAGTGCAACTGTTGAGTGGAATCCCATGTGGAACTTCTTTTCCGAAGTGCAAATTCATCCGAGATGCGTATGCATCAAAGGCCACTATTCCAGTCAATCAGGGTAACTTGAGTGATTTAAATAAGCAGAAAGAGGATATAAGTTCGCAAATGAGCGACCTCGACCCATCTCTTATTGCTCTTCAAATTGAGAAATATTGTGAAATTATCGATCGAAAGAACGAGCTTTCAAATTTGATAATGAACTGTAATCTAAATATCGAAAATAGTGCCTCCGCCATCGAGAATCTTGTACTGCAAGTCGACAAGTTAGAGTCTAAAATTTCAACTTATGAATCAAATCGAGAGGCTATCGAAAATCTTGAGAAGCTTGTTGGGCGACAAGAGGAAATAAAATTTAAAAATGAATCATTAAGAGTAAAATTAACAGCATTCAACGATAAAATGATGGGGCTATATAAGCTGGTCGGATCTTTAGAACAAAAGCTGCAAAACGTTACACTTCAGCGGGAGGAATATTTAGATTTACGAGAGGAATATTCGGCCTACGACCTTTATATGAGAAGCATGCACTCGAATGGAATTGCCTTTGACGTTATCCGTAAAAAACTACCAGTAATCAATGAGGAGATCGCTAAAATTTTGGCAAATATCGTAGATTTTGAGGTATTTTTTGAAGATAATGATAAGAGATTGGATATCTTCATCAAACATCCATCATATGATCCTCGCCCGCTAGAAATGGGTTCAGGCGCCGAAAAGACAATCTCTGCAATGGCTATCCGATTAGCCTTGCTGAGTGTTTCTAGTCTTCCGAAGTCAGACATCTTTATACTTGATGAGCCAGGAACTGCCCTAGACGAGGAAAATATGCAAGGATTTATAGATATCCTTGAAATAATTCGATCTTATTTTAAAACAGTGTTGCTGATCTCACACCTTGATAGTTTAAAAGATTGTGTGGATATGCAAATTACGATTGACAAGGGAAAAAAGTACGCTAGAGTGAGAGAGTGACTATTTACAATTAAGAAAGACGCGCGTTTTTTTAATACAGATGGGGAGAGAATAAAACATGACCTTAACAGACGGACTAATCGCAAAATATGACTTCGACTCGGATCTTACTGATGACGTGGGATCTTATGATCTTACTGCATTCGCCGGCGCTATTGTTGACGGAGGCAAATTAAATCTTCCCTCTACCGCCGGCGGAGTCTATCCGAACAGCAGGATCCCAACCGGAGATCAATTTACCCTTTCTTTGTGGTTCGAAGATCTAAAAGATCGCTCACAAGCACAAAGTGGGTGGATGATGTTCGACGGCACTGGGGTTGGATCTTCGGCGGGTAATTCGGGCTACAGCGTCAATCACTATCTCGCTGCCATTTGGACTAATGACGAGTTAGGTGCGTACTATACACCCGGTAACGGCGGCACTTGGACCGGCTCAGGCTACTCAATGACGAGTATTAGCCACTCTGGACGCCATCATTTTGTCATAGTATACGATAATGGCGCCTTAACTTATTATATCGATGGGCAGCAGGCCGGAAATACAATTCAATACCCAAATAATGCTGGAGAAATCCAAGTTTTCGGATCTTGGTCCTCCACTAATTATGCACCGGCCGATTCTTTAGACGAAATCCGTGTTTACAACAGGGTGATTTCTTCTGCCGAACTGTCTGAACTTTATACTGGCATTGCGCCAACACCGGCAGGAACCAAATACGATATTGATAATAACCCAGAAATAATTTCTTCCAGCGTTCCAACCGGAGCAATGGGGATAGAAAAAACATCTGGCGACAATGGAATCTTTGTTTATTCCCAAAAGCCATACACACTTTGGCTCAAAGATTCTTTGGGCACCTGGAGTGTTCATCAAACTTTTACATCGGAAAATCTCGTAAATGGCTCGTCTTTTAGGTGGGGAGTGGATCAGGCAGCTTATTTTCAAACATCTGAATCACCTCATGACATATATGTATACACCCGCCAGGGCGCATTGTTGATCGATTCGACTCCTACTGACGGGAATAACGTGATTGATGCCCTCGTATTGGATGATACCTCGACTTTGAGTATCCTTGGGTCGTCCGCCGCGGCTACAACTGAATCCGTTCACACTATTTCGTCCGGCTCTCCTGTGACTATCGCAGACGGCTGTGATGCCTCTGTTGTTATCAAAGAAATCGACCCGATTACTGGCGTGGAAACGGTAAGAAGCGACTTCACGATCGAAAAGAACGTGGTAGTAACCGCCCCCGTAGGAACAGATGCGACGAACATTAAGGTCGAGATTACTAAATAGGAGAATTGATGACAATGACACAAATGGCAAAAGGCACCTTAGATAAACTTTTAGAAAAGATTGTCTCAAGAAAACTATTGGTGTGGGGCACCGCAACAGCGTTGCTCTTCACTTCTAATCTTGAGAGTGAACACTGGCTTTATCTTAGTGCATTATACATTGGCGGACAATCTGTAATCGATGCAATAGTTAAATTTAAGAGTGCTTAATGATTAATATAAATTTTGGTGATGTTTTTAGATATTTAGCAGAATTTTTGTCAAAGAACTGGCAAGCTATAGGTCTTGTGGTCGTGGTTTGTCTATTTTTCTTGACAAAAAATGATTATGCTGCCTTGAAGAATTCGATGGACGTGATGAGCGTGAGCTATCAAGAGCAAATATCTGCCCTAGAAGCCCTCCATGCCAAGGAAATAGCAGCCCGAGAAGAAGCAATTGCTGCTTATGAGCGTGAACTAGTTGAATTGACGAGAAAATATGAGGAAGAAATAAAAAATCTTCAAAGAAATAAAGAGGAGGATATCGAAGAATATATCCGAGACTTTGCGCTGCAGCCAGAAAAACTAGCAAGAGAGATAGAAGAACAATTTGGATTTGAATATGTTGAATAAAATAATATTTTTGGTACTCTTTGCAACTTCTGTGAACACAGCCTCAGCAGGAGAGGGTAAATTCACATTTGTCCAGGAAGATGAACCATCTCCGTTCGTCGGCACTTTGTTCGATCCAGAGGCAACAGCCAGATTGTTGGCAAATAATAAATTTTTGAAAGAAGAATATGATTTAAAGCTCGGATTTGAACTCTCAAAGCAAGAAAGAGAATTTAACTTGAAACTAGACCAGCTTCAAATAACCCTGGATACCCAGAAAGAGAGGTACGAGACGACTTTGGAGTTGAAAAACACAGAAATCGAACAATTAAATAAGATTATTGCGAAAAAACCTGGATCAAATGCTATGATCTGGGGAATAATCGGTGGTTTTGTGGCCGGCGCCGCCTCCACTGTCGCGATTGTACATGCGGTGAACAAATGAAGAAAAGTTTAAATGATATTGCGAAGTATGAAGTCGCTATTTCCAAGAAATATGGAAAAGAAGCGATCAAGCACCCCCAAGCAGATTGGAACGATGAAAAAGAGAAGGAATATCAAAAACAGTCCAAAGCTCTCTACGAGAAAGAGAAGGAAATTCGAGAAAAAACTGAAAAAATAGAAGTTGATGGATTTTTAATATCTAAAAAACTATTTACTAAAGATAGCAATCGAATTTGTCCGACATGTCATTCTTATTCTTTTGAGTTGAGAGACGACGTATACATGACAAAGTTTGATTGTTGTTTTAAATGCTACATTCAATGGGTAGAGGGCCGCGAAGAAAGATGGAAATCCGGATGGCGCCCAAAAGAGGAAAAATAAATGGCTACAACACTAGAAATTATTCAAGGAATTACACAAGCTGCAGCAAACGCATATGACGGCGCCCATGACGAACGATTTGTCACCGGTGATCCTAAAAAGATCGGTCTTTCTCGTGAAGAAGGGTGTGCTATAACGGATTCGCGCGTTTCCGACGGCTTCGGTGTAAAGATAATCGGAGATATGCTCCAAGTTAACTATGAAGCAAATGTCAGGCTGTCTGATGTGTATGCCAATGGATTCGAAGAGGAGTGTGAAAGACGCCTTGCAGCAATCGCAGATTTTCTAAAGAAGGAATACAAAGTTATTACCGGAAAATCCCTCAGTCTAAATCCCCAAGGCGAGGCAGTTTGCGTCGTTCAGAATACATCAAGAGTCAGAACGTTCGTGATGGCACACAAAATGTTTAAGATCGGCGGCATGAAATCTGTTGAGACTCTCGGCGAAGGTATAATCGACCCAATCGCAGTGAGATACCAGAAATTTTTGAATGAAGGCTCCTTCGACAAAAGTGAGTAGATGTCGTATACATTATCAAAGAAAGAGATAGTAGCAGAAATTTTAAAGTGTGGTAAAGACCCGGTTTATTTTACCAATAATTATGCAAGAATATCTCACCCACTCCAGGGCCTGATACCGTTCAAGACATATCCCTACCAGACGGATTTGTTGTCGGACTTTAATGACTATCGCTTCAGCGTTATATTGAAGGCGCGCCAGTTGGGTATCTCTACTATAGTGGCCGCATATATTGTGTGGCTAATGCTATTTCATCGAGATAAGAACATCCTCGTAATGGCCACCAAGTTTGCAACTGCAGCAAACCTAGTAAAAAAGGTAAAAGCCATTCTAAAAAATCTCCCTGAATGGATCGTTATATCTAATATTTCAATTGATAACAGAACTTCATTTGAGCTTTCAAACGGGTCTCAAATTAAAGCGGCATCCACTTCGGGTGATGCCGGCCGTTCTGAAGCACTGTCCCTTTTAGTACTCGACGAGGCCGCCCACATTGACAATCTGGGCGAGTTATGGGCCGGTTTGTATCCTACGATCTCTACTGGGGGTAGGTGTATAGCTTTGTCAACGCCAAACGGAGTTGGAAATTGGTTTCACAAGGTATATATTGAGGCAATAGAAACATCAAACGATTTTCACCCTGTCAATCTTCCTTGGGATGTACATCCTGATCGAGATCAGGCTTGGTTTCAGAAAGAGACTAGGAATATGTCTCGCAGAGAGATAGCTCAAGAATTAGAGTGTAACTTTAATACTTCTGGGGAGAGTGTAATCCACCCTGATGATATTGCTTGGATAGAATCCTGTGTTTGCGATCCCAAATATAGGACCGGATTTGATAGGAACATGTGGATCTGGGAAGAATACCAGGCGGATTGCACCTATCTATTGGTGGCTGACGTAGCTAGGGGTGATGGTGCCGATTATTCAGTTTTTCATATAATAAAATTGGAAACTATGGAAATTGTGGCAGAATACCAGGGAAAACCAAACCTTGACATGTACTCTACAATTCTGACTTCAGCCGGAAAAGAATATGGTAATTGCTTGTTGGTGGTAGAGAATGTGGGAATCGGAATCTCTGTTTTGGAGAAATTGGCGGATCTACAGTACCCAAACTTATACTATTCCATAAAAGGCACACATGAGTATGTAGAATCGTACCAGGGGGAGACTAACAACTCCGCAGTTCCCGGTTTCACTACCTCCACGAAGACAAGACCCCTTATTATAGCAAAATTAGAAGAATTCATCAGAAACAAACTAATTAAAGTATATTCGGTTCGTTTTTCTAATGAATTACGAACTTTTATTTGGCATAATGGAAAGCCACAAGCAATGCGAGGATATAATGATGATTTAATCATGGCATTAGCAATCGCCTGTTGGGTAAGGGATACAGCACTAGGTGTCAACAAGAGAGAGATAGAATATAAGAAGGCGTGTTTGAGTTCGATAGTAAAAGTCGACACGAAAATAAACACAACAGTTCCAGGAATGGAAGGATATAAGAGAAAAGAAGTGTTTGAAGAAAAGATGTTTAAAACAGCAGAAGAGTATAAGAAATATTCTTGGTTAATCAAAGGATAGATAATGGCCGATAAAACTAAAAATCCAAATAATCCACAATCAGAACTCTTTAGGAGATTGACGAGATTATTCTCTGGTCCGATCGTGAACTGGAGAACCCAAATGAATCGCAAGATTCGCAGGACGTCTCTGGATAAATATGCGACCCAATTTAAGTCGGCATCCGGCCAACAATTTAAGAAATCTGAATATAGTCCATTCGACATCATGCATTCGAAAATAATGGCGCAGCAAAATCGTGCCGAACGCTATGTTGACTACGAACAGATGGAATATATGCCGGAAATAGCTTCTGCTTTGGATATATATGCTGATGAGATGACCACACACACGGCACTGACTCCAATGTTATCAATTCAATGCTCGAACGAGGAAATAAAAGCGATTTTACGATCTCTCTATGATAATGTCCTCAACGTCAATCATAATCTGTTTGGTTGGTGCCGCTCGATGTGCAAATATGGCGATGTAATATTATATATGGATATTGACGAGAGACTCGGTGTCAAATCTGTTATACCGCTGCCACTTAGGGAAATCGAGAGGATGGAGGGGGAGGATCCAACAAATCCAAACTACATTCAATATCAATGGAACGCCGGCGGCATGACTTTCGAGAACTGGCAAGTGGCACACTTTAGGATCCTGGGAAATGACAAGAATACTCCTTATGGTACCTCTGTTTTGGACGCCGGCCGCCGCATTTGGCGCCAATTGGTTCTGATGGAAGACGCTATGATGGCATATCGCATCGTCCGATCATCAGAGCGGAGAGTTTTTTATATTGATGTTGGAAATATCGCCCCACAAGACGTTGAAAACTTTGTACAAAAAACAATAACATCGATGAAGAGGAATCAGGTAGTCGATGCAAATACTGGCCGCGTCGACCTCCGCTATAATCCGCTATCTGTCGAGGAAGATTATTTCATACCGATAAGAGGGGGAGAATCATCAAAGATAGACACGCTTCAAGGCGGACAGTTCACTGGAGATATTGACGATGTAAAATATTTGAGAGACAAGATGTTTTCTGCCCTAAAGATACCTTCCTCTTATTTATCGAGCGACTCTGATGCTGCTGTAGAAGATAAAAACACTCTGGCTCAGAAGGATATCCGCTTTGCGAGAACAATCCAGAGGCTCCAGCGCTCCGCTATCACGGAACTGGAAAAAATAGGTATTGTGCATTTATATACTTTGGGGTTTCGAGGTGACGACTTAGTTAGTTTCAGACTTAATCTCAATAATCCTTCAAAAATCGCTGAATTGCAGGAACTGGAGCATTGGAAGACAAAATTTGATATCGCCGGCGGCGCCACAGAGAACTTCTTTAGTAGACGCTGGATAGCTCAAAACATTTTTGATTTGTCAGATGAGGAATTCGTCAGAAATCAACGTGAAATGTTTCACGATAGGAAGTACGAAGCAGCCCTCGCAGCAGCAGCAGAAGAGGTTGCAGAAGAAGGCCTCGGAGCCTCCGGAGGCGGCGACCTTGATATGGGGGGAGAAGAAGAATTCGACCTCGGAGGAGAAGAAGAATTCGACCTCGGAGGAGAAGAGCCAGCCGGCGAGGAAGCGGAGGAATCCCCTCTTCTGGACGCCCCGGCCAAGAGAAATGATCATGGCCAGAAATATTCTGAAAAATCACTCAAATCATCATCAAGAGGGAAAAAATATGTAAATAAAAAGCTCCGAGGCGGCGACGGACGAAATGGCCGCCCACAGGCTTATAAGAGCATAGCTATTCCCAGCCAGAGAGAGTTAATTCCTGGCATGATGGATATGATGAGCTTGTCTCGTGGTATTTACGAGAACGAGCGACCTAATTACGGAAACGAAGAGAGCATTTTACTGGAATCCACCTTGGCCGTGAAAAGGGTTATTATGGATTTACAACAAAATTCGGAGATTAAAATAAATGAAGATGAAACATAATAAGAAGCGCAATACTGCCTTTATCTTTGACGCTCTAATAAGAGAGTTAACCAAGACAATTATTTCTAAGGATGAAAAAAAGAAAAAGGTTATCTTATCTCTCATAAAAGAAAACTTCCGCGGCAACGGCGTTCTTGCAAAAGACCTCGACCTCTATAAATCTATCCTTGAGACGAGGAAAGTGGACAAGAGGACAGCAGAAAAGATCATCTTCGAGGCCAGAGTACAAAAGAGGGCTATAAATCATAAAGATTTGTTCAAAAAGCAATCAGAAGTGATCAATAAGATCAACAAGCTTGTGTCTCCAGACGTCTTCGCAAATTTTATCCCAAACTATAAAGATATGGCAACAATCTTTCAGATCTTTCATCCAAAAACAAAAATGAGACAGCGAGTCCTGATGGAGAGCGACCTCATTAATAGGATGATCTCTGATGAAGAGAAGGAGAGGGAGTTGTTGAGGCCTATCGACAATCTGACATATAAGACTTTTGTCAAAAAATTCAATGAGAAATACGGATCATCCCTGTTGGAGTCACAAAAAGAACTCCTAAGAAGATATATCAGATCATTTGACGATAACGGCGTGGAACTAAAGATATTCTTAAATGAAGAGATCCCCAGACTCAAAGAGGAGATGGAAGAGGCCGCAAATATAAAAGAGTTACAATCTGATAGCGAGATGCTCACTGGCGCCCAGAAGGTCTCCTCTATGCTTGAAAACATGGTAAAAAGACCAGTAGATAACGTTTTTATCCATGATATCTTGAAAATACAAAACTTAGTTAAGGAAATTAAAAGCTAATGGCATCACTAACCGTCTACATGGGCTCAGAAGCCAATAAGAAGAGAATTACCCTAGAACTTAAAGCTAGAAAAACCTTGGATGGTAACATCTTGATATTCGATCACCAGGAAATTGATATCGTCATCATGCCAAAGAAGAAAAAGGTGGTTGCATTTGCGAAAGATGATTTCTCAGATGCGGTTTATGAAGTCCAGAATAGGTTGTTTGATCATTTGAAAAGGCGAGGGATTATCTCTTACGACTCAATAAGGGGCGGAAGCGTATATGGCTCTTTTGAGGGGCTAATAGAAGAGTCTGCTGATGCTAGTATCAATCCTATCGACTATACTCTTTATAATATACACACCTTCTTGAAAGAAGAGGCGCCATATTACAACTATCTTGAGGATTATGAAAAGATGCTCGATGATTATTATACGCAGCCTACGGACACCGACTCAACTGAACTCGGAGAGGTCCCCCAGGCCTCGGAGAAAGGCTCTTTGAAGCCTGGTTATAACTATGAACCTTATTGGATGAGCTATATGCTTGAGGAAGATAAGGAAAAATAATGAACCTCATATATTTTGTCTTGGCTAGCCATGGCCTGACACAATTGCTTTGTTATGCTAGAATCTTTGACAAAATTCGTCCTGAAGGTTACTTCTGGTGTTGTCCGATGTGTGTTGGGTTTTGGGTTGGTGTATTTTTATGTGGCATTAGCCCGTTAACTGAACTATTTACTTATGAACCAACTATCATGAACTTTTTAATTTGTGGTTGGGTGAGTTCTGGAACATCATATATCTTAAGTATGGTGTTTGGAGATGATGGCATAAACCTAAAAGAAAGGAGGTGAGTATGTCTAAAAGATGGATGATTCGTGGAGTTCGTCGTTGCAAAAACGGATGTTGACTGCGTTGAAAAGGATTTAAAATGAGTAAAGTTTTATTAAGAGAATACTATGCCCTCTGTGATGGGGGTGTCTGCCAAGATCTTTTGACTGAGGCAGAGAAAATAGATGTACAAAAGAATGGTGCAATGTATTTGACCGGCTTGATGCAGTGCGCCTCGAAACCAAACGGTAATATGAGGGTATATCCAGAGGATATCTTGGCAAGAGAGATAAAAGTTTATCAAAAGCTTGTCAAAGAAAATAGAGCTTTGGGAGAACTAGACCACCCAGATGATTCGGTCATCAATTTGAAGAATGCTTCTCATATTGTTACCAATATTTGGATGGAAGGCCCCGAGGTCAAAGGCACTGTTAAGGTCCTGAATACCCCATCTGGACAGATTTTACGCTCTCTGGTAGAGGGTGGTTGTCAACTTGGCATATCATCGAGAGGTTTGGGCTCTGTTCGGGAAATGTCGGATGGGTGTGTGGCTGTCGAAGACGATTTCCAACTCATCTGCTTTGATTTCGTTTCAGAGCCAAGCACACCAAATGCATTTATGAATTTGCAGGAAGGCAAAGAATATAAAGAACCAAACATTTTTACTAAAGCAGATAGAATCAACAGAGCTTTAAATAGCATCTTGGGAGATAAATAAAATGAGCAGAAATAAAAAATGGTCGAGCAATGATAAAAATCAACTGCTCGTTGAAAATTTTAGAAATTTTATGGAAGAGGGTGATTTTTCACCAGACGAAGATTTAAACGAGCGCTCTTGGGGTCAAATGGCCAAAGACGTTGTAAAGGGCGACTTTACTGGCAGCAAGCGAGAAGCTCAGACCCGAGAGACCGGAGAATATTGGCTTAAGGAAGTTGAAAAAAGGTTGCAACGCCCACATGATAATCTGAAGGGCGCCCTTGAAGACACACTTAAACACTCTTCGGTGAATACAGAACGCCTGCCTAAAGATCTCGAAGCACACGGCGCAAAAGACATAAAAGATTTAATCGATATTACAATCGGCTCGTATCGTCTTCAAAGCGCCGTGCGCGATCATAAAAGATGGGCCGATGGGATCATCGATGATAGTGAACGCGCTGAAGCTGCAAAGAAGAGACGAGCCCAGCGAGATTGGGATGCGACCGGTCGGGCGAAGCAGGACGCTCAAGATGCTAAAGATAGGTCGTACCACGCCCGAGGAGGTAAATCTCACAGTAGGAAGTATGAACCAACTCGCGGCGACATTACACCCGGCAATAAGGATTACGGGGAAGAACGGCGCGCCACAACGGGAAGGTGGGACGAAGCGAAGAAGAGGAATAAGTGAAAAAGAACGAACTACAAAAAATCCTAAAACCCCTCATCAAACAATGTATCAAAGAAGTGATCTTTGAAGAGGGGGTTTTATCAAACTTAATTAAAGAGATCGCAGTTGGTATTGGGTCCCAACAAACGATTGTCGAGACAAGACAAACTCCTCCACCAGATTTCTCAAGACAAAGGGTTGAACTTCAAGAAGAAGCCTCTGACGCCCTAAAAGAGAAAAAAAGAAGATTAGAAGAATCAATGGGCGCAGGATTTAACGGCATATTCGATAATGTGGATCCAATCTCAAGAGCCGGCTCCCCAGGTTCTTCCAACTCTCAAAGTCCACTATCCGCTTATGCACCGAACGATGCTGGTGTAGATATTAGTGGGATTATGGCAATTGCTGGCGGAAAAAATTGGAAAAATATGATTTAGTTTCTTATTTAACTATTTATATAGGTAAAGTGAACTAAATATATGTCAAGATTTCGACCAAGTAGAAATTACGTTAGTGGCAAAGTTGTATTTGATGGCGGTCCCGTAGATATAAGCGGAGATCTTGTCGTCTCTGGATCGATAACTGCCAATGAGTATAACGTAAATGTTATTAACACAAACGTTACGCACATCGACGCCGATGGTAATACAAAGTTTGGCGATACACCAGATGATACACACCAATTTACGGGCTCCGTGTTCATCAATGGCCCACTATCTGCCAGCAGTATCATAGGAGGCGGCGCAACAACGCCTGGCGCCCCCAACACATCGGTTCAATTCAATGATGCAGGCGCCTTTGCAGGCGATCCAGATTTTACATGGGATAACACAGCGAATATCTTAACTGTAAGTGGTGATATCACAGCGTCTGTGAATATTTCCGGAGCCTTCTTCTATGGCGACGGATCTGGACTCACCGGAGTTACAGCAACAGCATCCCCGGCCGGCACAAACGCGGAGATTCAATATAATGCTGATGGTGCCCTTGGAGCAGATGCAGATTTTACATGGAGTAGTGGAAGTAACGCTCTAAGTGTCAACGGCTCCATAACATCTTCCGTCATTCTGATCTCCTCTTCGGACCCAGGCCCGCTTTTGACAATTTGCGGAAATGATTTGCCTTGCCTGATGTCCGTCGATACTTCAAGTAGCGTCGACGGCGGCGCCAGAGTACTGATTGGGATTTCAAATGACGAGATTCTTCTTCCAACTGCGACCGCCAAGCGAGGCGCTCTTCACATAGAACAGGAATCGACCTCCTCCGCCGCCATCACCTCAAACGGCATTTCGGTATATACTTACGCACAGGAAGAATATGAATCTTCCATACGATTGCATACATGGGACCCGCAACCTGGTAACGCTTCAAGCCTGTCTTTCTATACGAACGAGGGCACTTTTCCAAACGGTGGAGGGGTGGCCACCGGCCAAGCCCTCGGAAGAATAAACTTTGGTGGATGGGATGGAAACCAGTCGGTTCTGGGGTACTATGTTCAGGCGAAAGCTGATGAAAATTGGACCTTTGGAACAAAAAATGGATCATATCTTCAATTCTTTTCAACACCGGAGGGGAGGGGCGCTTCCACAAATTTAAAAGAGAGAATAAGGATGACCGGCGAGGGACACCTGGTTGTCTTTCCATATTCCGCCTCCAATGACGACGCAGACCTGATACAGAATAATTTCCTCTCAAGTCCTGGATCCCCAGCACTACAAGTTTACGGGCCTACCCTTTTCGGAAGCTCTTCCGCAAACACGCACATTTTCACCGGCTCAGTCAATATAGCTGGCGATTTAACTGCCTCAGCAAACGTATCTGCAAGCTTCTTTCATGGTGATGGCTCCAATCTGACAAATTTACCAGCAGGCACACCAGCAGGATCAGATACACAAATACAATTTAACAACGCAGGTGCCTTTGGAGCCTCCGCCGATTTGACCTGGGACGGCACAAATCTGTCTTCTTCGACCATCGTCCCAAACGCCACGATAACATATGATTTGGGATCCGCAGATTTAAGCTGGAACACTCTGTATACCGATAGCGTTATCGGGGATTTGCAGGGAGCAATCTTATTCGACGCCGTTAACGACGAAGGTGATTCGATCTCCAAAGGTCAGGCGGTATATATTAATGGTATATCCGGACAGACACCAACTGTCGCACTCGCCGCTTGTGATGACCCGGCTAAGATGCCGGCATTTGGTCTCGCCGCCGCCAATGCCATTAATGGCGCCGCAGTCCAGATTGTTACTTTTGGTAGCTTGCAGAATATAAATTTGACAACATTATACGGACAGTCCTTCTCAGGGGGAGACACTGCATATGTTCAAACCGGCTCTGGTGGGACTTCTGGAAGTCTAACTCCCTTTGTTCCCACAGGTTCGAGCCACTTGATACAGAATTTAGGAATAATAGTCCGTAACGGCGGTGGCGGCGATGGTCAAATCAAAGTCGGCGGCGCCGGAAGAACAAACGCAACCCCAAATTTAGATAAAGGGTATTTGTTTGTAGGTAACGATTCAAATCAGTCAGTTCAAGATAATACATTATTTGTTTCATCTTCTGCCGGCAGAGTTGGTATCAACAATATAAATCCAACACATGCTTTGGCTGTCACTGGCGATATTAGCGCCTCAGTTAATGTTTCTGCTTCTGCCTTTTATGGCGATGGCTCAAATTTAACAAATGTCAACGCCTCTCTTTTGATCGGAAAGTCTCTCTTTGTTGATAGTGTCAATGGCGACGATGGTACTGGGGTAAGAGGAGACGAATCCCTCCCTTATTTGACTATCGACGCCGCAATTACAGACTCTTTATCTGGAGACGCCATTTATGTTGGCCCAGGCATATACCCAGAATCCGGCCTATCTTTGCCATCTGGCCGGTCCCTAATCGGATCCGCAGGATACACTCGAACTTCGCTTGGTATAACATCCTCTGCCACAGACATCCTCACAACAGTCGACGATACTTGGGTCGAGGGCTTCACCTTTAATATTCCGACTGGTTCTGGAAATGCAGGTATCAGATATACTGGGGCAGGCGGTACGATGCAGGCTTATTCGCTAGCTTACGCTGGCGATGGCGCAAGTGGCCTTGGAGATGGATTTGTAAAGACGGGCACAGGAAAGGTTATTGGATCAGAAGTCAGACTGACAATGGGTGGATTAAATTCTGTTGTGAGATCGGACCAGGGCGTCATGGCCTTTGAGTCAATCCACGTTCCCGTCGCCACCGGCGATATAGAGCATGTAGCCTTGGTTGAGGGATCCTCTCGCGCCCAACTTATTAATTTTAATGCTGGAAACTCAAATGTTGTAAACACTATAACTGTAACAGGATCCGCAACCGCAATATGTCTAGCCGTGAATTGGTTCGATGTCCAAAACGGACTTAATATCCAGCAAGATGGAGTAAACGTTGAAATAAACGGCGGAAAGATCCAGCCATCTGCCTACTCTGTTACGATGAATAACTCCGAAACATTTACTAGTGCTTCAGTTATCTCTCTGACTAACATCAATTCACATCCAGATTTTAACTTCCCACCTTCTGCTCTCAACGCCCAGTTCGAAGTGACGTTTGCAACCACAGAGAATACAGATCATTATGCCTCCGAGACTCTCTTTGGTACTGACTTTGCGGCGGGATTCCCAGAAAAGGGCTCTGCGATCTCTGTGGGCAATGGCCCATCTTATGCCACTGGAATGAAAGTATACACTAGCGACGGAACAGACACGACGACAACAACTGGGTCTCTGATCGACGTTACAATTTCGGCATCTTCCCACGCTGACACGCCGTTTACCTTTCAGGGCGGATCCGCGAATCATTGTATATATTTCGGCTCGACAAGGGTTGACGTAAACTCAGACCCACTCAAATATTATGGGATCAATGTTGATACATCCATTGGTTCATTGACTGGTGCCTATGTATACGAGGTATGGGATGGTACCGAATGGGCCGATGTAGACTACCAATGTACCTCTGTAACGGAAGGATATAGATATGCCAATAATCCTTTCATGAGAACAGACAATGATGAATTCATTAGGTTCGGCATCGAGCACCCAGACACCGTCTGGGCAACTTCTTCTATCGATGGCAACAATGCATACTGGTCTCGCTGTAGAATCACTACCTCTGCCAGTTTGCCACAGTTCAGGAAGTGGTGGCTGACTCCAACACATTTATCTATAAGCGATAAAGGGGTTAGACAATCTCATGGTGAATCAATCTGGGAGGCAACGCTTGTCGGCGCCGGAAATATTTTTGGAGAGTCCGGTGGTGTCGTAACTGCCAACAATAACGTCGGCTCTGGCGCCGCCCCAACCGGATGGACCCACCGGATGCCCAACTCGCTGCTGAATCAAGATGGAGATGCTATTTATACCCAATTTGCACTTCCTGCCGGAATTGATACATCGCTGCCGCTCAAGTTTAAAATTATTTACTCCCTAGATGATAGTGGCGCTTCTGTCCAGTTCCCATCTGGAACTCTGTCCGCCCTCCCACTTCAAGTTACTGGCATAGATGTCGCTGACCCAGACGGCGGAAAGATCCCAATACCAAGAATATTCGACAATACTGAGACTCTGACATCGAAAGTCGCGCCCATGGCCCTCACAGAGGGATTACAACCCGAAGGCGCCACTCTTGGCGATGATTTGAGCAATAGATTATTTTCTATTACTTATAAATATTTGTCGATTGAAGAATACTATGAAGATGATATTATTGCAGTTCGGTTCGAACTAGAAGATGACGGGGATCCAGCCTACGATGTAGCTATATGGGCGGTTATCGTCGTGGGGCATAAATTCACAGAAGGGAAGCGACACTAATGGCAGGTAGTTTTAATTTATTATATAGTCAAGCGTTCTCCGCGACAGATACGATTGTTGTTAATCATTCTCTCGATAGGTATCAGTTTGGTGTTATCATTTCTCTCGATGGATCCGCAGATAGTTCACAACTTATCTCTTCTATCCAGTTAGACTCAGGAGATCCGAGAAATTCCCTAACGATCACACTGACCTCTTCTCAGACCGGCCTTGTCAAGATCGTCGATACGGACTACTCGTGGGCAAACATGCCAACTCCAGAAGAGAGCGCAGGACTTCCAGATGTTATGATTTCCGGCTCAGCAGCCGCCGGGGATCTCACAGGGACGTATCCGAACCCAAGTTTATCTACCACCGCGGTAGCCGCAGGATCATACACCTCAGCGGATATTACTGTTGACGCCCAGGGCAGATTAACAGCGGCCTCAAACGGATCTGGTGGGGGGGCTTTCGGGCAAGACTACCAAACAGCGATTTCAACCGCAAGAAGTACGACAACTTCCGCAACATTTCAGACAAAAGTTACTTTGACAACACCATCGTTAACGGGGACATATAGAGTTGGCTGGACATCGGTTATAGATATGGATAATAATAAAAAGTCAGTTTTGGCAAGATTACAAAACACCACAGACGCCGCCACAATTGGGGCCGAACACAGTATGGAACCAAAAGACCCCACCGATAGGGTTATTGCTGGCGGCTTTGCAGAAGTTACATTTTCGGGAGCCTCTAAGACATTTGAAATACAATATTCCGCAACTGGAAATACAGCAGGAATTCAAGATGCGAGAATCGAGATTTGGAGGGTTAGTTAGTGTCATTTCTTAATTATATGGCGCCAACTGCAGCCAGAAGTGGAACATGCGTTAAAAATCATAAAGGTGCTACTATTTATAGTGTTCGGAGACAAAGTTAAATGAATTATTTTTATTCCTTATCCACAGATTTTCCACAAGGTGTCAATAGTGGAGAACTACATGTTGAAATAGGCGGCTCTATTAATATTAGTTCTCCAATAAACGGTATCACTATTTCTGGCGATACCGTGAAAATATCATTCGATGAAGAGCTAACTTTGGGTGAGAAAAGCGATTTAGACAACATCATAACGACATACTCACCTCCGCCCGCAATCGATATAGTGAGAGAAGAGAAGCATTATGAAATCGATGAAAAAACTTATGAAATTATAGAAAAAGGCTTTCAATTTGATGGCAAATCTTTTGGGCTGGATATGAGATGTCAAATCGAGTGGGTTTATTTAAAGATGTTCGAAGCAGAACAGGTGTGGCCAGCAAGAATCAAGACCATGACTGGCGAAATTTACTATTTGCAGCAAGCTGATTTGCACAGTTTTGCACTAACTGCGTTTAATAAGATAAGAGAAGTTTTTGATAACTCAATAACTTTAAAAGAGAGTGTTAACACATCCTCAACAGAAGAAGCAATTCTCAATATAGAAGATACGAGATAATTGGAGTAAAAATGTCTAAATCTAAGCCTTCTAACCTAACGGAAAGACCAAGGGGCAAGCACGATAATGATTTGCGAATGATTCGCAGGTTTATGAAGAAAATAAAGAAATTCAGAATACTGGATGACTACAGGGAGACTTTGATATTCGAAAAGGACTCTACAAAAAAGAGAAAAGCCAGGAAAAGAAGAAAAAAGGTTCTCGATAAGTTGAGGGATGAATATCAGAAGTCGATGGAATTCAATGATGATCTACCTAAACTTCCAAAAGAGAGAAAAAGAAGAAGATAGAAATTTTAAAAACTATTTATATTATATAAGAGAAATAACGGGAGCTTGTATAAATGAGCATATATCAATATAGGGCCGGATTGCAAAATGTGGGATCTTACCAGGTGGGTGGGACCCCTTACTTGACAGGCGGAATCGTTTCGGACAATGAGGTTATGATTGAATTTCCGAATGTAACAAAGAACATCTTAGTTTCCAATACTTCTGGGACTATTGGCCTTAGAGTCCACTTTAACTCCACTGGTTCCGGAAATGTAATCGGCGGCCACCACTATTTCACTCTTTCGAATAAAGGTGATAACGTAACATTCAATCAAAAATGTAAACAAATATTCATATCCCTCGAAACCCCCGGCACCGATGGTTCTTACGAGTTAGTCGCAGACTTGACAGGTATCCTGCCAAAGGAAATGTTTCCTCTGACTGGGTCTGGATTGACTGATTAGAGAAAAATATATTTTATTTTTGTAAAACAAACTCTTTATAAAAAGGTCTTTTTAAGTTTTATAAGACTATTTATCTTTGAGGTAATTTTTTAAGGAGTTCACAGATGTCTTCACTTTTGGAACAAGCTATAATAGACGCATCAGCATTAAAAGAGGCTGCTGTAAAAAACGCGGAAACGGCAATATTGAATAAATATTCAAATGATATCAAAGAGGCGGTTGAGAGCCTTTTGGAGCAGGAGGATGATTTCTCCGACGCTGCCATGGACACCGACACCGAGGCCGAAACGCCGGACATTAAATTGGCTGGCGCCCCACCGGAAGAGAATGTCGAGGAAGTCATTACTCTTGACTTTGAAGAGTTAAAAGAGATGGCAGAGACTTTGGCAGAGAAGGATCAGGAACTGATCGGGAACGAATACCAGCATGCCGCTGCCGAAGAAGAGGCTACTACGCTGCCCTCTCCGGAAGAGGACGTCGAGGCAGTTTCTGTTGACGTGGCTCTAGAAGAAGATATGGATTTATCGGCCCTGAGTGACATCTTGGAAGAATTAGTGGTTGATATCGATCCACGCAAATCAGGCTGGGCCGGCACCCCAGAAAGTATTATGGCGCACAACGAAGAGTTGGAACTAGCGCGCCTCTCGTCTACCGAGGCGCAAGAGAAGGCCGCCGCGTTGAAAGACGCTGTAGAGAGACTTTCTGAAGAAAAACAAACTTTAAAAAATAAAAACACAAAGATTATTGAAGCTTTTAAGGCTTTAAAAGAGAATTTTGATAAAGTAAATTTATCAAACGCAAGATTACTCTATACAAATCGCATTTTGACAAACGACTCCTTGAATGAGCGACAAAAACATAAAATTGTCGAAGCTTTGTCTACTGCTATTTCTATTGAGGAAGCAAAGGTTATTTTCGAGACTCTAGAATGCGCAGTGGGTAGTGTATCAGGTAAAGCGCGACCACAATCACTCCGCGAGACTATTGAACGACCTTCTGCCACTTTACCTAGAAGAGCACCAGCTAGAAATACAGAAACTCCAGTAATGGAAAGGATGAAAATTCTAGCAGGTATTAAAAATTAGATAACAAATTAGGAGATAATAAAAAATGTCTATTTTAAATAAATTAACTGAAGGTATCGTTCGACGCGATCTTTCTAAAGAAGGTGCCGCTCTTCTCTCCAAGTGGGAAAAGACTGGTCTTCTTGAAGGGATTTCAAATGAGCGTGCCAAGCACGGAATGGCTTCGTTGCTTGAAAACCAAGCCAAAGAGCTTCTTCGTGAAGCATCCACAATGGCTGGCGCCGGCGGCGGTGACGTCGAAGGCTTCGCTTCTGTGGCTTTCCCAATTGTCCGCCGAGTATTCGGTGGATTGATCGCAAACGACCTCGTTTCGGTTCAACCTATGAGCCTCCCATCGGGACTCATTTTCTTCCTTGACTTCACTTATCATAATAATCGCCTCGACACAGCGAGGAATACTTCGGTATACGGTGGTGGACAAGTTGCTTCGCAAATCACTGGCGGCGTTTCGCTCGCTGGAAACGAAGCAGAGCAGAGCTTTTACGCCCTGAACAACGGATACACAAGTCCGACTGGTACCGTAGGTGGCCTTTCTATTACAGCAGTTCTTTCTGGTGTTGTCGGTGATCCAACTGCAGGTGACGATGTCGATCGCATTTGTCGTTTTGATCCCGATTTGGTAGGCGCCGCAGTAGCTATCGCACCCGTTACCTTGTCAGACCTGACGGACGGCCAGTTAAACATCAAAGATTATGTAACAATCACTCTTAATCTTGATGGTACCATGAATCCTGACCAAGTACGTCGACTAACGCGAGATGTCAACGCAAATGATGTCGCTGCTGGCCTTACCGCCGGCGATCTTGTCCTTGTTTGTTCGACCGGACTGGGCGCAGGAGAAATTGCAAACTCTGTAACTTCCATAGAGTCCGCAAATTCCGCCTCTTTCGTAATCGATGACGCCTTCCAGGCAGCCGGTGCTATTGGTTCAGTTGAAGGTATCGACATTTGGGGCCTTGAGAACGAAGAGCGCATCCCAGAAATCGACATCAAGGTCGATTCCGTGGCTGTCACTGCGAAGACCAAGAAGCTCAAAGCTAAGTGGACGCCTGAACTGGCACAAGATCTGAATGCTTATCACAATCTCGATGCAGAGGTTGAGTTGACCAGTATTCTGTCTGAGCACATCGCTCTTGAAATCGACCAAGAAATCTTGGAAGACCTCATCAAGGGTGCTACTGCTGAAACCCTCCACTGGTCCAGGTTTCCTGGAAAATTCGTGAATCGCCAAACCGGCGCCGCCTTGGATTCCATAACTAACGGTTTCCCAGACTTCACCGGCAACGTTAGCGAATGGTACGAGACCCTCGTTGAAACTATTAACGACGTCTCCGCACAGATCCACAGAAAGACTCTTCGTGGTGGCGCTAACTTCATCGTTGTTTCACCTGAAGTTGCAAACCTCCTCGAATTCACTGCTGGATTCCGCGGCTCTGTCACTCACGATGATGATCGTGGGCAAGTTGGAGCAGTTAGAGTTGGCTCTTTGAGCAAGAAGTTTGACGTGTATGTCGATCCTTACTTCCCGAGAAACGTTGTTCTCGCTGGTCGCAAGGGTTCTTCGTTCCTCGAAAGTGGATACGTTTACGCTCCTTATGTGCCTCTCCAAATGACTCCTACCATCTTTGGTACCGAGGATTTCGTGCCGCGCAAAGGCGTCATGACTCGTTACGCTAAGAAGATGGTTCGTCCTGATATGTATGGACTTGTCATTGTTCAAGATCTCGCATAATAGCTAAATAGCTGAAAATAAGAGAATTTAATGCCCTCCCACTTTTTGTGGGGGGGTTTTGTTTATGTGGAAACTACTTAGTCTAGGAGGCCCCCGAACATGGCATTACCAACTTTAACACCGGCAAGTCAGATGAGCAAGGCTATCTTACCACCGACTGGCAATGTGGATGATGTCTCTGTCGCAGTGCCTTACGGCATGTATAATAGCTCCCCCGGTTTTCTATCTGGCGCCGCAACCCAGGTGGCTTATACCTATAAGAAGCTGGGAGGAGATGTTCTCGATATCGAGCTTAAATCTGCTAATGTCTATGCGAATTACGAAGACGCGGTTCTTGAGTATAGTTACTTGGTCAATCTTCACCAAACAAAAAACATCCTTTCTGATGTCCTTGGTCAGGCAACTGGAACATTTGATCACAATGGCGAATCTCTAACTGGGCCCGAAAATGTAAATTTAAAGTATCCACGCGTTATGTTCGAGTATGCACGCCGCGTCGGCGATGGAATATCTTTTGAAGCAAATGTTGGTGGAACTATCCCTATTTACTCCGCTTCTTTTAAACTGGAGCAGGATAGGCAAGACTATGACTTGCAAGCCATAATATCATCTTCCGCCGCGACCGGAGTGGGAGCAACCGGAGATCCGGTACCGTATGCCGGCATTGTGGGGGATAAAAGAGTTATCGTAAAGAAGGTTTACTATAAGACGCCTCACGCCATGTGGAGATTCTTTGGGTATTTCGGAGGACTAAACGTGGTTGGCAATATGAACTACTATGGGCAGTTTACTGATGATTCCTCATTTGAACTGATCCCGACTTGGCAAAACAAGCTCCAAGCTATGGCTTTCGAGGATAATCTGTGGACAAGGTTATCTCACTATTCTTATGAACTGAGAGATAATAAGCTAAGAATATACCCCGTACCTCAGTTGCTGAGTACTTATTTATATATGTGGGTTGAATTTTCCGTCATTCCAAATAGTTGGGATGAGCCCAGCAACTACAAATCTGGGACTGATGGAATAAACAACTTAAATACTATCCCTTTTGATAATCTGCCGTATGAGAATATTAACGCCATTGGAAAGCAGTGGATTCGAAGATTCGCACTCGCTTTGTCCAAGGAAACTCTTGGTCAGATTAGGGGAAAGTTTCAGACTATTCCCATTCCAGGGGAATCTGTAACTCTTAATGCCTCTGATTTACTATCTCAGGCAAAAGATGAGCAGGATAAGCTGAGAACAGAATTGAAAGAGATTATGGACCAGTTAACTTATGTAGAGGTGGCCAAGAGTGATGCAGATAAGGTTGAGTCCGTTGGGAAGATATTTAAAACTATTCCAAAACTTATTTATCAAGGATAAACTATGAGCAGCGAAAAAGAAAAGTTCCAAGGTTTTCGTCCCTATTTCAAAGAAGAAATACTAGATGACAAGCCAGTTCCGCTGAAGGACATCTCGCTGATGCCATCAACTGTAGAGACCATAGATTTGGCTCTTTACGACTGGGTGAACGAAGAAATGGATCTATACTGCACAACTAACGAGGGATGGAAAAAAGTGCCAATAATCTGGTCAATGCCAGAACGAGCATATCAGACAAAAAACGATAAAGACCTTAGAAATTCTAATAACATCTTCACTTTTCCAGTAATATCAATTGAAAGGACTTCGCTTATAAAAGATCCTGCGATGAAGGGTGTCGCATGGGCCCACCTACCGCAATACAACGATCCTAGAGGGGGCGCCATCGAAGTTTCTAGGAGAATCCAGCAAGATAAGACATCCAACTTCGCAAACGCTACGTCACAGAGAAGATTCAAGCAGCAGAATTTCCCACTCAATAACAAGAAGGTGGTTTACGAAACTATCACTATGCCAATCCCGACATATGTTGTAGCGACTTATTCTATGGTTATCAGTACTGAATATCAGCAGCAGATGAACGAGATATTTACTCCATTTCTTACAACTACAGGCCAAATCAATAATTTTTTCATTCACCGTGATGGTCACAAATTTGAAGGGTTCATTCAGAATGATCCCGCACTAGATAACACTTTATCAAATCTGGCTGAAGAAGAGAGGAAGTTCAAGACCACTATCGATTTGAAGATACTGGGATACCTGCTGAGCGCTGGAAAGAATGACGAGCGCCCTAAAGTCACTATTAGGGAGAATGCTGTCGAAGTTAAGATGCCCAGAGAGAGGGTTATATTCGGTGATAAGAAGGAATATAAATAATGGCTGATGACAATAAATGGAGCAAGCCATCAAATCCGCCACCACCGCTTTTTCTTGGAGAGAACGAGAGAAACTTAGTTAAGCAGGTTAATGATGAGTTAATCGAGCGTGTCATTGGCCAAGCCATTACTTATCTCCCTGTTTCTATGGAAAGAACAAATTTCCACCCACTATATGGTGAAGCAATTGAAAAGAGTTTCATGCCTCCAGTTAGGGTGTATGCCCTTGTAGAATTTGAGGGAATCACCACCACCACGGATCACTACGGCCTAGATAAGGAGTATCCCATAACGGTAAGATTTCACGAGAGGAGACTCCACGAAGATCAGGATCTCTATGTCAGAGAAGGGGATTATGTTCAGTACGGAACATCATTTTTTGAAATTGTGTCTCTCAAGGAAGATCGTCAGCTTTTCGGACAGGTAGACCATCTTTTCCAGATTGAGGCCAAATGTATAAAAACGAGAAAAGGCCTGATAGACCTGAATGTTCTTCCATCTGACACCATCGCCGCTATCCTTGAGTCGTCCGAAACATCATCTGAGTCCGAGGAATCTGGTGGATCTGGTGGATCTTCGATCGCCAGGATATGTTATGTCAACGACGCCACGGTGGATATAGCACCGGATACGTCTCTCAACGGCTTTCTGGGAGTGGGAGAGCTATCTACAGTCACCGCCGCAGTATATGAGAACGGCATGAGACAAAAGCTAACAGGACTCCCGGCTACCGGAGACTATTATATCGATGATGGCGAATTATATAGCATCGTGGAGATTGAGGAAGGACAACGTGTCTTAGTGGAGGTTTTAACTTTAGTATGAGTACATTTCGCGAGCATAAATCAGTTGCTGACCGCTCTGCTGCAGACCGTAAGCGCCATAAAAGAAAGATCGAGAAAGCCCTTAAAGAAGGCATCAAGGACGTGGTTGCAGACGAGTCGATTATCGGACAGGACGGAAAAAAGAAAGTAAAAATCCCCGTTAAAGGAATTAAAGAGTATCAATTCATTTACGGAGAAAACAAGAGTAATAAAAAAGCAGCTTCAGCGGGAGATAAACAGGTAAAAAAAGGGCAAATACTAAGAAAAAAGCCACAGAAAGGAAAGGGATCTGGAAAGAAGGCGAGTAATGAGCCCGGCGAGGAATACTATGAAGTAGAGATAACGTTGGACGAACTCGCAGAGTATTTATTCGAAAACCTAAATTTGCCAGACCTACAAAAAAAGAAATTTAGATTTATCAAGGACAAAAAGCTTAGAAGAAAAGGGTACCGAAAGAAGGGGATCCGAACGAGACTCTCTAAGAAAGAAACGATAAAAAGAAAAATAAGAAGAAAGAAGCGTGCCATCGCAAGCGGAACTTTTGATCCGAATGGGGAAGAGAGATTCCCATTTCACCAGGATGACCTAAAATATAAACATATGAAGGAAAAGGACGTTGAAAGCAGTTCTGCTGTAGTCTTTTTCTTGATGGATGTATCAGGCTCTATGGATAAACAGAAAAAGTACCTGGCTCGAAGCTTCTACTTCCTGTTATATCAATTTTTGCGGTACAGATATGAGAATATAGAAGTGGTCTTCATATCCCACTCAACTGATGCCAAAGAAGTCAGCGAATCAGAGTTTTTTGAAAGAGCAACCTCCGGAGGCACCCTGATGTCTTCTGCTCTTGAGATGGAGAAGGAAATTATAGAAAAGAGATATCACCCATCGTCGTGGAACATTTACACCTTTTATTGTGGTGATGGCGAAAACTGGTCGATAGATAACAAGAAATCACTAGACCTCATAAAGAGTCTGTCTGAAATTAATCAGATGTTCTGCTATGCTGAGATCAATCCATTTCTGGCTCACGGATCAGATAACGATACATATTTCGCATTCAATAGTTCTCTGGATCCAAGCAGTATGTGGACTCGTCTGGCCCCACTTGAGAGTGAGGGGATAAAGAGAGTGAAGATCGCCGAGTCTAAGGACATTTGGCCTTCTTTTAATAAAATATTTGGAGGAGACCTCCCATGAAAGACTGGACCATAAAAGAGTTACAAAGATATGACAAGGAAATCTGTAAAATTGCAGAAGAAAAATATGCCCTCGATTGGTTTCCTATAGAATATGAGATTCTAGATTATCATGAGATGCTGGGCGCCATGGCCTACAGTGGCTTGCCAACTCACTATCGTCACTGGTCATTCGGAAAAAACTTTGAAAGAACTTCTACTCGATACAATCTTGGAATGGAGGGCTTACCCTATGAGATGATCATAAACAGTAATCCAAGCATAGCCTATCTGATGCTTGAGAATCCAATGAGCATCCATCTGCTGACTATGGCTCACTGTGTTGGTCATTCTGATTTTTTTAAAAATAATCGCATGTTCAAAGAGACAGATCCATCAAATATTATATCTAGGTTTAAATCTGCCTCAAAAAGAGTAAGAGATTATATAGAGGATCCCAGCATTGGAATCGATAGAGTGGAGGCGATCTTAGACGCTTGCCACTCCATACAGTACCAAGTACCAAGAATTCCAGGCATTGTGAGAAGCCCAGCTAGCTCGAAAGAGGATAAAAACAACGAAGACAATAAAAATTTGATTGGCGATTTGTTCCGTTTCGAAAATATTGAAGACTACAACTTGCTTGGTTTTATAAAAAACAATTCTCGCAATCTTGAAGACTGGCAAAGAGATCTGGTGGGGATGGTAGAGAGAAGGTCCTCGTACTTCATACCACAGGCTAGGACAAAGATTATGAATGAGGGCTGGGCTGTGATGATTCATGAAAAAATAATGAATGATCTAAACTTGCCGGACAAATATCAAATAGCCTTTTTGAAATCACACAACCAGGTCGTCCGTCCAATGTTGGGTAGGATCAATCCTTATCATCTTGGCTACAACATGTTTAAGAAGATAGAGAGGGATCACGGATTCGAAGAGTGCAAGCTGGTTCGCGAGATTCATGACGATGAAGCGTTCATAAGAAAGTACTTGGATGAGGAAATGTGTAAAGAATTGAATCTCTTTAGCTACTCTTACAATAAGCCAGGTAGAAAATACGCAATTAATGACATTTCTGACAAAGAAGGGTGGAAAAGCGTGAGGGACGCCCTAATTAGTAATGTGGGACTTAACAGCGTCCCAGTTGTGCGCGTTGATAAATTTAATAAAAAAATGAATATTTTATATCTAAAGCATGAACATGATGGTCGCGACTTGGAGATTAGCTACGCAAACAAAGTGTACGATCACATTAAATTTTTGTGGGATGATGATATAATATTTACTTCCATTCTGGAAGGTGAACTATGGGAATTTTAAAATGACAAAAACAAATGAATTTTTAGAGATTATTGAGAAGAAGAATAAAGAAAAGAACAAAAGCAAGTTTTCTGGGACCTTTTCGGAATATTTGAAGCTCGTTGAGGAGGATGGAACCATTTCCATACTAGCTCACAAAAGGCTCTATGAGACCATTAAAGCGGAAGGCGTGACTAGGATGTCTCCAGAAGACGGCCGATGCGCAAACCTATTCAATGGTGAAAAAATAAGAACTTATGATTATTTTCAATCAAAATTCTTTGGCATGGAAAGATCTTTGGCAAAAATTATGAGATATCTACATTCTGCAGCCATGAGGGGAGAGGAGAGCAAGCAAGTTCTTCTTCTGCTAGGCCCAGTCGGCGCCGGAAAGTCAGCACTCATCGAACACGTTAAACGCGCCCTAGAGTCCGCAGGCTCCTTTTATCAGATCGCAGGCTGTCCCATCCAGGAAGAGCCGCTACACTTGATACCGAGAAGTCTCCGAGCAGAATTTAAAGATCTTTATGGTGTCAACGTCGAGGGGGATTTGTGTCCGGTTTGTCGACACAACCTGTTGAACGAATATGGCGGAGATTATCTAAGTATGCCCGTAATCGAATCCACCTTCTCTGTGAGGGGTCGCCGCGGCGTAGGCGTTGTTCCTCCCATGGACGCGAACACCCAAGATACCAGTATCCTGATTGGATCAGAGGATATCTCTAAATTGGATTTGTACCCAGAGGATGATCCCAGGGCCCTGAGTCTAAACGGCGCATTCAATGTCGGAAATCGTGGTATTGTAGAATTTGTGGAGGTGTTTAAAAATGAAATAGAGTTCCTTCACACTATGATTACGGCAACTCAAGAAAAATCCGTCCCATCACCAGGTAAAGGCGCCATGATTTATTTTGACGGTGTAATCCTGGCCCATTGTAACGAAGCTGAGTGGAATAAGTTCAAGTCAGAAAATACAAATGAGGCAATTCTTGATAGAATTGTCAGAGTTAACGTTCCTTATTGTCTTGAAATCGGTGAAGAGCAGAAGATATATCAAAAAATGCTTGATGAATCTGATTTCGATGCACATATCGCCCCACACACCCTAGAGATAGCGGCAATGTTCGCTGTTTTGTCGCGTCTAAAGATATCTAACAAGGTTGACTCTATTACAAAGATGAAGATTTATAATGGAGAGGAGATCGTTGAGAAGGGATATATCAAAAAAATAGATATTAACGATCTAAGGGAAGAAGCGAGAGACGAAGGTATGACTGGACTTTCAACTAGATTTATCATGAAGTCTATTGATGCCGCTTTAGCCGATTCAGATAAAAACATGGTCACCCCGATATCAATTCGTGATGCGCTCGTGAAACAGGTCAAGGAGCAGGTAGTTGTCGATGACTTGAGAGAGAAATATCTATCGTTTCTCCAAAAAGAGCTTCACGATGAGTACTTGAGAATACTGGAAAAAGAAATAACAAAAGCATTTGTTTCAGCATATTCGGAACAGGCAGAATCCCTTTTCGACAATTATCTTGATCATGCGGAGGCATATGTTAACGCAACTAAGGTAAAAGACAACGTCACTGGAGAAGAGATGTCTGCAGATGAAGACTTCCTTTCCTCAATCGAAGAACAAATAGGAATCGTTGGATCAGCCAAAGACAACTTCAGGGCAGATATCACTGCTTATATGTTCGCAAAACTGAGAAGAAAGGAAAAAATTGACTGGAGAGCTTATGGTCCACTCAAGGAAGCAATCGAAAGTAAGCTGCTGGATTCAGTGAGAGATATCTCCAGAATTGTAACCAAGTCGAAATCCAGAGACAATAAACAGAAAAAGAAATATAATGAAATGGTTAAAGTGTTAATCGAGGATCACGGATATAACGAAGATTCCGCAAACGAGATTATTAAATATGCCTCAAATAACCTTTGGCGCGATAGCTAAAATATATTAAAAAATAACATTTAAATTAAGCCCCTTATTTCATTTAGAAAAGGGGCTTCTTTATGTCTTTTCGTGTAGTGACCTCCTATCTACGGGCGAATGAGTGTGCCTGGCATACTTGTTCTTGGTTTTTTTAAACTTTTGGTTTATCAAAACCAACATATTTCAATTTCAAACATTGAGGAGGAAATAACAATATGGCTTTTAATTTAAACAGTTTCCAGCAATGGAAAACTTATATGTCCTCATGGGGTAGTCCTGTGAATTTAGATCACATTTACGACTATGCTGGATATATCTATGGCGGAAGCAACTTAGATGTTGACGAAGCTTCAATCCCATCTTCGTGGCTTGGTACGGCTGGAGACAGACGCTACCCTGCCGCTGACACTCTTGAAATGGGAATCACTGGTACTGCCTATGACGGCAGCGCCTATGATAAAGTAATCAAGTATACTTGGGCTGGTTTGACCGTTAATGGTGGTGGAAACAATGACATATTTATCACGCCGTCCCACATCAAAGATGCAGGCGGCGCGTATGTCGCGACATCGGCAGATGAGCAGGCAATGTATCGTATTCGTATCTCGAACGGACCAACTTATGCAATGCTAACTATAGAACCAAATTTCCCATCGACCGGACCACAGCCTGGGCCGTTCTCTCCGGGAACCGCGGTTTCTATCAATACTATGGTATTTGATGCTGATAATTATGACGCTCTTGCCAATAGCGGTCAAGCTCATAATTATGTCAGTGATTATACAGGCGGCCCACAAACCATTTCAGTTGTCAAAATAACTGAAAGTGGCGAAGATGCAACTCTTGCTGGCCAGGATGTCGGCGACACTCTTTCTGTATACGGCAGCGCAGGCTGGCTCGCTACTCCTAGTGGTCAAACTCGGAAATATCAGTGGAATCTTGATGGAGTCGCAGTAGCCGGCGTAACCGGAACCTCGTACACTACAGATACTGCTGGAACCGTCACTGTGACTGTTAGCGATGACGAATTCGTCACCTCTTCGACTTCAGACGGCGTCTCAGTAAATGCTGGCGCTCAAGGAGCGTTCGTCTTAGATGAAGACTTTGAGTCAACCGATGTAGGATCTCTTCCTAGCGGCTTTACCACCTCTGGCGATGCCGGATGGGAAGTTGTGGCTAACGGAGGAGCCTATGAAGGAACCAAGCATCTAATATCTCAGGATATCGACGATTCCCAGGCTTCCGTTTTGGTATATTCTCTGACTATCACTGAGGCTGCGGTCTTGAACTTCTGGTGGAATGTTTCCTCAGAAGCTAACTATGATAAACTGCATTTCTATGTAGATGGTGCCGAAGAAGGATCCGGCATCTCAGGAGCACCTGGCTGGGCTAAAGTGACATACACTTTTAACGCGGCAGGAACTTATGAACTAAAGTGGTCCTACACAAAAGATAGTTCGGCAGATGGCGGGGATGACCTCGGTATGCTGGACAAAATCACAGTACAAAACATTAATGAAGACACAACAGGAGGAAACATTATGTCTAAAACTAGAATTAACATTCGTCAGGTCGACCTGGAATTAGCAGGCGGCGCTGAAGAATATGAAACAATGGCAGAGGCAGTTGCCGCTGAGGGCGCAGCCCTTTACGGTAAACTGGTCCCTGCAAAATTTGACCCAAAATACATGGGTGTTAGCTTGAGCGTGGTAGATTTTAAAGCCGCAGCATCTGGCTATACGATTGTAAACAGGGATGCCCTTGACGACGTTCGAACAACGCTCGAAGGCGCAGATACAACTCTTCAGTCGAACATCGATGCTGAAGCTGCACGCGCATTGGCAGCAGAAGCTGCCCTTCAGGGTAACATCGATGCTGAAGCAGCAGCCCGCACAACAGCAGATACAACTCTTCAGTCGAACATCGATGCTGAAGCTGCACGCGCATTGGCAGCAGAAGCTGCCCTTCAGGGTAACATCGATACTGTTGACGCTCGCGTCACCGCGATCCTCTCGGGTTCATCCGACGGCCTCGACACATTTATCGAAGTTGTCGCAGCCTATGAGGCTGCTGATGGTAGTCTTGAGACTTCCATCACCAACCTGTCGACCGTAGCAGCAGACGATCGCGCAGCAATCCGCTCCGAGTTTGAAGCAGCAGATACAGCCCTCCAGGGTAACATCGACGCACTAGGGGCGTATGCTGGTGTTGAAATTCTCTCCGCTTCTGACGACCGTGCATTAATCCGCACTGAATTCGCAGCAGCAGATGTAGTTCTTCAGAATCAAATCACCTCGAACGATACTGATATCGCTACTAACGCAGCAGATATTTCTTCTGAAGCTGCACGCGCATTGGCAGCAGAAGCTGCCCTTTCCGCCAGTGTTACCACTGAGCAGACTAGAGCATTGACAGCAGAAGCTGCCCTCACCACTGATGTCAGTGAGCTAAACGCTGATATACTTGCCCTATACGGAAGACACTTCAGAGCTAGCTCTGTCGTAGGTTCCGATGGCACTTATGAGGTTGCCCTAGGCGACCTCGCAGACGAAGGTTCATTGCAGGTATTTGTCAACGGTATACTTATGGTAACCACTGTTGATTATACTGTGTCCTCCGCCGCCGGCGTTATGACCGTCAGTGTCTTGGGCTGTGAAACAGGTGATGATGTCACTGTCATGGGCCAAAAGCAGGTCTCTCTCACATCGTAATAGCTTAAACTATTAAAGCGATATTCCAATCTTATTGAAATATTGCCGGGCTCTCCCATTAATTTGGGAGGGCCCTTTTTTTTAAACTACTTAAGAACGAACAATGAAAAGGGGGATCGAAAGATATGTTCGAAAAGATAAAGAGTTTTTTTACCACTAACAGCAACGCGAAGTCAGAAGTCGAAGAAGCCCTACAAGAAGAAATCCATGAGGCCCCACCAGAACCACCAAACACTTTGGAGATCCCATGGGAAGATGTAACACCGCTAAAGAACATTGACAATGCCAGGAAAAAGCTTCATGATAAAATTAAAGATATTCTATACAATGCAAAGATGACAGAGGCCAAGGCTTTCCAGACTTTAGATCTTTATCGAGAGATTGAAAAAGAAAAGCTGAAAGAACTACATGAGAAATACAACATCCCATCAGATGGAAGTTACGACCTGGAATTGCCGGCGATAACCGGAAAGCAAGGATATTTCAAAAAAAGGAATAAGTAGTCCTATTCTGGAATATTTAATATGACTTTGAAAAAAGAATAAACTATTTATAGTATAACAGGATTTTATTCCCCGTAGGAGAAATTTTAAATGTCAGTCAAAAAGTTCAAATTTGTATCGCCCGGCGTATTTTTAAGCGAAGTTGACAACTCGCAATTACCGGCAGCAGAACGAGAAATCGGCCCACTTGTCGTTGGTCGTACCCAATTTGGCCCAGCCATGAGACCAGTCACCGTTCAATCGTTTTCTGAATATGTCGAGACTTTTGGTAATCCGGTACCAGGCGGCGCCGGAGGAGATGTGTGGAGAGATGGGAACCAGCAGGGCCCAACATATGCTGCATATGCAGCCCAAGCATATCTGAAGTCTGATGTCGGACCAGTGACAATGATTCGCCTTTTGGGAAGTCAAAATCCAGAGTTTCTTGGAAGTCCGGTGGCAGCAAACCGCGCATCCGCTGGGTGGGCAACGGAAGGGACAATTTCTCCCGGTAACGACGGTGGGGCCTACGCCCTGGTTGTCTGCAATAGCTCCTCATCTCCAGCAGGAGTGGCTCAAGATGCTGTCGTCGCGGCAATCTGGTACATGGACAGTGGTTCTATCTCTCTTAGCGGAACACTCGCCGGCCCAGCCGGCGCCACTGGACAGACAGGGTCATACGCCTTGTTCAAAAACAATGGCTCCTCCTTCAACCCAGAATACACAGCTATAATAAAAGACTCTCTTGGGAATGTGGTTCACAAAACAGCATTTAATGCTGATCCCGATTCCGCTAAGTATATCAGAAATGTCTTCAATACGAATCCTCAGTTAGTGAACTCTGACGTAGTGGACACTACGGTTTTTAATCGCGGTGAAAATCTGTATTGGCTCGGAGAAACTTTCGAGAATACCATGGCAAAGCTCGTTTTGGGCGGAGACATAACAAACCCAGACGCAATGATTGTAGCCCTCGGAAACGCTGCTGGAACCGTCAGTAGATCTGATATGAAGCAGAATTATCAAGAAGCAGCCACCGGCTGGTTCATCTCGCAAGATCTAACTTCAGATGCCGCATCTTACGTCGCTTCCAACCAGAACAATCTGTTTAGAATTGTCGCTAGAGACGCTGGAGAGAACGCCCAGAACACTTTAAAAATATCAGTACAGAATATCAAACCATCTACCAGCTTACTGGATCAATATGGTACTTTCGATGTTGTGGTGAGAAGAGCAAACGACACAGACAACGTTGTTAAATACGTCGAGAGATATACAAATCTATCTTTGAATCCTTCATCTGAAAACTACATCGGAGTTAAAATTGGTGATAAATATACCATTTATGACGATGACCAAAAGAGACTTAGAGAATATGGACAGTACGACAATCAATCGAAATACATTCGAGTAGAAATTAGAGATGATGTTGCCACTGGCCTGACTGATCCAAAAGCTCTACCATTCGGAGTCAGAGGACCAAAGGTCCCAGCAACAGTAACTATCGAGTCCGGTTCCGTGTCTATCACCACTCCAGGCGATGCAGATTCTATATTGGTCACCGGCTCAGTGGCTGCTGACACGAAGGCTTCCCCTACATCGATGTATGACGCAGGCGGATACGCACAACACACATGCTCCATTCAGTGGCCAGCAGTGACTCTCCGCCTCTCAGCTTCTGACGGCGGCCTTGGAAACCCAACTGACGCATTTTTCGGCGCGCAGTCATCAACCCAGCTTTCCGTCAATGACAATCTTAACTTTGATCCAGGCTGGGGAGATCTTCTGAGATCATTTCCTACCGCCCTTGAGGGAACTCTTGTAGATTCGTGGGTATTCTCCCTGGATGAAGTTGTCACTTCTGGTTCAGCGACAGCCTTCTGGAAAGACGGCTCAAGAGCATCGCTTGATTCGGCCACTGCACAGGGGGATTATACTTCTATTTTGACAGATGGTTATGACAGCTTTACGGCCCCCCTTTACGATGGGTTTGACGGCCTCAATATCAAGGAGATCGAACCATTTAGAAACAGTGCCATGGGAGCCACTGATAACGAGTACTCCAACTACGCATTTAACGCAATTCAACAAGCTCTCAACAGTATTTCCGACCCAGAAGTTGTAGAGTATAATCTACTCGCAGTACCTGGGCTGACTAACACAAAATTGACGCAACATATGATAAACATTTGCGAAGACAGAGCAGACGCTCTCGCAGTCGTCGACCTCGAAGATGTGTATGCTCCTTTTACAGAGAATACTAAGGCATTTCAGGAAAGAGTTAGTACCCCGAATGACGCAGTGAACGCACTTAGACTGAGGCAAATTGATTCTTCTTACGCATGTACCTATTTCCCATGGGTCCAGGTCCGAGATACTATCGCCTCTAGATTACTCTGGGTCCCGCCTTCCGTAATAGGACTTGGCGTCATGGCGAACTCCGAGGCCAAATCAGAGGTATGGTTTGCACCTGCAGGATTTAATCGTGGAGGTCTTACAGAGGGCTCTGCCGGATTACCAGTCGCAGGCCTGACATATAAGCTGACCTCGAAAGACAGGGATCTTCTTTATGATGCGAGTGTTAATCCAATCGCCTCATTCCCATCGGAAGGCATTGTCGTTTTCGGACAAAAAACTATGCAGGTTAAGAGATCAGCACTCGATCGAATTAACGTGAGAAGGTTGATGATCTTCATTAAGAAACAGGTATCCAGAATATCTTCTGGCCTCTTGTTTGATCAGAACGTTAGCGTGACTTGGGAGAGGTTCCTAAATCAGGTTAATCCGCTGCTGTCAAGTATCCAGTCGAGATTGGGATTGACCGAATTTAAGGTTGTTCTCGATGAGACGACCACTACTCCGGACTTGGTAGATCAGAACATCATGTATGCTAAGATATTCTTGAAGCCTGCAAGAGCTATTGAGTTTATCGCAGTTGATTTTGTGATTACGAGATCTGGCGCATCTTTTGATGACTAAAAGAAAACTAACAACTATTTAAGAATATACAGCACATAAGGAGTATTTTAAAATATGGCATTCTGGACAGACGCTCAAAATAAAGATCCAAAAAGAGCATTTAGATTTATGGTTCAAATCGGCGGCATGGAAAATGGCGCTACTTGGTATGCGAAGGCAGTACAGAAACCATCGATAAAGGTTGAAGAGGCTGATCACACTTTTCTAAACCACAAGTTCTATTATCCTGGCAGAACAAGCTGGGAGGCTATAGAAATTACTCTGGTTGATCCGGTCAGTCCGGACGCTGCAGCAAATACTGCGGCAATTATTCGTGCCTCTGGATATACTCCACCCAAAGATGTTAATGATGTGACAACTATGTCTAAAGCGTCTGCGGTCAAGGCACTCAATGGAGTAGTCATTAAGCAGATAGATTCAGTTGGCGAAACTCTTGAAAAGTGGACTCTTTGGAATGCTTTTCTCACAGGCGTTACCTATGGCGATTTAAGTTACAATGAAGAGGGCCTTACCGAGATAAAAATGACAGTACGTTTTGATTGGGCTGTGCTTGAGACTCTTAATGAATCAAAAACGGGACAAACCACACCATCCGGCGCCCCCGCCGATGGAAAAACATTCTTTAAACCAGGAAGCTGATAAATAATTTTAAGAGAGGTGTATATTGGCTAGAAATAAAGACCGATTAGGTCTTGGAAAGGACGTGGAGAGTAATGATCCTATCTCCCCTTCCGCAGCAATGAATTCGGATGGCCCGCTCATATTCGAGACCCCATCTGAATTCGTCGAACTACCGACAAAGGGTCGATTTTATCCACAAAATCATCCACTTCATAACCAGGAGCATGTCGAAATAAAGCACATGACCGCAAGAGAGGAGGACATTCTGTCTTCTAGATCTCTCTTGAAAAAGGGTGTTGCTCTAGACAGGTTTGTTCAGAGTGTTTTGAAAGATAAGAGGATAAAAGTAGAAGATCTCTATATTGGAGATAGAAACGCTATACTCATAGCCGCCAGGGTTACTGGTTATGGCGAGGAGTATGCAACGCAGATCACATGCCCTTCTTGCATCAGTGTCGAGAAACATTCCTTTGATTTGGACCAGAGAGTCTTGACAGAGGGTGCTATCGCCGAGGATTCTGATGCAGAATTTACAGACACAGGGACTGTGACGACGAGATTGCCTATATTCAAGGTTAAAGTTGAACTTCGACTTCTGACCGTGAAAGAAGAGAATTATTTGAGTCGCTTGACAAATAATAAAAAAGACAAGAATCTTCCCGATACGAAATTAACTGATATGTTGAAAATGATCATTGTATCTGTTGAGGGGAAAGAAGATTCAGCCACAATTGCTTCTCTAGTGGATAACCTTCCCGCTAGAGATTCTAAACACTTGAGAGATATCTATACCAAAGCTATCCCAAATGTTAGCATGAGACAGAGATTTGAATGCTCCTCATGTTCTTACGAAGGTGAAACGGAGGTTCCGCTTAATGCGGAGTTCTTTTGGCCTAAGTAATGAATACATAGAGAGCGTATATGAGGAAATCTTCACTCTAAAATACCATGGTGCTTGGTCATTTTATGAAGCTTATAGTTTGCCGATTCAGATAAGACGTTGGTTCTTGAATCGCCTGGTTAAGCAATTTGAAATGGAAAAGCAGCAGATGGAGAGTTCTTCAAAGAAATAGGGGCCGAATTTTTACTTTTCGGCTTTTATTTTATCAAATAACTATTTAATACAGTGGAGGGGTTTGTCTTGAACAATATTCTAAACGAAGATCAAATTGTTAAAATTAAAATAGATTTTGACGAACTTAGAAAGAATGAGATAAATGAGAGTTTTTTGGCCATGTTCGCCGGAACCATAAAGAGTATGATGAAATATATATTCGCGACCGGCCCAGGTAGTCATGTTCCTAAAGATTTTTTCGAATTCAAGGGCAGGAGAGGAGACATTAGTTCTTTTGCGCGCACCCTTGGCAACGAGAAGAAGTACTTAGAGGCGTTCAAGAAAAATGGCCTAGACCATCCAGAAACTTATAGATCAAAGAGCGTATTAGATAAATCCATAAAGAATTTCGAGAAGAGCACGGGCTTAAAGTGGCCCTATAAATAAGGGGGTGTTTAGATAAGTGAGTAGTGAATCCGACATACCCGATGCCGCCACGACGATGACCCTGCTGGAGTACATCGCCGCCCAAGAGCAGATAATACAAAACTCTAACGATATACGGAAGCGCCAAGAAGCCTTTTATGCAGCCGAGGAGGCCCGCCTGAAGTTACAGGGCAAGTCAATTTCTATGGAGGCTGACGCGCTCAAGAACCGGCAGGCCGCGGCCGATGCCTGGGATCAGACCTTCGAGAACATGCTGGGTGTCAGCGATAAGTGGAAATCTTCCATGATAGGGAAGCTCATGCAACCCGGTGGTCTAAATGGTTTCGTCGATAGTCTTCAACGGACATTCACCGCCAGCAATCTTGCCGTATCTTCTTTGACAAAAGCCGTTGAGATAACAGCCGCACTGGTCGGAGCGAGCTTCGCTCTAGCAAAAATGCAAGACGATACTCTGGTGGCTTTCAATAAATCCACTGGCGCCGCCAGGCTTTATGGAGACGAGCTACTTAATCTAGAATCTAGTATGAATCACCATGGTGTGAGCCTAGAGATTGCTAGCGAATCTTATGGGTCCATGGTCAAGAATGTGAAAGGCCTCAAAAATATGTCAGCCGCTTCGCGAACAGACCTCGCAGAAACAACTGCTGTTCTAGATAAGTTTGGCGTGTCTGCCGACACTACAACCCAGAACTTTGAATTTCTAACCGCAGCCATGGGCTTTTCTGCTTCAGAAGCAAATGACTTCTCAAGAGAAATGTTTTTACTTGCTCAAGAGATAGGTATGCCCCCCGCAGAAATGGCCCAGGGCCTTCAAGAGGCCGCACCAGCCATGGCCAAATTTGGATCCCAGAGTGATGAAATGTACAAGAAGCTCGCAGTGAATGCACGCGCAGCAAACATGGAAGTTAGTCAGTTATTGGGTATCGTTGAGAAATTCGATACTTTTGAGGGCGCAGCCCAATCAGTCGGGCAACTCAACGCAATACTTGGTGGTCCATTTTTGAACTCTATGGAGATGGTCCAGACTACGGATCCGGTAGAGAGAATGAAGCTTCTTAGTGACGCCGCAAACCAGGCAGGCGCAAGTTTTGACGACATGGGATACTATGAGAGAATCGCACTCACTGAGGCGATGGGCCTAAAAGATGTATCAGAACTGGCTTTAGTTATGGCAGGGGGATTTGACGAGACGGTTCCTGCCATAAAGCAATCACAAGCAGAATTGGCAGCAATCGCAAAGCAATCAGCCGACTTCAACACTTTGTCGGAAGAGATGACTCAACTGATGAGAATGTTTGCCACAAGCTTATTGACGTGGGTTATCCCGTCTATTAAGTGGCTAGCCCAGAAACTCCAGGATCTCAATCAATTTTTCGGTGGATATTTAATGCCAGCCCTAGGTCTCCTCGCCGCCGCATTTTTCCTCGTCGCCAGCGCCGTTTTCGCACTTATCGCTCTCGCCGGCCTCGCCTTACCCATCCTCGGCGGAATCGCCGCAACAACGGGCGCCACGGCACCTGCCGCCGGCGCCGCTGCCGCCGGCATAACAACATTCGCCACGGCACTTGCTGCAGCCACGCCGGTAATCGCGACCGCCGGCGCCGCCCTCGGGAGCTTTGTTCCGGTCATCTTGGCCATTGGGGCAAGTATTTTTATGGTGGGAGCCGGTATCATGGCCGTTGGAGCCGGCATCATGTTGGCCCTCGGCGGAGTCGCCGAGGTGATAGGGGCAGTCCTTGGCGGAGTCGTCACGCTCCTAAGAAATTTGGATCCCACTACAATATTTCAAAAAGTCTCCGCGCTGAATAGCCTATCTGCCTCATTCTCTACTTTAGTGCTCTCTGCCGCCGCCACTCCGTCCGCTTTGTGGCCACTGATCAACGCCCTAAACGCTATCGAGGGTGATAACTTAATCCCGGTGGCAGATATGTTTAGTAGCATTAACTCAATTCTCGATAAAGACCTAGAAGGTCTGATGAAAGTGGAACAAGCAATCGCCAATATAGCCACTTCCATAAATTCAATCGATAGCACGGAAAAAGTATTCGCAGTAAAACAACTGATTGATTCTGTCAACGCAGCTACATCCAGAGACACCACTCCAGGCCCCGCGTCAACATCACAGGATCTCCCACCCCACACGGCAGCAGCCCTCAATAGGCCGATTCAGATCTCTCTAAACGTTGCCGGCAGAGAGTGGATAAGCCTGCAGACAGAAACTTTAGATAAGCTGCTAAACCAATATTAAGATATTTAATGGCTGCATCTTTTTAGTTGACACTCTATTTAATAAACAGAAGGAATACATTTTGTAATGGCTAATTTTGGAAAAAATAGAAAAGATTTAACTTTTCAAGATCCGAGTGATTTATACGCAAATCAAAAAGAACTATTTATTGAGTTTGAATATATCTTTGGAAACCCAGAAACCAACAAGGTCGCCTTCAAAGCGTTTATAACAAACTATTCGGATGACTTTGTGTCCGAGTGGAATCCTGAAGCCGTATATGGGCGCCCCGACCCAATTCAGACCTTCTCGCATACCACGAGAAAGATCCAGATCGATTGGAAAGTCCCATCTGCAGATCTTGTAGAGGCCAGAGAGAATATGGCCAAGGCATCTCAAATGATGAGATTTCTTTATCCCACATACACTGACGCCGGAAACGCCTCCACTATCCACAAGCCGCCTTTGTTGCGCTTTAAATTTGTCAATTTGGCAAAAAAGAATAATTCACAAGGGCTCTTGGGAAGGCCAGGTGGGTTCTCCTTTAAGCCGGATATGGAAGAGGGCTGGTGGGACGCAGATTTCAATTTGGGATCATCTGGCATGACTAACCTGTTATATCCCAAGTTACTGACCTTTAGTTGCACCTTTGAAGTGCTTCACGAGCATCACCTAGGTTGGCACGATGGAAACTGGGAGGTTATCCCGGCCATACCATTCGTGTTGGATACGGAGAGGGATTCTTTTCCGTTTTTATCAACAGCTACCAGCGCAAACACCATCCTCGGCCTGAATACAGCAGAGGAAAAATTGAAAGAGTTTACAGACAATTACGAAGATGCAGATGTTCTCGGCCTCCCTCCAGAAGATTCGACTGTTCGAGCCCAAGAAGAAGACTCATCATCGATTTCTGATGAGGCAAAAGCGGCAAAAAGCGCAGGACCAGAGACTTTGCCGACCAACTTAACTCCTGAAATAACTGAAGAACAGATGGCCCTTGAAAACGAATTCTTTGACCCCCAATCTATCTCGTAGGAAAATATAGTATGTCTAATAGAAATAACAACAGAGTAATCAGAACCAATGGCGCCCAGATTTATAAAGAGAAACTGAAAAAGAAGGGCTTAAAAAAAGTCCAACAATATACAACTCCAATTTTTAATGAACTGACAGCAAAGAAAAGAGGTTCTCTAGAAAGAGTGAGGCATATATGGACTCGCGGAGATCGCTTGTATAAGCTGGCTTCGAAACACTACGGAGATCCAGAATTGTGGTGGCTCATCGCCTGGTATAATCAAAAGCCAACTGAAAGTCATTTTAAGCTTGGTCAAACTGTCCTGATACCACTTCCCCTCGAAGATATTTTGGGATATTATTATCAAAGCGAAGTGAGATAGGGAATGGGACACTATCTTAATTTGCTGGATGAGCTACCTGCAGAATCGCCCAGCGGGTGGGCCGCTGGAGCAGTAGGTAAAGCTGCAATTAGATCTTTGATAGAAGGCGATCTTTGGTATACATATGCCAAAGCCTCCCTAGGCTCTGTCGGTGGCATACAAACAGGTGGAGGCACGCACGGGGGGAGCACGAAAGAGAACCAGGGCTTCTTAATAGACGTTGCGAAAGCTATAGCGAAAGATTTGATAATAACAAAGACCTCAGATCTTCAAGCAGAATGGGATATGTTTATGGCCGGCACCCAAACTTTCAAGGAGTTCTATAGAAATACAAACATATCACTCGACGCCCTCACCGATGCCTCCAGCTTGGATGACTCTGATAAAATTCGGAGAAATAATCCGGATACTTTGGCAGTAGATTTTTTAGCATACAATCTCATTAATAGCTCTACTTTCGCTAGCATAATATCCGCAGCAAAACTGGCTCGGAAACTCGGATACTTCAGCGGCGCCGGCATCGACGAAGTCTTCTACGATGCCAAGGCCCGCGCCTCCGCCCTCCTTGAAATGATCGGCGTAAAAGATGAGCAAGACTTACAAGCTTTAGAGGAAAGATTCAAGCAATCACAACAATCAGCATCAGAAGCTAAAGCAGCATCAAAAGAAGATATAGAGAAGACAGAACAAGATATCAAAATTCACATGCAAGCCCTATTGGCTTCTTCTTTGGTAGAACTCTCAAAATTTAATAAAAATAATCGATCGTTAATGATGCCTCGATATTCAAAAACATATCTGCTCGACGGCCCTCCCTCTGAACTGGTGAACAAATTAACATATGTACCAGGCTCAGAGAGCTTTATTAACTTGACAGTACCGGAAGCCTCCTCTTTGGTTCCGATGATAAAGCTTTGGAAAGTTCGATATAACTCAAAAGGCGCTCTTGATCCTGATTTACCAGCAATCCCGTTAATCTTTAAAACTTTTACTGATACTGATTCCGATTTTATATCCGGTCATGGCGCCGGAAGGTCCGGTGTTGGAATAAAGTCTTTTGATTGGCAATATAACGGGACAAACCCAGCAACCGTAAAAAACGATATAACAGCCAAACTCGTATTATATTTTCAGAATTTCAATGATCTCTTGAAGGAACAAGAAGGCGGTTTTAAGTATGTTGATTTGCTGATTAGAAGCAGCCCAACAAGTGTAGAGGACAAAGAAAAGCCAATAGAGGACCAGAATGAAACAGACTGCCCAGAGAACGAGTCAACCACTGAAGGCGATTCTAAACATTACGAAATAAAGGCTACAGTCGGCTGGGCCCCAAACGTGCAATACGTTGAAGAGCATGGCAATCCTGACCTGGCAACTAGCATAAGAAATCAACAAGTGAGCTTGTTCCTGACACTAGTCGAGCACGAGTTTAAGATTACTCAACAGGGCACTTTTGAACTCACAATTGATTATCGAGGAAGAATAGACGGTATTATGATGGATAAACGAGCAGATGTCATTTTGGACGGAGAAGTTCGAAAGCAAATGTCTAAGCTGACCAAAGATCTCAAAGAGGCAGAATCAAATTGTTTCAAAGACGAAATAGGAGAAATAAAGGAGAGGATAGAGGATGTGAAAACAAGGGCGAAATTTGAATCACATACTAAAATATTCCAAGACCTGTTAGTCACCGGCCGCCTTTATTATGCTAAAATTAGCACAGACGATTGGGACGCTGCAGGCCAAAAAATAATAAATCTTAAGAAAGTCGACATTGGAATTCCAGCCGACGGCTCGACTGATCTGAAAGTACTGTATAAGGCATCTGATGATATTCTGAACAAAGAGATGCAAATTGCTTTTGGCGACCGCCCAGATGTCATCGAGGGTGGTTGCGGTACCTCATACCAGAGTACTGCCGCCCTTGCAGCCTGGTACCTTGGAAACGTTGCTACCGCAGCCCATGCTGACAACGCCCTTACTTGGTGGAACCCGGTCGCCCATCTCGCTTCCGAGGGATTCCAATTCGCCGGCATAATCAACGAGGAGCCTGCCGCCTGGGAGCTATCCCAAGAAGATTCCGATTGGTGGAAATGCTTCAAGTTACAATATAATACCACAACTGGTCAGGAGCAACCCGAAGAAAAACCACTAGCCATCAAGCCCGTAGAATTTAAGCTTGGTCAACTTGGCGAGACATATGGTCTCCGCGAAGAAGACGGCTCTAAGATTATCCCCTATTTCTTTCTTGGGGATTTGATAGACATTGCAGCCAGAAAGGCCCTCGGAGGCGAAAACTCGACAACAGATGAGAGTGAGGATGCCGCAGATTTTCACCCAAATCGAGTTCAGAATCTGCAGATAATATTGGGATGTTTGGAGATAGCCCCTTATAGCGACCAAGATAGCTGGGAATATATTAATATTGGAGACATTCCAGTATGCCTCCCCTACTTCAGAGATTGGTGGGCGCGCCATACTACAAAGTCTTCAAAAAACAGTTACCCCCTAATTCAATTCATTCGAGATTGTCTCAAAGATTTCGCGATGGAAGCTTTGGGCGATGATCTTTTCGATGGCCAGCGCTCTCAAAAGCTCATGATAAGGGACGCATCTATTAGTGTCCCGGCAAAACCAGGCGGAGGCAATCCGATAGAGGATCGGATCAACAAGGGGCTCGATAATGCAAACGAAAGGCGCCTGCTCAAAGCATCTAGGTTGGATCTAAACAAGATAGATAACACTAGTCCGATGCAGGCTGTTAACCCGACCAACTTAACTCCAAATGACATGTATTTCTATAAGGTATTTTATTTGGTGAATGATTCCCCAGATTATCTAAATGGAAATAAACAAGAGGATTCAAAAAAGGGTATACAGCACATAGTCATGGGTTCTAGATCTGGGCTTCTAAAGGAAGCTAGTTTTTCAAGGTCGACCTCTCCCGGCCTCCGAGAACAGAGAGTGATAGAAGAGTCAGAATTTAATCCGCTGTCTCACCTGGCAGACGTTTATAATATAAGTGCCAGGATGATAGGAAATACTATGTTCTTTCCAGGCCAATATATTTACTTAAACCCAATCGGCTTCGGCACCAAACTTGGCAACCCTGCGGACCCCGGCTCTCCATCTCGTGCGATGGGCCTGGGAGGTTATCACTTGGTAACGCAAGTTTCTAGCTTCATAGATGAGGGAAAATTCGAAACAACCGTCGAAGCTCTATGGGAGACAAGTGGTGGCCCTTGCGCCCGCAGAAACGACAGAGGGCAAAAGACAGAAAAAGGGAATTGTTCCAGCGATGCTTCAAATACGGCTCTCTCTAGTCCGACACCCTCCCCCGAAAGCAATATAGAACTTCCAGAATAAAGGGCAATAATAGAAATGGCTAACAATTTTTTAATCAATAATGATATTTTTTTCGGAAAGAATGATTTAGATTCACAAGATCACTTTTATTCTAGAATGGCTTATTCTGTTTATGCTTTCCGGGATCACGAAGAGATGAAGAAGAAGGGGGTGATTAGAGATTTCTGGTTTGCAGAGAATATGCTATATGGAAAGATAAACGCATCGTTTTTCGCTATTGAGCCTCGCCATGAGAGATTGGTACCCATTCCGGGAACTGATGATCAATTTACTTTCCCTTTTATTATCTCTGCGTATGGGGAGTTCGAAAAAGAGATCAGGAATGCCATTTTATCTGGAAAAATCGGAAGCATGCCGTTTTTGAGAAAACTTAAAGTTCACAAATCAACAGAATCAATAAATCGACTATACTCTAACTTAGCTACCATCATAACATCCAGAATGGTCAGGTTCTTAACTCAAACTAGAAGGTCAGATAAAATATTTAGCTTTGAGGACTTTATGCTACATTTCGAAGACTTTGTTCTGGAATTCAGCCTAAATAATATCGTAACAAAATCTTCTTTTGTGATGTCTAATGACGTCGGCCTCCCACATACTGGCCTGTCACTTGAACTCGCCGACGCGGATTATGCATCTGATTTCGAAAAAATCGAGAACTTCATAGATGATCCAGAATATGCATATTACCTCAAGGTAGCCGAAAAATATGGATTTTATGTGGATAAGAACGTGCCCTGGCGCCTTGTTGCTAATCTATCATCACGACCCATGCAACTCTTCATAGAAGAGACTGGCGCGCCTAGCGACCTACAGTCGCTGCTTACCGCTAACTTTAGAAAAGCCTATATGAATGACCTAGGACTTCTGAAATTCTCGGCATATAACGCTTATAGTACCATAGTTTCATCGCGCCCGAATGTCTCGAAGTCTTTTCAAGAAGGCGGAAAGCTCTTCACTTCATTTAAAAAAAGAATGCCTGTGACTCCTGATGAAGTCGACATTCTATATCCAGATGAGAAGTGGCTTCAACTATACATCAAGGTCAAGAACAATGAAAAGAAATTAAATTTTAATGAGCCTGAGATCAAGAGAATAACAAAAAATTCAATTAGTTTAAAGAATTTGCTTGACACGAGGGAAGCAATGGGCTATATTAATAGAGTATTTCGAGATATTCCGTCACTAGAAGGATCCTTTAATGATTTGCAAAATAAGAATTTCTTTAAGGGAATCAAGGACCGCCCATTCTCGGATTATAGAAATTTCCTAACTAAGACAGCTAAAATAAAAAAGAGGTAGTATTGCTTTTCCAGACGCTTGACGATAAAAGAGAGTGCGTTGGTATATATTGTGATGGCGCTCTTTCGTTTGATATTTCTATCTTGGCCGGCCTGACTCACACCTGGTCATACTCTAGTTTCCTCTCTGGCCATGAAGTGGAATATGCCAAGATATACTGTGGGGGATTATCATTGCGAGAAGCGTGTCCAACCCACCTAACAGAGCGCTGGGAGCGTGTTGAGGAAAAGCTCAAAGCTTTGCTCAAATCTTTTCATACGGCCCGTGTATCGCTCAATGAGAACTGTTTTTTTGACTTAGTGCCTAAAAGGTTTCTTTTAGAAATGTGCTATGTGAAGGATATGATCTGTAAGCATGTTTTTGAAAACTATGAGAAGCCAGCGAACTATGAGCATACACTCTCTCTGATCAAAAATATTGAAGACATTAAGTACAGGAAATTGAATATAAATCCCAAAAACCTGTCATTCTATAAGTCAAAGCACAGGAAGTTCTCACGAAAACTGAGAGAGATAGGGCCTTATTGCAAATTCAATATTAATGGCACTAAGACAGGCCGCCTGACAACTACTGCAGCTAGCTTCCCAATCTTGACTCTGGATAAGGAGTTTCGCTGCGTAATCGAGCCCTCGAATGATTACTTTGTCGAACTTGACTTCAATGCAGCAGAGTTGAGAACACTCTTGGCGCTCCAGGGAAAACCCCAGCCAGTTGAAGATATCCACGAATGGAATATTAGAAATGTCTTCCGCGGCGCCGGCACCAGGAATGAGGCCAAGAAGAGGATTTTTGCTTGGCTATATAATCCTAAGAGTCATGATCGTATGTGCGAGAAGATATACGATCGAAACACTGTGGTACAAAAGTACTTCACCCAGGGCCAAGTGAGAACCTTTTTTAACAAAGTAATTCCTTCGGAAGAGAGAACAGCCCTGAACTACATCATTCAGAGCACATGTGCCGAGAATGTTTTGAGACAAATGGCGAAAGTATCTAATTATTTAGTAGGGATGGACTCACACCTGGCTTTTCCAGTACACGATTCAGTGGTTTTAGACATGACAAAGGAAGATTTAAGAAGACTTCCTGAGATTATAGAGATATTTTCGAACACAGAGTTGGGAAAGTTTAAAGTTAATGTGAGTCATGGCCCAAATTTTGGCAAACTAGTAAACATGGAGGTTCAGCTTTGAATATTATAGGCCTGGGTTCCGCAGGAGTTAAGATTGCGGATTGTTTTGGAAAATATCCTCAATATGATATCTATAAGATCGATGTGGGCCTGGAGGGAGAGCGCTGTTATGCACTTCCTGAGTGCGATTCAGCCGAAGAGTATGAAACCGTCAAACTCCCGAGGATAAAGACCTTCTTCAAGGGACTCAAGGGCGAGGCGCTTGTCATCATTGGCGGGTCTGGAAAGGTATCGTGTGCCTCACTTCGAATTCTTGAAAATATCAGGAGCCTGTCAATCTCGATTATGTATATAAAGCCAGACATGTCCCTGTTGGGTGGTACTCCGCTGCTCCGCGAGAAGGTTGTATTCGGGGTACTCCAGGAATACGCGAGATCCGGAGTTTTTGAGAAGATGTATCTTATATCAAACGAAGCACTGGATGAAATTATCGACGGCGCGCCAATTATCGGATATCACGATAAGCTGAACGAGGTATTGGTACCAGCATTCCATATGATAAAGGTCTTTGATAATACAGACCCCGTGATTGGAAAGATTGAGAAGTCAAAGATAACACATCGAATTACTACCATCGGCATATACGATGCAGCCAAGAATAAGGAAAAAAAGTTTTTTTCGCTTGACAATGTGAGAGAAAAATGCTATATTTATGGTATCAATGAAGAAAAACTTAAGAATGATGGTAAATTGTTTAAAAAAATAATGAGTCAAATAAAGTCAAAATCGGAAGAAAATGTTAAGGTATCTTATGCCATTTATTCTACTGATTATGATTACGATATCGCATATGTCATCGAAAGGACTCCATGCATTCAAAATAAAAATAACGAATAAAGTTTCAGAAAGTCCTTGACAATCTGGGGAGGTTATGTTATATTAGTATTACAATGATGGCAGTATTGCTGTCATTATCTTAAACAAAATTAGCAGAATAAGAGATTTGTTATTCTGACTTTAGCCAATCGGCAAACTACTAGGAGAAAAATAAATGGGATTAGATTTAACAAAAATTCAAGCACGGCTTGATAACGTAAAGAGCAACGGCAAAGCCGGAGGTTCCTTCTGGCGCCCACAGGATGGTCAGCAGGTTATCCGTATCGTTCCGACTTCGGACGGTGACCCTTTCAAGGATTATTGGTTTCACTATAACCTCGGCCCAGAGCAACGCGGTGGATTGATATGTCCGAAGAAAAATCATGGAGATGATTGCCCTATCTGTGACTTCAAGGATCAGCTTTGGAAGGAATATAATAGCACGCAAGACACAGACACTCTTAAGTTGGCCAAGGATATGACACCTCGACAACGCTTCTTCTCTCCAGTAATGGTCCGAGGGGAAGAGTCTGGTGGAATTCGAATCTGGGGATATGGCAAAGAAGCTTACACCTCGTTGTTGAATCTGGTTCTAAATCCCGAATACGGAGATATCACTGACGTCGACGCAGGGACAGATCTGACTTTGACGTATGGCAAGCCTCCTGGCGCTAACTTCCCAAAGACAACTTTGACACCTCGGCGCCGCACTTCTCCGCTTTGTGATGAAGCTGTTGGCGGCGATGAAGAGTGCTCACGCCTGCTGGAGAATATTCCAAACTTCGACAATCTCTTTCCGACCAAGTCCTTAGAGGAGGTTCAAGAGGCCCTCGATTCCTTCATGGCTTCGCTTGGAGACTCCGCCGACCCTGTCGCCGGAATTGATCTAACAGACTCGGAAGCTTATAAACCAGCCTCTAGTTCAACTGAAGTTTTGTCAGCTTTCAACGAGCTAACAGGAAATTAAAAACATGCCGCAGGGAGGCACGGGTTTACAGGTGCCTCAAACTTAAAAAATAAAGGATTATTATGTCGACAGTAAAAAATGGTGATCACGTTTTGGTTAATTACCGCGGGACACTTGAAGATGGAGCAGAATTTGATAACTCATATACTCGCGGAGAGCCCTTGGCAGTCAAAGTGGGAGATGAAAGGTTGATCGCCGGCTTTAGCAACGCTATTGTAGGTATGTCAATCGGAGAGAAGAAAGAGGCGCTGCTAGCCCCAGAAGATGCCTATGGCCCACCCAACCCCGCCGCAGTGACACACATCGATCGTTCTGCGTTCCCGGAAGATTTGGAACTACAAGTTGGTATGCCAATCCCACTATCGAATGCAGAAGGCTCAACGGCAGTCGGACATGTAACTCAAATTAATGAGCAAGCTATTACGGTCGACTTGAACCACCCCCTTGCAGGAAAGAGCCTATTGTTTGAAATTGAACTGGTCGAGATCACAGAAGAAGGAACATAGATGGCTAAAAAAACAACATCACCTGGTAAGCTATCTCTGGGAGATATGCAGAAGATTATCAATAAAAAGGCGGGAATGAACGTTGCCCATAACCTGAAGGAAAAGAATCCGACAGAAGTTACGCAATGGATTCCGACGGGATCTCGTTGGCTTGATTCTATTATTTGTCGAGGAAAGCTTTCCGGAATTCCGGTGGGCAAGGTTACGGAAATCGCCGGCCTTGAAGCGACTGGGAAGTCATATATGGCCGCTCAGATCGCAGCAAACGCCCAAAAGATGGGAGTGGATGTTGTTTATTTTGATTCGGAATCGGCCATTGACCCAACCTTCCTTGAGAACACCGGATGCGATCTCGACAAGTTACTTTATGTTCAAGCAACCTCTGTCGAGTTCGTTCTGGAAACCATGGAGGAGCTTCTTGGTTCAGACAACCAGATCCTCTTTATCTGGGATTCTCTGGCATTGACTCCCGCAATTTCCGACGTCGAGGGGGATTTCAACCCTCAGTCATCTATGGCGATGAAAGCTCGTATTTTAGCGAAAGGTATGTCGAAGTTGACACTAGCAATCGCAAACACTAAATCGACTTTCCTAGTCCTAAATCAGCTAAAGACAAATATTACCCGCTCTCCCAGCGAGGCTATGACTACCCCGTATGTTACTCCCGGCGGAAAAGCCATGATTTATGCGTATTCTTTACGCATCTGGCTCACCGGTCGCAAGGCAAAAGCTAGTTTCGTCTTGGATGATAATGGATTCCGCATTGGGTCAGAAGTCAAAGTAAAGCTTGAGAAGTCAAGGTTCGGAACACAGGGTCGACGCTGCAACTTTCGAATTTTATGGGGAGGAGATCAGGTCAGCATCCAAGATGATGAGTCCCTTTTTGAGGCCGTCAAGGGCTCTGACAACATCAAGCAATCCGGCGCCTGGTTTACAATGGTTTTCGACGACGGATCGACTGAAAAGTTCCAAGCCTCAAAGTGGGCCGACAAGATGCAGGACGATAAATTTCGACAAAGAGTATATCAGATCATCGATGAAGAGATCATTTATAAATTTGATAATCGGCAAGGAAAAGCAGAAGATTTTTACGAAAATGAAGAGACTATAGAGATTTAACATAACCTAAAAGTAGGAGAGAGAGATGAAACAATTATTTAAAATCGCCTTACTGGCAATGGCAATCGTTTTGCCACTCGATGAAGCAGCCGCCTGTGATAGGTGCGAATCGACTAAGGTGTGGGTAGACGCCTACCGAGATAGTCATGGTCACTATCATGAAGCTCACTGGAAGATCGTCGAACTATGCCGACCACCAGCACCGCCCGTTCGCCCCCGTGTAATCGTCCGAGTACCAGTGGTAACATTCCACACTAGCCGCTCTCATCATCGCCATGTCCAGACACGGTCGCACCACGCACCAACTCGCCATCATCACCACCGACGCTAGCTAAACTTGCTCACCAATTTGTCCTTTGACTTGCCAGTTGACTATATTATAGTATGGCAAGTCACAAGAACAAGTTAAAGCATCACAAGCTACTATTCGAATTGAAGTTTCTTTATGCAGATTTGGAATACCATACTGCTGCCTTACAAGATGCGGGGAATAACTTCCAGAAGGAAGTGATGAGTAGGATGACAAATCCTTCACCAACCCCACCAGCTTCAAGTGCCCCAGCACAGCAAGAGTTCTCTCCTGAACAGGACGACGCACATGGGGCAGATGCCGAAAAGAGTGACATATTCCAAATAGATAAGAAGAACATCAATAAGGATGTTAAAGACTTATATAAGAGAATTGTTACAGTGACCCATCCGGATAAATTGACTTCTCTTTCGGAAGAGGAGAGAAAGCACAAAAGGGCGATCTTTCTAAAGGCCACATCTGCCGCCGAGGAAAATAGACTATTCGCCCTTCAGCAAATAGCCCTCGATCTTGGTATCGACATCGGATTATTGAGCGATGAACAGGTTAAGATCCTTGAGCTAGAATCTGAAAAGATAAAGAAAGAAATAAAGCAAATGACGAATTCTTACGCCTGGGTATGGTACAACGAAGATTCGGAAGAAAGCAAAGAAGAGTTAATGTCAAGTTACTTTGATATATTAAAGACCTTGGCAGAGAAAGATAAAGAGAAAAATCCGGAGAGTGAAGAGTGAAAAGACTGTTGGTTATAGATGCCCTTAACGCATATTTTAGAGCTTATATCGTAGACCCGAGCTTGTCTACCAATGGGCAACCCATCGGAGGATACAAGGGGTTCGTTAAGATCCTCCAGAAGTTATGTCGAGAAATGAAGCCTGATGAAATTATCATAGCTTGGGATGGCGCAGGTGGATCGCAGAGAAGGAAGGCGGTCAACAAGAACTATAAAGAAGGGCGTAAGCCAATTCGTTTGAATCGAGACATAAAGAATCTGACTGAAGACGAGGAGATGAAAAATAAGGTATGGCAGCAACATAGGCTAATGGAATTACTAAACGATATGCCGGTCATCCAACTGATGAACGATGGCGTCGAGGCAGATGATATTATCTCTTATGTGGTCCAGCTTCCACACTACAAAGGGTGGCAAAAGGTAATCGTTTCGAGCGATAAAGATTTTTTTCAACTCTGCGATAATGAGACGGTTATTTATCGCCCGATTCAGAAAAAGTTTGTAAACAAGCCGAGGATTCTGGAGGAGTTTTCGATCCACCCTGGCAACTTTGCCTTGGCACGCGCAATCGCAGGAGATAAATCAGACAACCTTCCAGGCGCCAAGGGCGTCGGGTTAGCTACGATTTCAAAAAGGTTTCCGTTCTTTGCTGAAGAGTCCGACATCGCCTTCGATAAACTGTTTGATTTCTGTGAAAACGATAACACCAATCTGAGAGTCTTTTCTTCCATACTTGAGAGCAGAGAGACGATTGTAGAGAATTATAAGATTATGCAACTGTATTCTCCATCTATCTCAATCGACGGTAAGAGGAGAATTAAACAAACTGTTGAAAATTACGAACCCCAGTTTAATAAGACTGGTGTGATAAAGAGGATGTCAAATGACGGATTTGGAGAGTGGAACACTACGGCTCTGTTCGCCACCTTCAAAAGAATCACAAGTAATGTTTGACAAATACAATATTTAATGTTATATTAACATTAGATAGGGGGGCGAATGTCCAAAGAAGATTTTAGTCAATATGGCAAAGACTTTCAAGAAATGCTGTGCCATTTGATACTGATCGATAGACCGTTTGCTGACCAGATGTTCGAAGTCCTCGACGTTAATTTCCTAGAACTAAAATACCTTCAGGAATTTGTAAATTTAATTTCGAAATACCGCGAAAAGTTTGAAGTCCATCCCACTGAAAAGATAATGACTTCAGTCTTGAGAACGGAAATAGAAAATCTAAATGAATCGGTTCAACAGCAAATTAGAAATTTCTTTGCTAGAATATCTAAATCCGATATAGAAGAATCGACATATATCAAGGAGACTAGTTTAGACTTCTGTCGAAAGCAAAAGCTCAAAGGAGCAATGTTAAGGTCTGTGAAGTTGCTTCAGAAGTCCTCGTTCGACGAAATTGCCGAAGTCATTAATGAGGCTTTGCGCCTGGGTTCTGATTCTGATTTTGGCCATGATTATTTAAAAGACTTCGAACAAAGATTCATCTTGAAGGCTAGAAATCCAGTTCCCACTGGCTGGTCTGAGATAGATAGTATAACTCACCAAGGCTTGGGCGCCGGAGAGTTGGGTGTCGTCATCGCCCCTACTGGTGCAGGAAAGTCCATGGCTCTCGTCCACATCGGCGCCCAAGCCATAGCGGCCGGAAAGAATGTGGTCTATTATACTCTAGAGCTTTCGGACACCGTGGTTGGGTCACGGTTCGATTCTTGCCTGACCAAAGTCCCACTTGGCTCCCTCCACTCTTTTAAGGAAGAGATATACGAGAAAATTCAAGATCTCGAAGGAAACTTGATTGTCAAGGAATATCCAACAAAATCTTCGAGTGTCAATACACTAAAGCATCATTTGGAAAAAATGAAGAACCGGGACTTTACTCCGGATGTGATAATCGTCGATTATGCGGACCTTTTGAGGCCATCTTCAAATTTAAGAGAGAAAAGGCACGAATTGGAGACTATTTATGAGCAGTTGAGAGCCTTGGCGCAAGTACACAAATGCTGTGTATGGACTGCTTCCCAGACAAATCGTTCTGGGCTAAATGCCGAAGTTATCACTATGGAATCAATATCAGAGGCCTTTAACAAATGTTTTGTCGCAGACTTTATTTTTTCAATATCCAGGACCGCCGAGGACAAATTGAATAACGAGGGTCGTATCTTTATAGCCAAAAACAGAAATGGAGTTGATGGAGTGGTGTTCCCAATCTATATGAACACATCTAACATCACCATTAAAGTCCATCCAAGTACCGGGGAGACTATCGGGGAAGTCAAGCTGGAGGCCAAGAAGCGCCAAGAAATAAAAATGAAAGAAAAGTATGCAAGATGGAAGGAGAAAAAATAGATGTCAATAAATACACTTCAAGAATATACAAGAATAGCAAAGTACGCCAAATACCTGCCAGATGAGAACCGTAGAGAAACCTGGAAGGAGCAAATTGGCCGCGTTTTTGATATGCACCGGGAGGTTTTCTGTGATTTCCCCGAAGTCCTTCCTTATATTGACGAGGCCGAATCGGCCGTACTTCGAAAGGAGATTCTGGGTTCGCAGAGAATCCTTCAATTTGGTGGCACTCCGATCATCAAGCACAACGCTAGGGTATATAATTGTGCATTCGGGCATATAAGCAGAGTGAAGGCGTTTTCAGAGTTAATGTACCTTCTGCTGTGTGGTTGCGGCGTGGGATTCTCAGTGCAGCGCCACCACGTCGCTCAACTGCCACCGATCGCCAGGCCAAGCCGCCGCCGCAAAAAAACATTTGTAATTCCTGATTCAATTGAGGGCTGGGCAGATGCTATTGGAGTCCTGATGAGCAGTTATTTCGGCTCGGATAAGAGGTTTGATGAATATATCGGCACAACTGTAGAATTCGACTATAGTCAGATCCGGCCAGAAGGATCTGAACTAAGCTCCGGCGCAAAAGCCCCAGGCCCCGCGGGCCTAAAGCGCTCTATAAATAAAATACGAGAGGTCTTCGAGGATAGGTTGGGCCCTGCTGATCGAGAAACCGCTCGCCCAATCGACGTATATGATATTATAATGCACTCTGCAGACGCAGTGATCTCTGGTGGTGTACGCCGATCGGCAACAATAGCTCTATTCTCCGCAGATGACGAGGAAATGGCAAAAGCGAAAACTGGCAACTGGTTCATGGAAAACCCGCAGCGCGGCCGCTCTAATAACAGTGCCCTTTTGCTGCGCAACGAAACATCGAAAGAGGATTTTGCTAATCTGATTAATTGGGTGAAAGAATTTGGAGAGCCTGGATTTGTGTGGGCAGACAATAAGGAGATGGGCTTCAATCCGTGTGTGGAGATAGGACTCTACCCAATTGACGAAACTACGGGTGAAGCCGGCTGGCAATTTTGCAACTTGGCCGAGATAAACGGCAAAAAAGCTTCTACTCCCGAAAAATTTTATAATGCTTGCCGATCTGCGGCGATTATCGGTACTTTGCAGGCAGCATATACTCATTTTCCATACTTGAGCGAAGCTACCGGTAGAATCACCCGCAGAGAGGCCCTCCTCGGAGTCTCTATAACCGGAATGATGGACAATCCAGAAGTTCTTTTTGATTCACAAGTTCAGAGAAAGGGCGCAAAGATTGTAAAAGAAACTAACAAGATTATCGCTGATATAATAGGGATCAATCAAGCTGCTAGAACCACATGTGTGAAGCCTGCTGGATCAACTTCTTGCATTCTGGGTACCGCCTCCGGCATTCACCCCCATCACGCCAAGAGATATTTCCGAAGAGTCCAGGCAAATGTGCAAGAAAATCCCGTGAGGCACTTCAAGAAATTCAACCCTAGAGCAGTAGAGCAGTCAGTGTGGGATCCGAATAAGGTTACAGAAGTTATTACATTTTTGTGCGAGGTACCACCAGGGGCAAAAACAAAAAATCAAATAGGCGCAAGCGATCTGTTGGAAAACGTAAAACTCACTCAGCAAAACTGGGTTAGATATGGCGCAAATAAGGATTTGTGTGTAAAACCATGGCTATCACACAACGTCTCCAATACGATCCACGTCAGGGACGAAGAATGGGAGGATATTACTGACTATATTTTTAAAAATAGGAAATATTTTGCTGGAATCTCCTTGATTCCAAATTCAGGCGACAAGGATTACCCTCAAGCTCCTTTCTGTGCCGTTCCTTATCCAAACGATATCCTGAGAACCTACGGCGCCGGCTCCTTTTTTGCCTCCGGTATTATCGAGGGAGCCATCTATTCGTTCGACGGCGACCTGTGGGCAGCATGCGACTGTTTGCTGGGGGTCGGAGTTCCACTTCACGAGGTAGACCTCGTCAAACGAGATTGGGCCCAGTCTGCCATTAAATTTTCAGACAGTCATTTTTCTGGAGATGTAAGAAAGATGACATATTGTCTAAAAGACATCTATAATCTTAAACTTTGGGAAAAGTTATCCCAGGAATACTGCGATGTAGACTGGACCCTTATGATAGAGAAAGATGATAACGTAGATTTTCAGCAAGATTCTGCTTGTGCAGGCGGAGCTTGCGAAATGCCAGAAGAATATTTAGAGGCGATAAGAAGCCATACAAACACAGGAGAATAATAAATGTTTAAGCCATGTAACCGTTATTTGATGATCGAGAGAACCCCCCAGCAGGAAAGCGAAAACCTAATAGCCCTCCCAGAGGGAGTTTTTAAGCCTGAGTCAGTTCACGAAAAAGTGAGAATTAAAGCCATTTCCTCTGACGTCCGACCGCCTTTGGCTGCTGATCAAGAAGCAGTAGTTTTGAGCAAAATGATAGAAGAGGTGGAATTTGACAATAAAACTATCTATTTAGTATTAGAGAATTATGTATTAGGCATAATAGGAGGATAATACAGATGACTACGAGTAATAAAGCTTTCCTTATTTTGATAAAAGATCTTATCAAAGAGGAAATGGAAAAGAAGCAGACTTTGCTTGAGGCTCCCTACTCAGGAAAGATGGACGAAATCTTGGTTGAGAAGCTGAATATTATTTTTAATAACAAGAAAAGCAAGTAATCAAGGAGCGGGACCTCTGTGGTCACCTCATCAACATCCTCGAAAATAGACAAACATGTCCACTATCATGAAAAGGTGGTAATCGGTTCAGGATTGAATTCTTTGCTGTATGCTTTTCTGGGTGGGCATTCCTGTATTTATGTTGGTGGAACCCCTCCATTTCGATTTGATTACGATGCGGAGTTCGGTAGAATGGGGCTCCTTGGCGTAAAGTCTGGAAATTTGCGTCAAATCTGGGAAAGGTTAATCTTGGCCCTATCTCTCGGCGGCCAACTCCCCATGGCAAATAAAACCTATTCGATAAATATACAAGATAACGTGATAAAAGCTTTCACCAACAATTCCAGACTAGGTAGGTTTCATTTTGATAAGCTTGTTATATTTGATGACAAGCTGCTCCGCGGCCTTCCCCCGATTACACGACGAGTGTCTGGAAAATCAAAGGTGATAGATTGGTACGACGTTCGTTCGGGCATGGAGCACGAGCATGACTTTTTCGAGACAGCAGAAGATTTTGTAAAAGAAATATACTTCTATCCATCCGATAGGTTTGGAAATCAGAAATCCGATAGAGTCAGAAAAGACCTGGTAGCAGTATCTTATTTAGAAGAGGATCAAATAAAGAATTTCGAATTCTCAGACACAATGGCTAAATTTAAGATTCTGAAAATCATGAAAGAACTCGGAATAAAGGGCGCCCGAAACGGAAGGGACACATATAACCCAAATATATATCGATATTACTCTCCGAAAATCGAATCCGTCGAGAGACAAGTCATACCAAACGTAAGAAACTACTACCAGCAAGATGATAGATTTGAGTTTCGCTACGATACACCGAAAGAAATTTTAGAGAACTTTGAAAACAATCCAAACACATATTCTTTTAAAATAAGTGAGTTTTTTGTTGACAAATAGACGAGGCTGTGATATACTTTATTTGTAAGAGGAGGTAAAGTTGAGAAAATTTGCTAGATTTGTGGTTGACTTATTGGCCCTTCGGCCTATTCGAAAAATAGATATTCTACTTTCGATATTTCTCGCCATAATAGTGGGAACAGGCGCAACAAAGCTAGTAAATTTTATGATACGAAGAATGCCGGAGCATATTCCGGAGGGCTTAGAGAGGGCGAATGACATACTTAGAACTGCTGATGGTCCTTTGCTATTATCGTTCTTATTCGGGGTCTGTGTTTTTGCCCCGATTCTGGAAGAAGTAATTTTTAGAGGAATTTTGTGGTGGCCCATTGAGAAACTAGTTTCGAGCAATGTGGCACTCGTTGTTACTTCGGTGTTGTTTTCTTTAGCACACGTAGACCTTATTCATGTACTGGCTGTTTTCCCCCTGGGGGTCCTTTTTGGAATCTTAAGGAAGCGCTCAAAGAGTATTTGGCCAGCAATCATCGCTCACGCCGCAAATAATACGATGGCTTCTTTAAGTTTGATCTTTTGAGGCACGGGTCACTACTTAGTGACATGGGACACTTGGAAGACATAGGTGAGACATACTTTGAACACTTGCGCCACGCATTTGAAATTGGTTCCGTTCTGCTTCTATCTTCTTTCGCCCAGCTTTTTCACTCTTTTGTTCCTGACTTTCATCCTCCTTATGGATCGGATGTTGACTCACTAATCAAGTTTCTGGAGTCGAAAAAGGCAGGAAACCGCCATGATTAAAAAGCCAATTATAGTAAGAAATAGCAGAATCCCAGCTTTGTTGAGTTGGGTGATCAAAATATATGCAATCACATTGTTTCCATTTGTTTTTATTCGAGACCACGGAGATGAGGTTACGATTACTCACGAAACAATCCACCATCATCAATACTTGGAAACTCTCGTTATAGGCTTCCCAATTATCTATCTTGCTGATTGGCTCGTGGGCCTCATAAAATACCGTGATTCAGAGAAAGCATATTATCAGATTCGATTTGAACAAGAAGCCTACAACAATGATCTTTACGAAGATTACTTAGAAAAAAGAAAGTTGTTTTCTTGGTTGAAATATAAAATTTAATTTATACAAGAGGTGAGAAATATCTGCTTATCATCTATCGGGAATAGTTCCAGTTTCAGGTCAGCCACTTGATTTCAGGATGGATTGGCACGATTCGATGATGCCGATCGCCCCAGACTATCTGGCGGTCGAACGTGCTGTGTACGAGTGCGCCTGGGCTGGCTGCGAGACTATTTGGATTGTTTGTAACGATGATATGGCGCCGCTGATCCGCCACCGGCTGGGGGAGTGGATTCATGATCCTGTTTGGATTGGGAGAAGGCTCGATCCATATCCCTCCCAGACAAGAAAGCAAATTCCAATATTTTACGTGCCAGTCCGTGCAAAAGATATTGGAAAGAGGGATTGCTTGGCTTGGAGTGTTTTGCACGGCGCTGTCACTGCTTTCGAAATCTCTGCTCGCTTGAGCAAATGGGTGATACCAACAAGAAACTATGTTGCTTTCCCTTACGGAGTTTATAATCCGGAGATCCTCCGAGAACACAGAAAAAATATCTCCAGTGCCAGACCGTTCATGCTAGCCCGCAATGGCAAGACCGTTCAGGATGGAGAATATCTCGGTTTTACCTTTGATAAAGACGATTTTGTGGCATCGCGCCGAAAGATTCGCGAGGGCACAGGGAAATATAATTCCAAAGTTCTAGAAGACGGCTTATATCCCAGGGAGAAGCTGCCAAAAGAAGAAAGATACTCTGCGCGCTATTTTTCCCTTGACAAAATCTTCAAATCTGTTATAATAGATATAGAAAACAAAGTAGAAGTCCCATGGTATCACAACATAGATTCTTGGGATGGTTATTGCAATTACTTGGGATCAGAAGAGCGAAAGCTGGTTGAAAGACCTCACCCAATCTTTATGAAATACCACGAATGGAATGAAATAGGAGTTGATGATGAAAGCTGAGAATTTGAGGGAAGCCAGGCAGATAGAGCAATATGGGCTCACTGGAGATCCAAAAGAGGGCCGCGGCGCCTGTTGGCTCCCAGACGCCGCATTCTTGGGTGGCGAACCCATAGAGCTTAAGACGGGCCAAAGAAGGCGCCGCAAGGATGGCTCATGGGGGTCAGGCCAATTCTCTACAACCAGAAATTATACCTTGAGGTGCCTCAATTCGAATGCATATGCCAAAAATGTACATTGGGTGCTGACATATTATGATAAAAATAATGACAGCCAGTTCTATGAGCATTGGTATTGCGCACCAGGCTGGCTTGAGGGATGGCAAAAACAACAACAGTTCAAATTAATGTACGGTAAAGAGACTCGTCTGAAAGAACTGCTGCATGCTGCAGGCCCAACTGACCTACGCGACATTCTTATTAGGAAAATTCACCTGAATGATCCAAAGATTTCCTCGACATACATCGAGAATAATCCCCTGTGCGTTCAATTCGATGGCACACCAGAGGGATTATTGGAAGCGAAAGAAAAACTAGAAATAGGAGTAGATGATGAAACTAATGAGTAACACAAAAAAGCAGTTGGTGATTTTGCTAGAGGGGCATCAGCACAAGCTGTCGACTATTCAGATGTCCGCAGGGCGCTTGCGAAAAGAGATTTTTGATTTGAATCTTGACGCGGAAACACGACAAAAAGTCATTGCCAAGATTGATAAACATATTGACAATTTAGCTTAGGGAATATCAATGAAAAAAAAGAACACCACTATTCCGTTTGTGGGTCTTCATGCGCATTCCGTAGCTGGATCCATTTTCGATGCCCTGGGATATCCCCAAGAACATATGGACTTTGCCTATGAAAATGGTATGGATGCCTTGGCCCTCACGGATCATGGAAATTTAAATGGCCTTCCCCACCAAGTGCTTCACGCCAAAAAGATGAAGGACGCTGGAAAAGAATTCAAGCCTATTTTCGGAGTAGAGGCGTATTTCCTTCCTTCCCTGGATGAGTGGAGGGAGGATTACGAGAAGGCCAAAGAGGATAAGAAGAAGAGGAAGACACTGAGTAAAGATGTCACTGCTACGACAGTGGAAGACGAGGAAGCCTCAAAGAAGAGTGTAAGAAACATTCTTAATCGCCGCCGCCATCTCATTCTGTTGGCACAAGACCAGGAGGGCTTGAATAACCTTTTCGCAATGATCTCAGAATCCTTTGGTCCGGATAATTATTATCGCTACCCTCGTGTCGATTACAAGACTCTAAAAAAGTATTCTAAGGGCGTCATAGGCGCATCTGCTTGTCTGGGTGGTGTGTATGCTGGTAACTACTGGGAAAACCGCGAGGAAGGCGAGTTAGCGGTCCTTAGCGCCATGCGTGAGACTACAAAACAAATGATTGATGTCTTCGGTGACCGCTGGTATGGCGAACTTCAATGGAACAATATTCCAGAGCAGCACGAACTTAATAAATACATTATCAAAATGCATGAAGAGTTTGGGATTGAATTAGTCTCGACCTCCGACTCCCACTACCCAAACCCAAATGCTTGGAGAGACCGGGAGCTTTATAAAAAACTTGGCTGGCTTGGCAAGCCCCGCCCAGGTTATGAGAGTTCTGAGCTTCCGTCAGGAGTCGAGGAGATTGGTTATGAGCTTTATCCCCGCAATGGCAATCAGATGTGGGAGGCATACAAGAAATATTCAGAATCCTGCGGCGTTGAATACGATGACGATTTGGTGATGAATTCAATTACCAATACATATCGTATCGCCCATGAAAGAATCGAAGACTTCCTCCCAGATAATACAGTTCGACTTCCAGACTTTGTTATTCCCGCGGGAGAGACAGCAGACTCAGCCCTCGAAAAATTCTGTATCGAGGGCCTCCGAGGCCTAGGACTACACATTAAAGAGGAATATACTGACCGCTTGCGCATGGAGCTTGAGGTCATCTCTGATAGGGGTTTCTCCAAATATTTCTTGACGATGAATCAGGTTAGCCAGAAGGCAAATGAAGTGATGCTCGCTGGCCCAGGCAGAGGTTCTGCTGCAGGCTCCCTTGTTGCGTATGCTCTGAATATTACGCAGGTCGACCCACTCAAATACGGCCTACAGTTCTCTCGATTCATGCGGTCAGACGCGACCGACTATCCCGATATCGATTACGATGTGGCAGATAGTATGGGATTGAAGGAGATACTGATTAGAGAGTGGGGAGAGGATAAAGTTGCTCCAATCTCAAACTGGAACACTCTCCAGCTTAAGAGTCTTATCAAGGATATCTCCAAATTTTATGGGATATCTTTTAGCGAAGTAAATGATGTGACATCTGTCATGATGACTGAGGCCATCGGCCCAGCTAAAATGAAACACGGCATCAAGACTGGGATTTACAATCCAACCTTCGAAGAGGTGATGGAATTCAGTAGCACGCTCAAGGGCTTCTTGAGCCGATATCCACACGTAAAGACCCACGTTGAGGTTCTTTATGGTCAGGTCCGATCCTGTTCCCGTCATGCAGGCGGCATCGTGATCGGGGAAGATCTGAATAGCAGGATGCCACTCATTAACTCTGGGGGTGTCCGACAAACCCCATGGTCTGAGGGGCAAAACGTTCGCCACTTGGAGCCCATGGGCTTCATCAAATTTGATGTTCTTGGGCTTTCTACTCTTAAGATGATTGACGGAGCGATCTATCATATTCTCCGACGCCATCATGGCATTGAGAATCCAACATTCGAGGACATTAAAAGCTTCTATGATAAGAACTTGCATCCGGACGTGATGGATTTCAGCGATCAGAAGGTGTATAAGAACATATTCCATGCTGGGAAGTGGGCAGGAGTCTTCCAGTTCACTGAAGCTGGAGCCCAGAGATTCTGCCAACAAGCGAAACCGACAAACTTGATTGACCTCGCAGCTATTACTTCCATCTACCGCCCCGGCCCACTAGGCGCCAATGTTCACAACGATTACGTTGAGGCTAGAAATAATCCACATCGAATAAATTTCTTCAATGACGAGCATCGCTCCGTGACGGAGGAGACATTCGGATTCCTAATCTTTCAAGAGCAGATTGCAGAATTGGCACATCGGCTTGGAAAAGATTTATCTCTCGATGAGGGGAATGCACTGCGCAAGGTCTTGACGAAGAAAGGGACAGGAAAGGAGGCTCAAGTTAAGAAGGTCTTGCGATCAAAATTCCTGGATGGGTGTGAAGAGCGAGGTTTACAGAGCGGGACTGGTGAGGGACTTTGGAAAACATTCGAATACTTTTCTGGCTATGGTTTCAATAAATCTCACGCCGTATCATATTGCATCATTTCATTCCAGTGTGCATGGTTACTTAACTATTATCAGGTGGAGTGGCTCGCAGCTTTTCTGGATAAAGAGCCAGAGACTCGAAAAGAGAGGGCTATCAATGTGGCCAAGTCTTTCGGCCTTGAAATCAAGAGCCTCAATGTTAACTCATCCGGCCGGGTGTGGGAAATTTCCGATGATGGGAAAACCCTGATCCAGCCACTGTCCTCAATCAAGGGCCTGGGAGATGCTGCTATTGATCAGATAACCCTCAATCGCCCGTTTAATACCGTGGAAGAGTTCCTGTTCAATGAGAGCATTACTTATTCTAAATTGAACAAAAAGAGTCTTGACGTGCTCTGTCGTAGTGGGGCCTTGGACTGCCTCGTCGACAAGAGGTTTACTGGCGCCAAACACTTTTGGACGGCAATCTGCATTGATCGCCCACGAAAGGAAAAGAATCTGATAGAGAACATTGAGAATCCAGTCTATTCTGAAGAAGGTGATTTTTCTGACGAGGAGAAGATAGGATACTTGGTACAGTTGACTGGGGTATTTCCTTTCAACAAAGTCATGAAACCAGAAATATACAAACAATTAAATGAAGCTTTTATTCCGCCCATCGCGAATTACGATCCAGAGCTTTGCGAAGTGGTGTGGTTTATTCCCCGAACAGTGACAACGAAGAGGACAAAAAATGGAAAGCCGTATTGGATCCTTGAAGTTGTCGATGACACGAACACCCTAACTCGCATTCGATGTTGGGGAGTACAGCAGTATGATAGGATTCATATCAATAAGCCATACATGGCAAAATTAGAGTATAACGAGAAGTGGGGTTTCTCGACTCGAAGCCTTCGAAGAAATTTTAGAGTTTTAGCTTGACACGATAAGGGATGTGTGATATATTAATAGAGTATACAGAGGAGAGTGTAATGAAATTTACGAACGTAATTACTAAGATTGAGTTTAGTCAAGAAGACATCCGAACCGCGCTAGCCGATTATGTGGATTTGAACCATCATCGCCCTGGTTTGGCAGATAGTATTCGCAAGAATAAATTTAAAGTCACAGAGTCTCCAAACGGAAACTTTAGTATCAAAGTACTCTCTGTAAAATAAGTTTTTAATTTGGAGTTTAGATGTTACAAATCGACATTATTTTGGGAGTGCAGCATGGTGACGAAGGAAAAGGAAAGGTCACCCATCACTTATTGAACGGGGGAGATTATACTCACTGTATTCGCTACAATGGAGGCTGCAACGCTGGTCACACAATCTATCATAACGGGAAAAAGTTCGTCACACACCATATTCCGGCCGGCGTCTTCTTTGGAGTAAAAAGTATAATTGGCCCAGGATGTATCGTTGATATTGATAAATTCTTTGAAGAGATCCAGATGCTGAGGGATGGCGGAATCGACGTCGATAGCAAAATATTTATTGCTAAAAATGCACACGTCATACAGGGGAAGCACACCGACGCTGACGCGAATGAGATTCGCCTAGGCACCACCAGGACGGGCAATGGTCCGTGCTATAGCGATAAGTATGCCAGGGTTGGTTCGCGCGCAGAATCGTTTGCTCGCCTTGTGCCTTACCTCGTCGATATGTACGAGGAATTTTATATTGCGAACAGTAACGCTACAGTTTTGTGCGAAGGGGCCCAGGGCTTCGCTCTCGACGTCGATTGGGGAGACTATCCGTATGTCACCAGCAGCCATTGTACTACAGCCGGAGCCCTCCTGAACGGTTTCCCTCCCAAGTCAATACGGAGTGTTTATGGTGTTGCAAAAGTATACGAAACTTATGTCGGTTCAAAGAATTTCCAGCCAAGCAGAGAGGTATTCGAAAAGATTCAGGCTGTCGGTAAAGAATATGGAGCCACTACTGGCCGAAGACGCCAATGTAACTGGATGAATTTGAGCACCCTAAACCGAGCCTTGAAGATAAACGGAGTGGATCACCTAATAATCAACAAACTTGATGTGTTAGAGGAGGTCGGAGAATGGGCCGTAGAAATCGGATATCCGGAAAACAGTTCTATGTTATCTTTCTGTAACAAAGATCAGTTCTGTGATTACATTACTCGATATTTTGACGGAGTGGATATTACTTTTTCCTCAAGTCCGGAGAGAATCTGAGTGAGGGTAAAATATCCGACACTCGATCTCCATGGCGAAGAACACGACCGTGCGGACTTCTTGATTGAAAAGTTTATCACAGACAATATCGATGAACTTCCGCTGAAAGTCATCACTGGATATTCTGAGTTTTTTATCGATAAGACAAAAGAAATTGTCAAGAAGCTAAATCTTTTCTGCTACAAAGAGAATTATACAAATGATGGTTGTTGGATTATTCTTCGTAGTCCATGGTTTTGAGAGAGTGAGAAAATAATGATTATTGTTAATTTAAATCTTGACACATCATGCAGGGTATGTTATATTATAAGAACAAATGAGAGAGGTGACCAGAAACAGAGAAAACAAATGGGTAACAGTGTGATCCCAGGGTGAGTCCGATATCGGCTCCGAAACAACACTAAAACAATATTAGTTATTTAAATAGGAGAAAGACAATATGTCTATTAAACTAAGTGGCCAGTTCGGCCAGCACCGCAAATCCAACTTGACATCGCAAATCTCTGGAGAACCTCCTGAGTATGGGATAGTATCTGTAGAAATTCAGGGGGATATCAATCGCGACACAAAAGCCAGCCTCATCAAGAAATATCTGAAGAATGGCTGGGACTGGAACAAGTTTGTCCCGATCAGTGTAGCTGTTTTCCCCGAAGAGCTAGATCTACCTGATCGCCTGCTTGACGGTGACCACCGAAGACACATGTTTAAGCTATGTTTTCAGAATGCTATTGAAATTCCAGCCCTATTCTACAAGCTCGGAAGCTTGGAAGAATACCATAAGTTATTTACTGAAATCAATCACCACAATCGAAAATCAGCCACAAAGGAGGAGGTTTTCGTGCATGAGTGGTACGCTGGAGATCAAAAGGCTAAAGAAGTCGTCAAACACCTAATTGCGTGTGGCGTGTGCGTGTATGGATCTATGGACCCTGGTGGCGTCATTGGCCTGGCGGGCTCCCCGGTAGTGAAAGTCGGCGGATTCAAGCGAGCATTAAAGCGTGGCCCCAAAAACGTCAAAATGGCAGCGGCGCTCATCAAGAGAACTTGGTCCCAAGACCTGGATTACATTCCAGCCGAACTACTGGAGGGCTTGGCCCTCCTCTTTGAGTTATACCCGTCCCTCAGTAGTTCTCGATCGGTAATTTCGGCGGACTTTGAAAGGTGGTTTACATCGTCTCAGGCGTATTGCGACCATAAGACCTGCGCCACCGACATGAAGACTCTAGGTGGTAATGTGGTCAATAAGGCCTCCGCATCAATCGCTTTGGGAATCGCTAAAAGGTACCGAAATTCTTCTTCTCGTCACCCGCAGGCTGCCTCGGCCGTCAACAAGAAACGTGCCATGAAGCTGTGTCTTATTCAAGAACTCTTGGACTAAGGAGTGGCGCCTTTTTTGACGCCTCCGACAGCGGGCTTTTAAGGCCCGCTGTCATTTTTTGCTTGACAAATGTTAGCAATCATGCTATATTAGTATTATAACTTAGGAGAAAGTATGGCTTCACGACACTTATCTAACCGAGAAAATTGGCAAGCGCGCGCTAATGTGGTAGGCAGCACCGGCGAGACAGCCTTTGCGAATGCTTTGGCAGCATACTTGCCATCAAAATATTCTGTAGAACTCAAACCCCCGAAATTAAAGGTGTATCCGCAAGGAAAAGGCGTCATCCTGGACTGTCGAGTAGTCAATCGAGAGACTGGAAAGTGTCTATATGTCGAGAAGAAAACCGGAAACAAGGGCGGAAACGCCCATGAGCGTGTTTATAAATTTCTCTCTCCAGCCTTGAAGCGCCTGGTGCGATCTAAATATAATACTGTATCCAATCCATTTTATCTGGTTTTTTCTGGAGACACCTTTCAGGGAGAAAAATATCAAAATGAATTCAAGTTGCTCCTCGAAGGAGAAAACTACGCCGTCATGGATCGTGATTTTGGGAATATCGAGAAAGTAGCAAAAGACATTATGGAGATTGTCTAATGAAGCCACTGTTTATGTGGGCTGGAGGCAAGAAAAAGCTTCTCAAGAAATACGAACCACACTTGCCTGACAATTTCGAATCCTATCACGAACCTTTCTTTGGTGGTGGCGCGATGTTTGTTTGGGCTTATGACAAGAATCCTAATGCAAACTTCTATATCAACGATATCAACGAGCACATTATCAGTATTTACAGGGCAGTACGAGACGATGTGGAAATATTCTGTGCGCATTTAGACGAGCTTCAAGGGGAGTATCTTGAACTGCCTGGCCCAAAAGAGCAGGGCGGAGAGACGAACAAGGCCCTGCAGAAAAAGTACGCTCGCCCAGATAAGGGGCGAGGCCGTAGAGACTGGGAGTCAATTTACAAAGAGCAAAAGTCTCGAAGGCATTATTATTTCAAAGTTCGAGACGAGTATGCTTGGGATCACAAGAAATTAACTCCAGTCAACGAAGCTGCCATGCTGTATTTTCTAATGAAGACTGGGTTTAACGGCGTCTGGCAACTGAACAAGAACACTAACGGCAGATTCGGCACACCTTGCGGCCTAATGAAACATACTGATAAGGTATACGACAAAGAGAATGTTATGGAGTGGCATGAGGCCCTTCAGAAATGTGAAATAACTTCTGGCGACTACAAGCAAACCTTGAAAGATGTTGGTCCTGGCTCCTATATCTTCTTGGATCCTCCGTATCGCGGAGGGTTTGCGGACTATGGAACAGAGAAAGATGACAACTTCCAACAAGAAGTGGTGAATTATCTCAATGCTGCAGCGGCCCGCGGGGCATACTGCATGTTATCCAATCGTGACATGGGTGATGGATTTTTCGAGGATCGAAAAGGAAACAATCAAATTGAATACTTTGATGTAACCTATACAGTTGGGCGAAGAAAGAAAGTAGGCGTGGATGAGAATGGAAAAGATATATTCGAGGCTGTAAAAGCAAAAGAAATTTTAATGATTGGACTTGACAAAGAAAGCTAAACGTGTTATATTAATAATATAAACAAAACAGGAGTGTTAAATGGGAACTGGATTTGAAATTTTTGAAAACGTAGTTGGTATTCATCAAGAAGTTGAGGATGTCGATATGTCAACAAAAGAAGAAAAGATGTTGGAGTATGTTCGAGAACTTCAGAAGATCGAAGATCAGATGGAGCCACTGAAGGAGATGAAGCGCCAACTAAAGACTGACTTTAAAGAAGCTGATTGGCTCACTGGAGATGAAATTTCCATGACAGTTAAAGCGTATCGAATGCTCAAGACAAAAGACTTTGACTTTGATGAGTTTAGTAACGTCTATGAATCACTTGCGAAGATTGCCGGGAAGGTATAATGATTTTAGAATATTACCGAACACGGCCGAATGCTATTCCCCCAACCCGCGCAAATCCATCAGACGCGGGATTGGATGTGTATTATAATCCAGAACAGCCCCAGGAATTGGGGTTGAATCTGCGCCCAGGCGAGAGTAAACTGTTTCCCACTGGTCTTAAATTCGGAGTGCCTCATGGCTATATGCTGGAGGTGAAGAACCGCAGCGGCAATGCTTCAAAGCGTAGCTTGCTTGTCGGCGCCTGTGTTATCGATTCTGGGTACGATGGCGAGGTTTTCGTCAACTTGCACAATGTGGGTACTGAAACACAAATGATCGAGCGAGGGACGAAGATTGCCCAAATCGTCATGGTGCCGGTCGTACATTTCCGAGCACTGGAGACATCAACTGATAATCTTTATGAGTGGTACCCGATCACGATGAGCAATCGCGGGGATGGCGCTCTGGGGTCTACTGATAATACGCCATCGCAAGATTTGACAACAAAGGATGTCGACCCATTTACTATCCCAAAAAGCTGGGAGCTAGGAGATCCCACATGAGAATCAAAGAGTGTCTATCATATGACGATGTGCTGCTCGTACCGAAGTATTCTGATATCGTATCTCGATCTGAAGTTGATACTTCTGCGTGTCTATCTCCTGACCTGATTTTTAAATTGCCGATCATCTCTTCTCCGATGGACACTGTCACGGAGGAGGAGATGGCAACAGCTATGGGTTCTGTTGGCGGTCTGGGGATCATTCACAGATATAATTCCATCGATGATCAGTGTGGTATGGTAATACGCGCCAAGTTCCACGACAACGCCGCTCCTGTGGCAGCAGCCATCGGCATCAGCGGTGACTACCAGGAGCGCGCCCACGAACTAGTACGCGCCGGCGCTTCGATTTTATGTCTGGATGTTGCCCATGGGCATCATATTCTCATGAAGGACGCTCTTACTAGTATTAAATCAATGTTCAATGACAGCGTCCATATTATGGCTGGAAATGTCGCAACCAAATCCGGATTCGAAGATCTGGCTCATTGGGGCGCCGATTCTGTCAGGTGCAATATCGGAGGGGGTTCCATATGTTCCACTAGAATTCAAACAGGCCACGGAGTTCCCGGCTTACAAACACTGCTTGACTGCTTCGATTCTGCCACTGACCGCGATGTTAAGATTATTGCTGACGGAGGTATCAGAAACAGCGGAGATATAGTGAAGGCCCTAGCAGCAGGAGCAGATTTCGTCATGGTAGGCTCACTCTTATCTGGAACAGAAGAGACGCCAGGCCCGGTCATTCGAGGAAAAGACGGAAGAAACTTTAAGACATATCGGGGGATGGCCTCGCCAGAGGCACAGGTTAAGTGGCGAGGAAAGGCTAGTTCGCTTGAGGGAATCTCGACAATGGTTCCTCACCGCGGCTCAGTCATCCCAATCGTTGAGGAACTTGCTGTCGGTATTCGCAGCGGTCTATCCTACTCCGGATCTAGGAGTATTCTGGAATTGCAATCGAAAGCCGAGTTTATAAAGCAAACGTCATCTGGAATTGTCGAAAGCAATACCCATATTGATAGAAAGTTTAATGGCTGATTACGGAAAAAGAGAGAAGCGGATAAGCTTCATGGATACTGATAAGCGAAATGCAGATCTGAGAATCAGGCTCAAGAACGATGGCCTGACAAAGACAAAATTCTTCAGAGCTATCTTATCGGGGTATTTGGAGAGAGATCACTTGATTATATCCTTCGTTGACAAAATAAAAGATACCCAGTCGATTCAGAGTTCGTCAAAAGCTTCGGTAGTCAAGACTCTGGAGGAGAAGGGGAAAGAAAATAAGAGAAAATTTGGACTAGGAGATGAAGAGATTCAGAGCATCTTCGATATCCTGGAAAAAGAACATCCGGAATTATAAACTTTTGGGTTTTTTAAAAAACAAAATACTATTTATTAGTGATTATATACTGCTCTTGGTATATCTAAGGAGATCTTAAAATGAGCAAAAAACTTTTGAACGAGTCAACTATTCGTCGTTTTGGACAGTTGGCCAATGTGGACTCTTCCCTTGTTTCCAATTTCATTCATGAAATGGTAGGAGAGGTTGAAGTTGAAGAAGAACTACCCGGCGAAGAAGAACTACCCGGCGAAGAAGAACTACCCATGGACCTCGGCGATGACCTCGGCGATGACCTCGGCGATGACCTCGGCGGTGACCTCGGCGGCGACCTCGGCGGTGAGCCAGCAGACCTCGCTTCCAAAGTGATTCAAGCTGTGGCAGATGCCCTGGATATTCAAGTCGACATCGTTGGCGGCGCTGAAGGCGATGACCTTGAAGTGGCCGATGACGAACTAGGTGACCTTGAAGTGGCCGATGACGAACTAGGTGACCTTGAAGTGGCCGATGACGAACTAGGTGACCTTGAAGCAGGAGACGACCTCGAAGAGAACGCTGCTTCGCAGCAGTCTTTCGACGCTCTCGTGTCGGCCGTCTTGCAGGAAATCGAAGCAGCCAAGACCGCTGATAGTGCCGAGATCACAGAGGCCGCCGACACCGACGACACCGACGACACCGCCGATGCAAATGAGGCAGTAGTCCAAGAGGTTCTGCGCCGAGTCAAGTCGAGAATTTCGAGTCTTCGTAACAAAAAAGCTTAAAAACACCTTGTGTTTTAAAATGGTGCCACGATCTTAAATTTCCTCACAGGTGATAATCGTGGCATTTTTGTATCTTGGGGGTGGTGAGTGGAAAATATTCTGATCTTTGCTTTTGGCCTAGTAGCAGGCGTAATCTTTTACAGGGCTGCAGTAATCCTCGGCGCCGCATGGATGGGCGCCCTGATGTTTCGAATGGTGGAGTTGCAGTGCCTACAATTGTTGGCCCTGTCTCTTGAGGACGCTGCCTTTATGAAACAGGCGCGCCGCCAAATGATGGAGAAGACACGAATCTACGACAATAACCAAATAAGAATAATAAAGAATGAGGACCACTACAATCTTCAAAGCTGGAAGAGCAATTCTATTCGACGACTCATCGATAGGTACCCAGAGGCTTACCAGCGTTCTTTGAAGTATAGTAACTGGGATACTGCAATGAAATATTTGGATTCCCATATGGAAAAAGTACTTGACAGATAAAATAAATTATGATATACTTATTTATAGATAACAAAGGAGAGGAACATGGAAGCGGTCGCGTGGAAACACTTCAGAAGTGGTAAAGATTATTTTTATGTTATTCAACTAAACGGTATAAAAGGTACCCGACAAAAGAAGGAGATCGAAAAGTTTTTAAAAGATTGGAACCTACATGGCGAAGGATTTAATCCAAAGGATAAAAGGATGACGCTCCTCTTCCAGAAGAGTTTTGACAGCGACGAAAGTTGGAAAAGTTGGGCACAGCTATTTCCCTATACTCTCGTGGAACTCGGAAAGAGTGGGAAAAAGAAACCATATAAATTAGGTCTGGATTACATCAATTCACCCAGGAGAAGAAAAAATGTCCGTTGAAGAAGAAGAAGAAGAGCTTAGCCCAGAGGTTTCCGAAGAAGAAGAGCCTGTACCGCAACCACCGTCCGAACTTCGAGTTCTTGGCTTATTCGGTGATATTTCTGAGAAAAAAGCAGAAGAAGTTATTTACGCTTTGATGTTATTACTCCACGAGGAAAGCGAGGGTATTGATATGCTCATCTCCTCAGCCGGCGGCTCAGCAACCGATATGTTTGCTATTTATGACGTCATGCGAGGAATTCGTGACGTCGTAGACGTTAGCACTATCGGTCTGGGAAAGATAATGTCTGCAGCAGTCTTATTGTTGGCAGCAGGCACCAAAGGGAAGAGGAAGATAGGCAAATACTGTCGAGTCATGCTTCATTCAGTAATCTCTGGGACTTCCGGCAGCTTGCATGACTTGGATAACGAGATGAAAGAAGTGAGATATACTCAGGATCAATACATTGAAGTTCTGTGCAAGGAAACCAAGCTCTCCGAAGAACAGATTAGGGAGATGTTTTCTAGAAACGTCAACGTGTACCTGACAGCAGAAGAGGCAGTCGAATATGGAATTGCCGATGAGATAGTGTAAGGAGACAAAAACTATGGCGGTAATTAAAGGACTACATGCAAGACTGATAGCCGAAAGATTAAGCGTAATCATGAAAAAGAAAGGATATGTTTTTTTTGACAAGGGATCTTTTAACGTGAACATCGTTGGCGTGAGGTCAGGAGAGAGCAAGGCTAACAAATTCGATGACATGATCTTGCTGGTGTACCGAAACAAGAAGGGCACCTGGGAGGTAGTTTCATCGACCGCCACTACGGACCCTGGGAAACATTACCTAGTAGACAGCCCAGTCAACGACCGAGGGACTGCCATTTTGGTGCCGAACCAATACAGGGGAGTGTATCGCGTGGATATTCATGCGAAAAGCAATAAGAATTTCGCCCACGAGGCTTTGTGTCAGAGGGGCGGAGTACTTTCTGTATGGCGCGACAATAACCGGGATGATATTCTTGACCACAATCCAGAATCAATCGAGGAAGGCTGGTTTGGTGTGAATATTCATCGCAGCAAGTCTTCTGGCGCGGCTAACTATGTGGGAGCTTACTCAGCCGGATGCCAGGTTTTTAAAAATAGTACAGACTTTGACACCTTCATGGATGTCGTTAACAAGTCTAAAGATAAATATGGCAACAGTTTTACTTACACTCTTTTGGAAGAAGAGGATTTTGAGGACTAATTAGTAGTATGGACGAACTAGATATATTAATTGAAAACCAACGCAACAAGAAAAATTCTATGGAGTCTGAAGAGTTCATCAGGTTTGTCGAAGAGACACTTGATAAATTCTATGACGATTTGCCCCGCACTAAAACATTGACGGAGGGCGCCCTCCATGAGGACTTCGAGAAGGGAAAAGAATTTCTATTGACTCTCCCGAAATTCGCACCCAATGAAAACTGGGGAAAGCCAGGGTCTGCCGACCGAGAAGCGGTCAATAGAATCTTTAATGCTATCGGCGGTGGAGCTACTCTCGAAGAGAAGTTGAATTTTTTAGCAGCTATTGGAAAAGAAGAATCTGGAATAACATCTCCACGTCGAATAATATCGAGCCTGATAATCCTAGAATCTCTATCATCTATATTGACAAGTTTCCAGCCATCACCAGCGGGTTTTGTATTTGAGGCTTTCCTTGCAGCACTTCTGAGGGGAGCACAAATCCCCGCAGCCTCCGCCGACACGATCGCCGACTTGGAGGCGTTCACCCATATCCCCTCTTCAGGCAATGCCCCGGCGAAAGAGCGAAAAGGATTATCGATAAGCCTTAAGTTACTTGCTCCTGGGACGGCAATCGAGGGAAGTTACACCGACCTCATAGATTCCCTGAATAAGTCGGGCTCAATGACATATGTGATCGCGAGGAAGATAGGGGGAGTTCTTAAAATTGAATCTTTCGTATTCACTAGGGATAATTTCCTTAAAGCCATCAGCACGATGCAGAAGGGCGAGAGACTTAAAACAACTGCTAAACTCTTTACTCTTCCTGGGAAAACCGGCGAAGAATCTCTCAAATATCTCAACAGTCTTGAAAACTGGGGTGAGAAATACGCAGAGCTTCAAAAAACACCAGGCTATCGTGGCAAGGTTGCTCCAGCAAAGGAGGAGCCAGATAGGGATCTCGCGCTCGAACCAACAGGCAAACCCGACACCCAGTCTGTCACTACAGAATCGCAAGAGCTTTTAGCCGAGTCATTGACCCAGTGGAACGTTACCGGTGATCAGCTTAAGACGCTCGGTGACGCCGTGGTCCGCACCGAACTGGCCGAACTACCATATGCACCAGAAAAGATTTATAAAATTGCTGAAATGAGAATGAAGGCTCTCGATGCTACGTTACTAGATCTCTTTGCCGCAACAAAAAGTTTGTCCGATAACGTAAATTTATATTTCTCTGAAGAGCAGCGCAATAATGCAATCAACGCTGGACAATCCGCCATATCGGACACTACCAGAATTGCTGAGAATTTGAAATCTGGAATTGCAAAAGATAAAAAAGAAGTAAATTAGTTCTTGACATTTAGTTCAAATGTGTTTATAATATAATATACAAAACTTTTACGAGGTGTGATTTGACAAAACATTATGATTCTGGTTCGGCCATGGCCCAGAGAATCCTTGCTGGCGTTAACAAGCTAGCAGACAACGTAGCTTCCACGTTGGGCCCGCGAGGAAGGAATGTTATCCTGCAAGAGAAGAACAAAAGACCCATCATTACCAAAGACGGCGTTACTGTCGCCAACTTTGTGGATCTAGACGACCCCGTCGAGAACGCCGCCGCTCAAATAATTAAGCAGGCTGCAGAGCAAACTAACTCTGATGCTGGCGACGGTACCACTACTGCGACAGTCCTCTCCAGGGCGATTTTGAGCGCGGCACAGAAGTATATTTCATCTGGAGTACCACCGATCGAACTCCAGCGTGGAATTGAGCGAGCCGTCACAGAACTGGCCGTCGTCCTCGACGCTGCCAGCCGCCCAATTATGTCAGAGGAGGACATCGCTCATGTGGCTTCGATTTCTGCCAACAACGACAAACAGATTGGCCGACTTATAGCCCAGGCTGTATCTGCAGCGGGAAAGGATGGGGCAATAACTGTCGAAGAAGCTAGATCATTCCAGACCAGCCTGGATCTGGTTGAAGGGTTCAGGATGGATGCTGGCTACGCAGCAAGTGCTTTCATCACTGATGAGCGCCGCCGCGCCGTCTTATATGAAGATCCTATGATCCTGGTTACAGACGAGAAGCTAGATAATGTCCACGATATTCTGCCAATTTTAGAACTCGCCGCGCGCGAGGCGCGCCCACTAATCTTTGTCGCCAGCGATGTCGAAGGTCAGGCCCTCGCCGCGATGATCGTCAATGCCTTAAAGGGTGTCCTTAAGGTCGCAGCAATCAAAGCGCCAAGGTACGGCGAAGAGCGCAAAAATATCTTAAAGGATCTCGCTCTTTCGACGGGCGCAACTTTGATCACTCGTTCAAGTGGTAAGAGATTAAAAGACGTCAAACTCATAGATTTTGGAAGCGCCTCTAGGGTAGACATCACAAGGGCCCAGACCACCATCGTCGGCGGCAATGGTAATCCAGATGCAGTATCAGCAAGAATTGATAGTCTAAGGGAAGAGTTAGTCAAGGAGGATAACCTGCACGAGTGCGAAAAGCTTCAGGATAGGGTATCTCGGCTGGCGAGCGGTATCGCTATAATAAGAGTCGGCGCCTCTACAGAGATTGAGATGATAGAGAAGAAGCATCGGATCGAAGACGCACTAGAAGCAGTTCGCTCCGCCCAAATGGAGGGAATTGTCGAGGGTGGTGGAATCGCGCTCTTACGCGCCTCCTCTACTTTGGTGGTGGAAGTTGACAACGCAGATCAGTTGTTAGGGGTAGAAATAATTAAACAAGCCTCACAGGCTCCCCTGCGACAAATGGCGATTAATGCGGGTATTTCTCCGGATATTGTCTGCAAGCTTGTTCTGGAGTCCGAAACGGGCCACGGTTACGACTTTATGACCGATTCTATCGTGAATATGATGGACTCTGGTATTATCGATCCGGTGAGGGTGACCAAGACGGCGCTCCAGAATGCTGCTTCTGTGTCTGGCACGTTAATAACTACAAATTGTGCTGTGATTGAGAGTTAGCTCGCTACTTAGTATAACTAAAAAGCGGAGAAATATTATGTCAGAAGAAGAAATTAAAATAGATATTGTCGAGTTGGGTGGCAAGATAGACAGGATGATAGACAACCTACATGCCGTCCGCGAAAGATGTGATGAGATAGCGGTGTGCGTCAACAAGGTAAAGAAGGCAGTGTATGAGCCAGACCAGGGCTTGTATGCTAGATTAAGAGAACTGGAGCAGTGGAAAGAGCAAGCATCCAGGTTTCTCTGGGTCATAACGACTTCCGTAGTTGGACTAATCACTGCGACACTTTATAAAGCGCTTTTTTAAAATATAACGAGAGGTTAGAATGAGGGTTAATATAACTTATTCGGTAGATTTAAATGATATTCCACTTGAGATAGACAAGCTGCTTCGAGAGAATAAGGAATTGTTGGATAAAATAATGCAAGATTTGGAGTCGGTTTCGAAGAAGAACCCACTTGAGATTATAGAAGTAATAAACTCTTCAAGAGAATCTCTGGCAGTTTTTGATATGAGGCTGACAGAATGTAATAACATTCTTTCTGGCTTCATCGATATTCGGGCCAAGGGCTCCACTCACCAGTTTATCGAAGTCGACGAGACGGGAGGCCCCGATGACGAGGGTGTTTAAAGAAGGTGAGTATGTACATATCCCTGCTGGATCTGTTGCCTACAGACTCAGCGATACAGGCGCTGTGACATCTTTTTTCAAAGCTCGCGAGCCACTTGCCTTGATGTATTTAGGCCATCGCCGCGTCCCAGGATTCGCTGACTCAAATATCTGCGATGTCTTTTACGAGGGGAAAGTTTATTCAGTCATTGAGGAGAATGTTTATGAAATGGGAGGCAGAGATGAGTAGTACAATTGAGTTTGTTGAACTTTATAATCGATCGAGCGGCGGCACTATCAGGGACTATGGACTAAGAACCATATATATCAACCCAGACCATGTGGTATCACTAGTGGAGGATATGAGGTCGTCACAACTTCTACAAGAAGGGTCACTGCCAGAGAATCTTGATTCAAGGCAGCAATTTACAAGTATATCTCTCGACGTTGGCGCCGCCGGAAACTCTATTGTGGTAGTCGGCCCAGTCCGAGAGATTCACAGCAAACTTTATGAAAATAGAAAGAAACTTCTGAGAGGGTAGAGATGGAAATTCCATGTAGTTTTGAAGCTGTCACACAATGGTACGGCATTTTCGAAGAGGGGGAGACTAAGTTGGGCCGTTACGACGGAACAAATATGAACATTAAGGGCCTTGGGTATGACAAGTGGGCGCTCGTAGCAAATATTCTGTTGAATGACCCGGTCCAAAAATACCTAGAAGAAGGTTTGACCGAGGAACAGATCTTAGCTGGATGCTTGGAATTTTTGAATAAGCCTCCAACGAAGCGATCCCGAAAACCAAAGTATGGACATCTTGAGCATCGCTATTTCAAGCTGCTCGATGGCGAGAAAATTACCGTATCTTTGACTACTACTGATAGAAATAACAAGCACTTTTGGGGGCGAGGCTCGAAAGCTCGCGAGGTAAGAAAAATTTCTAAGCGCGGTCGACCACGGAAAAGAAAATGACCCCTACCCGATGGCCAGATATTCGGCATCTTGAGTGGCATCTGATCGACGAATATGGCGTCTATGTCTCTTTTGATGATAATGGTACTGACGAATACTGGTTTGACCCAGATAATTTTGAGGAAGATCCCGGCGTCATTTCAATCAATTCATCGAATGACGCCGAACACCAGCTACTCGTTTTGTTGCACGAAGCCGGCCATGTCATTCTTCGATCAGATTCGGCGATGTTTGAGAGGAGGTTTCCAGGCTCTCACAGAGGTACTCTTCATGGCCGCATAGAGATATTGAGAGAGGAGGTATTGGCCTGGGAAGAAGCCCACCAGGTCGCCGATAGGCTTGGAATCAAGATAGAAGAGGAAAGATGGAAAGAGAATTATCGAGACGCACTAGAGAAATATGTGAGATGGACGCTGATTGGAGACGAGAATGAACAGACTAACTAAAATGCTAATCCCGATGGCGGCCATGTTATTCACCGGCTGCATTGAATATGAGGTAGAAGCTATCAAGCCAGAAGTAACACCTGGCCCAACCTACTTTACTGATCTTCCAGATGGGAAGTGGTTACCACCACAAAAAGATATGTCAACACCAGATGGACCCGTAGACTTAGGAGATCCACTCCTCCCAGATATCGAGGTGAGTTTTATACAGTATGACTTCGGGACTCGCGAACTGACTGACCCGCCACTTGATGTAATCCTTGAGATACGGAATGTTGGCGACTATCCTCTTCGTATTAATCAGGTAGCGCAAACCTCTGTATCGAACTCTTTCATTCTAGGTCCCCTGGTGAGCAATGAGCTATTACCAGGAGGAGTAGAAAGTCTTATAATTAGTTATAAGCCGACAATCCATGGCCCAGATGCTAGCATGATAAAGGTGGAGTCGAACGATCCCGATGAACCTTCTGTTATCATTTTTCTTGCGGCGAATGGGGCCACTCCCAAATTAGAAATCGATCCCTTAGTAATCGATTTTGGTTCAGTAGACCCCATAAACACTCCTGTTAGTATGTCAGTTGATCTGACTAACGTAGGCGATGGCTTGGTGGAAATAAGCAAAATACAAGAGATTAAATCAAACCTGGACATCAATATTAGCGTTTTTCCCTCAACAAAGTTGACTCCTGGTCAAAAGACCACGATGCAATTATCTTATCTTCCGACTGATTCTGGAAAAGATGTAGAGAAGATTGAGATCGTAAGCAACGACCCGGCCAACTCTGTACAGAAAGTTACCGCAAAAGCAAAAACCGCTGACCCAGACCTAGAAGCCCCGCCCCTGCTGGACTTCGGCACTATAGAGGTTGGTAGTTCCTTGACCAAGACATTCGATATCGAGAATGTGGGCACCGGAAAACTACAAATAACTGGCGTATCATTTCCACAGAGCACGGGCACATTCAATATCAAGAAGACCTTCATTGGTGACATTTCGCCAGGAAACTCAGAGACTTTGGAAGTTGAATATGCCCCTGATGACTACCTCCCAGACATGTCCAGTCTCCAGATAACATCCAATGATCCAGCAGACCCAACGTACACTGTCTCTCTTCATGGTGTCGCCGGAATTCCAGAGATAGAAGTAGATCCCCTTGCGGTAGATTTTGGAAACGTCGATGTCCATGGCGCGCCACCAATGGAAAAGGTGAAGGTATCTAATGTTGGGACAGGTAACTTGGTTATAGCCCCAGTATCGCTCAAACACAATACCGTCTTCTCTTGGGTTTTACCAACGAATTCGTTGCCCCCTGGAGCCTCCGCAAATATAGAAATCTCATATAGTCCGATCGCGTACGCGCTCGACTCTGATGAACTATCGATCGGCTCAAACGACCCAAACAACTCCCTTGTTCTAGTCCCTGTTATTGGCGCAGGCTCCGCTCCAAAGCTGGAGATTTCTCCAGACCCGTATGATTACGGAACAGAATATCTAGAGTGCGATCAAGAACAGACAATAGACTTAAAGAATGTCGGTGATGTCGATCTTGAGATCTCTAAAATAGAATACTTTACGTCTTTTCCGAGCCACTTTTCGATCGATTATGATCTCGTGCTAAACGGACAATTTCCCTGGACAATACCTCCAGGTTCTCAAAACTCGGTATTCATCGAATATATGCCCTTGTCAGCCACGACAGACTCTTCCTTTATCAAGGTCACGTCCGACGATCCGCTTTCTCCAACTAAGATGTCCTATCAATATGGCGAAGGTATTTATTATTCTTCAGTTATGGACACGCATATCCAAGATACGGTCATGATGTCTGACATCCTCTTTGTGATTGATAACTCCTGCTCTATGGGATCCTGGCAATCACATGTAGCAACAAACTTTGACTCGTTCATTACGGTGTTTCAGAACTCTGGAGTGGACTATCACATTGCAATTATAACTACGGATAATCCCTCTTTCGTTGGGAGTATTATCGACAACTCGACTATCGACCCGATCACCGAATTTACAACGCAGGCCCAAGTAGGGACGTGGGGCTCTGGCCAGGAGCGCGGCCTAGATATGGCCTACGAGGCACTAAGCCCTGGTGGTTCCGCGGCCCCTGGTTCAGCCTTCGAGCGAACTGACGCCAAGATGTCCATCATTTTTGTATCGGATGAACCTGATTACTCATACGAATTGGTGCAGCCACTTGACTATTCATCATTCTTTAAGGGAGTTAAGATCAGTTCGTCGAGGATTGTTTCTCATTCTGTAAGCGGGGATTGCCCTAGTGGTTGCACAATGCCATACATCTCAAATGGGTACACGTATAGCAAAAGCGCCTGGTGCAACTACGACTACATTGATGTGGTCACTGACATGGGCGGCTCACAGTTATCTTTGTGCGACACCGATTGGGGCCTCAAGATGGAGACTTTGGCCAAAGACTCGATTGTAAAGTCTTCCTTTGAATTATCTGATACCCCCATTGCACCCACAATCGAGGTGCTCGTAGATGGGGCAATAACAGGAAATTGGACTTATGACCCTGCTATAAACAGCGTCGTATTCGATCCAGCCAGTATTCCACTGGCAGGAAGCATCATAGATATCAGTTATAATATTCTAGGAGGTTGCTGATGAATGAGAGAATAGAAAAACCATGGGGATTTGAGATTATTTGGGCCAAAACTGACGATTACGTGGGAAAACTCCTACACATCACCTCCGGTAATCGTTTGTCGAGACAGTATCATGTTAAGAAAGAGGAAACAGTCTATGTTCTAAAGGGGATTCTCTATAACTACGATGAAGCCGGAAACGTACAGAGGATACTTCCAGGTCACTCCTTCCACGTCGAACCGGGCCAGATTCACAGATTCGCTGCCATGGAATCGAATGTTGAATTGATCGAAGTGAGTACCAACCATCTCGATGATGTGGTCCGCTTAGCTGATGATTACAGGAGGGATTGATGACATCCAAATTCTTGCTCGCTTGTTTCTTAATCCTTTTAGGTCATGTGGTATCTTGGTATGCGACATACTCGCAGTTCATATGGGGTTGGTGCAAGGATAATGTAATCTTGCTGCCGCTGATATTCTCTATCCCTACTGGGTACTTATTCACTTATGGAATGAGGTTTGCAGTTCAGGAGATGGGTGAAGCTTGGGGCCCCAGGCTTGTTGGTTTCGGAATTTCTTATTTGGTTTTTCCGCTGTTGACTTATTATTATTTTAATGAAAGCATGTTCACACCCAAGACCATGGTGTGTGTCCTGTTGTCGTTTCTCATAGTCGCAATTCAAGTGTTTTGGAAATGATTTGGACTATTTATTTTATATGACAGGAGTTATAAAACATGTCCTCGCTAGATAAGAAGATAGAAGAAGCCCTGAATACCCTAAGAGAAGAAAAGTATAGATTAAGAACTTTCCAGGTTATCTTGAGACTGGAGATTGACTCCGACAAGGGTGTCGAAGAAAGCATGCAGGCAATTCGAGCAATCGAAGGGGTTACAGTGGTTACGGCCCTGGATTCAAACTACGATGAATCCAGGGGAGTCTATACAAGCAAAGTTAAAGTTAAATTTCACCCCAACAGGGACACCACGCCGCCAACGAAATATATAAATCAGACGCTATTACCGTCCATACGCTCTCGAAAACTATCTGGCGTAAAATATATCACGAGATCGGAGCCAGAAAGAACGTCTTGAGTGAAATACCGCCAGAAAAGTGGCACTATAATGCGTAATAACGCCAAATAAATCTTCTTTTATATTTTATCCTGATAGTTATTTACAGAGGTTATCCTCTAGGGGGGGGAAATATGTATGCGCGCCACAGAGAGATTTTATAGAGTTTTGACAGGGATGATGATGTCTGCCATCTTAATTTTGGCAGGATGTCAATCGCCGGAGGGTTTGATCGATCAAGTACCAAATCCAGCGCGCAACACGAGCACTGACTTCGCCAGCTATTTATACCAGGACGTCGCTCGCTACGATTACGAGACTTATGTTCATCGGATATCGAGAACTTCGGCCGTAAGGGTACAGATAAAATATCCTTTCGGAACAATTCAGGGATCTGGCACTTATTTCAAGTGGAAAGGCCACACTATGGTTGTGACTGCAGCCCACCTATTCGCATTTGGTGGTGCTTCCGTTCTTTCATCCGAGGCACTAATATCCAGTCCAGACGAAAGGGTTCTTGGTAGGCTCGTTTATGTAGATAACTACGTCGATGTAGCAATCTTCGCAGTTCCCACACTGGACTCTAGACGTCCAGCTAGGTTCGATAGAGCGACGAACTACCCAATTGGCGAAAAAGTTGTGTATTCCGGATTTCCGGGCGCTAACAAACTCCTAACATTCGAAGGCACCCTCACTGGTGATGGGTTTGATACTGACATCTCTATGCAGTCATTTGCTTGGGGAGGGTCATCTGGCTCTGGAGTCTTTGATTCTAACGGAGACTATGTTGGGATACTGGTTTCCATCATGGTCGGGCCTGGACCACAAGGCCCGCAACTCATAGGCTCCGTGGTTTACGTCGCTCCTGCTACTCTGATCGATACGGCACTCTTGCGTCAAAGATTAGACAAGCTAGCAAGGATGAAGAACGATGGTTTTCAGTAGACTTTCGTTTATTGCGTTGCTCTTATTGGCGCTGGCTTCTTGCACCACCAATATAGATTATACTTTCGATATATCTGACGAACCAGGGGATCTAGAGACAGACATATGGGTGGATTCTTTTACTCAAGTTGGGTCTTACGAGAACATCGATATCCTCTGGGTTATTGACAGGTCTTGTTCTATGAACGATAATGATGCGGAATTGTTATCTGGAGTAGAATCCATGATGAACTCTCTTTCTTCGGACATAAATTGGCGCCTCAAAATAATCACTGCAGGAGATCGCGCTGTTGTACAATCGGATTCGTTTCCATTAACCCGCGGTGCCACCTACTCTGATGCTCTAGATATGCTAAATACTCTGCCCAATGATGGGGGAGAAACAGGCTTTGCAGCCCTTTACGACTATATTATGCATGATCCCTATGCTCAAACTTGGCTGCGCCACAATGCGGCCTTATTAGTGGTTTTTGTGTCAGACGAAGAGGAGCAGAGCAATATGCTCGTTAGCGATTTCACTTCCTGGTATAGGGACTTGAGGGCTAGTGTATATGTGTCTTCGATAGTAAACGTAGACGCAGCAGAATCCGTTTGTATCTATCCACCCTTCTCCTCGAATATCGGGTATAAATACATTGAAGCCACAGATTACTTTAAGGGGAACGTGATAGATATCTGCTCGACCGACTGGTCATCCGGTGTAGCGGAGGCAACTTCTCGCATAGAACCTTATGAATTCTACACGCTGACTCACATACCTTACGATGATACAATTGTGATTTTCCAAGACGGCACTCCATACAACGCATGGTACTATAGTCCACTAGACAATACTGTGTATTTCGATGAAACTCCAGCAGAAGGCCACTTGATAGAGATAGGATATTCCATTAAAGAATACTCATCATTGGACTCCGAGTCATCAACCTTATTAACTTCCAATAAATAATATAAAATGCTTGACATTCTTATATTAAGTTGCTATAATGTATAAGTAAACTAATTACTTTTGTGTGAGGGTGTGCTATGATTAAACGTTTGTTCCATCGTGTTTTGAGGTTGTTTGGCCTGTCGCCAATGTCCTTGGTTGATCCATTGGTGGAGAAGATATTGAGAATCGAACTTAGGAATGAGGAGCTTGAAACCTTAGTGCTTGAGCTTACAGACGAAAATAAATCGCTATGGCTCATGCTGGACGAAAATAAAAATTCTTCAAAGCTAGATCGACAAACCGTCGATGATTTCATCGAAGAGGTTAGAGAAACCCTGATGGACGAAATGCTCAAGGACTTTGATCCTGTTGGGGAAGCATAGGATGACCAGTATCTTTCTCTTTGATGTCGATGGTACTCTTACGTTGCCACGCACGAGGATGTCTATCGAGTTTGCAGAAATGTTTGACTTGTTAGTAGATAGAGAACTAGTGTATCTGGTTTCTGGCAGTGACATAGAGAAATTGAGAGAACAAGTCCCGGCCAGTATTTTAAAAAGGTGTGCTGGAATATTTGCTAGCTCGGCTAACGAATTCTGGATTGGTGATAAACTGCAATATGAAAACACCTATGAACCTTCCACGATGATTATGAAATTCTTAAATGACTCCTTGTCGCATTCAAAATATGAAATCAGGACCGGCAAACATATCGAACGCCGCCCCGGCATGTTGAATTTTAGTGTCGTTGGTAGGAACGCGACCAACAAACAGCGCACCGAATATAATGAATGGGATGAAGAGCACAACGAGAGAGCAACCCTCGCAGCGAATTTGATGGAAGAACATCCAGAACTAGATGTTAAAGTTGGCGGAGAAATATCGATAGATATATATCCTGTTGGCCTAGATAAGTCGCAGGCCGTTCACTATTTGAGAGAAGAATATGGGAAATGTCAAATTGTGTTTTTTGGAGATAGGACCGATGAGAGTGGGAATGATTACAGCGTAGCGGTGGAGATGACGCAGGGGGATATCGTTCATGCTGTTGAGACTTGTGATGATACTTACGAAATTTTAAAAAACTACTTGGGTTATGAAAAATGAATAGTGAAGAAAACGAATCAGGTGAAGAGGGCAAACTTTCAATCGAGGAGGTTGAGGCAGAGGATTTAAAGCCTAAGCCCCGACCAAAGCTGGCGCCCCGCGGGATCGAGACATTTACAGTATGTCGTCAATACGATGAAACTGGAGTTTCCGGCGAAGGAGTTATCATTGAGGGCGTTGTCCTGGGAACTGGTCAGTGTATAGTTCACTGGCTTTATCCGCCACCCCGCGGTGGTATCGCAATTTTTGACTCGATGACAGATTTTATTAAAGTTCACATTGAGCCTCACCCTGGAAATAAAACGATTATTACCTATCAAGAAGGGGAACAAGAGGTTTACGGTGACTAATTACAATAGGAGAAGAGACTATGAAAATCACAAAATCTAGGCTTATTGATTTGATCAAGGAGGAAGCCGAAAGGTTAGCTACACCAGAAGAAAAGGTTGTCGAGGAAGGTATTTTTGATTTCCTTACAGGCACCAAGTCTGGCCCCTCGCATGGTGAGAAGCTGAATAAAGCATTTGGAGTCCTGGTCGCACAAGATCAGCGCTTGAAGGCCATGATTCAGGATTCGACGAGGGAAATGAAGCGTCTGTTTACCAGTTTGGAGGCAAAGATTGATAAATTGACACCACCTGAAGAAACGCCACCCGACGACCCCAAGAGCGCGTATCTCCCTCCGACCGTAACCGATCCCAGGCTGCGCGGCGACCCCCTGGCCGAGTCCGAGAAAGAGAGCGAGTAATGACTAAAGAATGGAACGAGTATCTTGAAATTCTATCAGAGATGAAAACCACAGACGATGTGCAGGGGGCTTATGAGAAGCAAGGCGCCGAGTTCATGAAAGTATTGTCTATGGGTGGCAATAAAAACACCGCTCCATACACTCGACCACGCCCCCCAAGAGGAAAATCGGGCCTTGGGCCACTCGAAGAGGACGTGCCACTCATTCCAGAGATTAAAGAAGATTTAAACCGAGATATCTGGGACGAGAATGATAAACTCAAGTCAGAGATCGCTCAAAAGTTATTAAAGATTGCACGAGATTTTTATGAAGGGTTGGATTTAGCAGCCCCAATCTTGGATATCACTATAACCGGATCTATCGCAAACTACAACTGGACTGAAAAGTCAGATATAGACTTACATATCCTCATTGATTACACCGCAGTTAACGAAGATGCTGAACTGGTCAAGAAATACTTATCCGAGGCAAAAACTAACTGGAATAAGAACCACGAGATAATGATTAAGGATCACGAGGTCGAGGTGTATGTTCAGGATAGCAACGAACCACACCACTCGACTGGTGTGTATTCTGTCCTGAATGATGACTGGATCATTAAACCAGAGAGGGCAGAATTTCAAGTTAGCGAAGATGACGTCAAAAAGAAGAATCAATATTTCATCGACGCAATAGAATTGATAAATAAGATTAAAGAAGATGGAAGGCACGAAGAGGCGTATGGGGATTCCGACAGACTTGCGGCCAAGTTGCGGAATTATCGCCAGTCTGGCCTGGAAACAGGGGGGGAGTATTCGGTCGAGAACCTAGTGTTTAAAGGGTTGAGGAACTCTGATTATATAGGAAAGCTATATGATATCAAGAAAGACTCTTATGACGCTATCATGTCAATAGAACAATAACAAGGAAACACCAATGAATGAATCATTTTTCGTTCAAACTCGGAGATATAATAAAGTGGGGCCCAACTTTCATGGTGGAAAACGAGCCCCCGGTAATTTCCTATGGCATGGTTATAAAAGATATGGAGACTGTGAGGGGAGGTAAATACTCCTACGGACCCCTTGTTGACTCCGATGGCGAGGTCAAGATGACGTTTATTGAGCCCATGTCAGCTATAACGGTCTTTTCATTCAAGGACCAAAAAGTGATAGTCTTGTACCAGAATCCAGATGACATCCCGCTGAACATAGAAAGAGTTTGTTTTAATAATAAAAATCCTTGACAATCTGCTACTTTTGGTGTATAATTTATAATATACACGGAGAAAATATGCGAGTAGATATTGAGTCTAGCGAACTAGAGGTGGAGCACTGCCTGGAGATGCTAATACCAAGGCTACAAAAAAAAGTGGACGACCGCCACAATCTTATCTGTGAAAAGAGTCCTTCCTCAACGATAGTCGGCAAGTCATTCTTGACCGAAAGTAGACCACCAGTCCTAACAAAGAAGAAGGGAAGAGTTTATTGGAAATTGGCTCTTGAGAGCAGAAATGACTTCGGAGGACACTCCAGCACAGTATATGGATTTATCAGAAAGTCCGATGGCGCCATATTTCGCCCTGCAACCTGGAGAAAACCGGAGACAAGAACAAGGAATGCCATTAAGGGCTTTGTAACAGAAGAATTCCCAGAAGATTACTTCACTGCCTTCGGCGTGATATACGATATGGAGTGTTGATGCAATACAATACTTACAAATTGATCATCGAACTTTTGAATCAAGAGCTTAAAAAGTCAGATAGAATCCCAACTTTGTTTTATCACGAAGAGATTAGAGAGGCAAAGAAAGATTTTATAAGTCACATAAATCGGAAAGCAGGGGAAAAGAAATGAGTTATGACACACTCGGTGAAGGCAATATGATGTGGACAGTCATCTTTAGAACACTATGTGGAAAGCCGGATAGCTGTATCACATCGGGCCCACACTCAAAGGTGAAATGCTGGAACCTCGCAAATCAAAAATATAATCAATTGCTCGCTATCATACCGGGGAATCACCAAGTTTATACTAAAAAGGACTCTTGACATTCTCTTGACAATTAAACACTAGACAAGACTAGAAATATCGTGTATAATGTATATACATAATACGCTAGTAGCTCAGGGGTGAGAGCAGTCGTCTTATATGCGATTGGTCGGTGGTTCAAATCCACCCTAGCGTACCATTTAACCCAGAACCATAAAGGTAAATCATGATTAAAACTTGTAAACACTGTGAAATAGAATTCAATGTCAACTCGCGCCAGAAGCGCCTCGTCGGAGGATACATCAATGAGTGTCCAGATTGCGTCGAGGAGCGAGGTGGTGATAACTCGGAGCCCAAACACTTCGGAGTGACCGGCTCACTCGGTGACGATGTTTCGGTAGTTCGCTTTGATAGTCAAAAGAAGCGAGATCAATTCCAGAAAGAGTATGGAGAAATTAAAACCCTCAAAGACTTTTTCTAGTCTTGACATTCTCTTGACAATTTAACCATTGACTTTAACTTAAATAACGTGTATAATGTATGTATAAATAGGGAGAGAGGCGCAGGTTCAAATCCTGTCACGACCAAGGGACCAGTTGTGAAGTGTTGCTAGGTGGCACACTCGCCCTATTTATATCACCAATCAATCCAGGAGCTTAAAATGAACGACCCAATACTAAATGACCTTATCCAAGTAGCTATTGAAGAATATTATAAGGAAGAACCTATTTATGGAGTAGATTATGATGAAATGCCAGAAGATTTAGAGGGCGAGTGCCCCGAGTGGATTAAGGAACAACTTGATGACGACATCCCATTTTAAACAAGGAACACAAACAATACTGAAGCCTAGCAAAAGGGCATCACAGCGGACCCGAAATCGTATTCACGAAAAGGGTCCGTCTTTTATTGTCGAGCTTGAAGCGACAATGCTAACCAACACAGCCTCCTCAATTGATGGGAAAATTTGTATTTGCTTCCGAGGCGTTGACAACGACTGGTCTGGGTGGCTCCCTGTCGACGAGATCCACGTAATAACTTCACTATGAGAAAGCAGCATGAAAAGACAATACTTCCAGCCAGGGCAAATTGTTCAGCTAGACCGCCCAGAGTTGGGTGAGCGCGATACATGGAGATTTATTGTCCTATCTTCAACTCATCCACCTCGCCACCCTGGACGATATTCTCTTTATTGTATCCGAGCCCCATCTTATCGCAAAACAGACCTCAATACTGTCCAGTATATATCCGGTTGCAGCCTGCGAATAATGGAGGACTAATAAATGAAGTTTAAATCATCAGATTTCGATAGGGGCCAATTTTATAAGTTGAAAACTCAATCCTTTATTGTATTGGATAAGAAATCAATAAATGGGTGGTTCGACCGCATCTCTGTATATTTTGTCACTAACCGAAATAAACAGTTAAAAGGAAAGAAAAAAGATTTTACTACCGGCGGTTTTGAAATTTACTTAAACAAGCTCTCCCCCGGCGAACATAAATAAAACCTCTTGACATTCTCTTGACAATTTAGTTCTTTACTTTCTCTTGAAAAGCGTGTATAATGTAGGTATACAAAAGAGAGTTGTGCCATGCTAGATATCAATAGCTTAAAGTCAGGGCAAATGTTAAGATATTCCGTAAAATTGTATTCAACGCAGGAGCGCGTTGAATCTTTGTGGATATTGTTGGAGGAAATGCCCGGCGCCGAATCGTGCTCGGCAAGATGGCAGGGCGCCCGAGCGTTTAAGATGTATCAAATATATGATAGCCACAATGCACTGCGCCGCTTTCGGCAAAACCGACCGGTCGAATTCGTTTTTAATTTAAAGAGCATTCAGGATTTCGCATTGGAGGTGGTATGAAAGACGAGCTTAAAGCAGGACAATTAAGAACAGTCGCTCGCGGCGGTCTTGAGGGCACAGTGGTTATTCTTTTGGATATACAGGACCACGCAAGGATGTTGACCCCTAAAAATCAGATTTGGGACTCGATTATCGTCTTTTCGCCCATCCCATACTGGGAGCCTGGCGAGAAAATTGGTCTGCGTGGCGTAGACTTAATGAATTGGTGAGCTAAGAATAGAAAGTTAATTCTTCTTGACATTCTCTTGACAATTTAGCCATTGACTTCAACTAAAAAAACGTGTATAATATAGATATAAAAACAGGAGCTATCACATGTCCGAACAAGCCAAAAGACTCGACGCCTTCTTGCTCGAAAACCAAATCTCTAAGAGTGAGCGCTCCTTTGGTGAATCTCTCAAACAGAGTATTTCCAAGTGGGGAAAATTAACAGATAACCAGTGGAACGCCTTCCAGCGGATGGAAGCGCGCCACAGTCCGGAAGTAAAAGCAGCGCGGGAGGGGTGGCATAAGAGTTGGGATGAAGAAAAAGCTAGAAAATTACGAATTGCTGTTGAATATTATTCCTATACTGAATATTATTCGAGAACGGTAAATGCTGTTCTTGCCGATTCCTCATTTGTACCTTCCGAAAAGGATTATCGAAAGATAGTCGAAAATAAATATGCCCAGAAAGTCATAGAAATTCTGGCAGAAGACCCACTTTATCCGGTTGGCAGTCTTGTTCAAGTCCGCAAAACTGCTCGCAAGCACGCCTATTCTTTGCGTGATAGGTGTGCCCTGGTTGTGGTGAATGATGGCCCAGTCAGATCCGCCGCAAAAGGTTCTCGGACTTATACGATTCTGCCTTTCGGTGAATCTAACACCGTAACCGTCGAGGAGCGATGGCTCAAGAAGGCCAGGAAGGCGAAATGACCGCCGACATCACGCCAAAACTAGGCGATATACTCGAAGAGAACTGCTCAAGAACTGACTTCAAAGCAAGATATATTGTTTTATCTATCATATCAGGCGACAGTGAGTCAAGGCACGGAAATTCATATGAACTATACACCCTATATGTCGAATCTTCATCTGCAGCAGACCGGTCGTTACAAGGGACGATTGACGTTGCATATAATCTGGAAATAAACAACCATCGCGACACATGGCGTATTATCTCTTGACATTCTCTTGACAACTTTTCTCTTTACTTTCTTTTAAAAAGCGTGTATAATGTATATGTAAGTTAGAGAAACAACCACAAACTTTTAGAGGCTATCACAATGGCATACTCAAGAAATAAACACAAAAGAACCGTCCGCTGCTCATACTGCCATAAATCGGGACACAATAAATCCTCTTGTTCTAGTAAGAGAGAAAGAATTGAGGAACTACGCGCCGTACATGGAGATGATTTTTACACTGTGCGCATGTACGACTTAAAAGAGGAGCGCCGAAAGGAAGGCGGGTCGTCAAGAACATGCTCCTATTGTTCCCAGGGTGGACACAACCGCGCGACCTGCACAGCCCTGAAGGGCCACATGGCTGAAACCAAAGTTAAAAACTCCGAATTCAGGAAGGCTGTTTATGAGCGTCTGTGCGCCAATGGCATTGGCATCGGAGCATTAGTTTCAAGTGACAATTTCCAGTGCAACGTCATCGCAGGCGATTATTCGTCAGGGGTCTATCGCGTTCCGCAAATCATAACAGATATAAACTGGCTCGGGATAAATGTCTGGCATAAGGAACTATGGTATTTCGACTCGACTACCAATATCGATGGCGGTCAGCCTGCACCCATCTTTACGATTCCATTTGGGAAGATGGACGATATTCGATGGAAGAACCCAATGGGATATCCATTTGACTCCAAACTTGTGCCGTTGTTCATAGGCGAGAAATATTTCAACGAATTGTGTGAGGGCACTCACTGGCGCGCCGATAAAATTGGAGGTCATTTCATGACTGTTGAATCGCCAGTACCACCAACCGCCCCACCTGCTGGCTGGCTTGAGTCCGAGGACAACAAAATTAAAGAGGTTTACAAGAACCGTAAGGACTGGCAAGGGGCTTTATAAGCCCTTTATCGCCCTTGACATTCTCTTTACAATTAAAGTATTGATTTATGTCTAAAAAACGTGTATAATGTATATGTAAGTTAGAGAAGCAACCAACACAACCCAGGAGACTTAATATGTCCATCGCTATCACATTCGCAAACCTCAATTCAATGATTCCAACCCTTCTTTCAGGCGACGAAAACGACCTTTATTCGGTTCTTATTCGTGGTCGCCATGGCATCGGCAAATCTTGGATTGCCTATCAAACCGCCCAGGGATTATCCTGGGACAAGGGCGCTAATAAGACGCGCCCAATTCAAGACGGTGAAGTTTCGCTTCCTGTAGTTGAGATTCGAGCCTCCCAGATGACAGAGGGCGACCTTCTTGGATTACCATCTCCTCATGAAGTCAACATCAATGGCGAAAAGGCAGCTTCGCTGCGCCCTTTCACTTGGCTCGTAAAGGCTTGCACCGAGCCCGTCGTCCTCTTTCTCGATGAAGTTGACCGCGCGACAACCGAGGTTCGACAAGGCTTTTTCCAGCTTGGCGACAGTCGTCAAATCAACGGGTGGAAACTCCATCCAGGCACCGTCGTCTTCGGCGCTGTAAACGGCGGCGTTCATGCTGCACAATACCAAGTCGCCGACATGGACCCTGCAGAACTTGACCGCTGGGTAACTTTCGACGTCGAACCATCGGTCGAAGATTGGCTTAACTGGGGCAAAACCGAGGTTCACTCCATCATCTGGGACTTCATTAATCAGAACAAGGACCATCTGGAGCACAAGGGCGAATTTGAGCCAGGAACCGTTTATCCTTCTCGCCGCTCTTGGCACCGCTTGAGCAATACGCTTGCAAAGGTGAATATGCTTGACAACGAAAAAGCAGATTTAGGGCTTCTCTTTAATCTATCCCACGGATTTGTAGGCTTCGAAGCAGCCGTGTCACTTCGCGACTTCGTGGAGAATTACGAGCGTCAGGTTACTGTCGAGGATATCCTGGTCCATGGTAATGTGGATAAAACCTCTGGATTCGGTTTGGTCGACCACGTTGCCCTCATCGAAAAAATGAATGCTGCTGAAGTATTCACTTCTTCGATTGAAGGCGATAAGATTGTGAATCTGGTAACCTATTTTGACGTGCTCCCATCCGAAGCACGCATGAAGTTGTTCACAACCCTGACCGCGGCCAACAGCCAGGTTTCCGCCGAGAATGGCGCTAATTTTCATCGCGAGCTAGCCAAGCAAGGCAAGGTCGAGGCGTTTATTAAGCTTCTTGGTGGAAAATAAGAGTGTGATAGCAAAGGTCGAAGCGCTAGCATCGGTTGGTTGTCCGATGCTAGCGCTCCCTTTCTCTTGACATTCTCTTGACATTTTAATCCTTTACTTATTCCCAAAAATCTGGTATAATTCATATATAGAATGGAGTTTACCCTATGACATCGACACCCTTTAATCTTGACGAACATATTGTTGACCTGCTCCGAGATGAGCCTTTCTTCGCCGCTTTGTCGCGCCGTATGGAGAAAGTGGCCTCCAGGTCAGTTCCTACCGCTGGTGTAGCCTTCAACAAGGACCGATGCCGCTTTGAACTTTATTACAATCCCGAATTCATGGCAGATATGCTAGCCCAGGATAAGAAATATGTTAAAGGCATTCTGTTGCACGAATTTTATCACATCATGCTCCTGCACGTAACCTCGCGCATGCCAGACGGAGCCATGACTAAGAAATGGAATATCGCCACAGATTTAGCTATAAATTCCGAGCTAACCGTCTTTTCGCACGATTCTGACTCCCCCACTGGATACTCTGTGGAAAGCTCCATTCTGCCACTTGATAAGGCGTGTATCCCTACGGTCGGTCCCTTCGCAGAGTTCGCCCCGCATTTATCTGCCGAGCAATACCTATCCATCCTGCCGGATAGTCCAGAACCAGATGATAGTCAGTCTGGCCAAGGAGGCGGACAGGAAGGCGGACAGGAAGACGGCCAAGGCGACGGACAGGAAGACGGCCAAGGCCAAGGCCAAGGCGACGGACAGGAAGACGGCCAAGGCCAAGGCCAAGGCGACGGACAGGAAGACGGCCAAGGCCAAGGCCAAGGCGACGGTAACGGCTTCGATGACCATACTGACTGGGGCTCATCGGATGGCGCAGACGAGGGAAGAAAAATTGCAGAAGAGCGCCTAAAGGAAGCAATCAAAGAGGCGTATGTCGAGGCCCAATCGCGGGGTTTTGGTTCCATCTCTTCTGGAATGAAGCGGACGATTAAGGAGGTTATAACTCCTAAAGTCAACTGGCGTTCAATCCTACGCTCTTTCGTCAAGGCTTCGCAGAGAGCAGATAGAACCTCAACTATCAAACGCCTGAATCGCCGATACGCATACATCCACCCTGGTCGCAAGGCAAAGCGTCAAGCTAAAATCGCGGTTTCGATTGACCAATCGGGCAGTGTTTCCGATGGCATGCTCGTTGCATTTTACTCCGAACTTGAAAAGCTGGCAACCATCGCTGACTTCACGATTGTTCCCTTTGATACTGAGGTTGCAGAAGAACATATTCATGTTTGGAAGAAGGGTGAGCGACACGAGAAGACTCGATATAAGCATGGTGGAACCTGCTTTAACGCCCCAACCAAGTGGGTAAACGAGAACAAGTTTGATGGTCACATTGTCCTGACTGATATGGAGGCTCCGAAGCCTATTCCCAGCAATTGCCAGCGTATGTGGATGACAACCAAGGCCCACGCAGAACGCCCTTACTTCCAGACCAATGAACGAGTGATTGCAATCAATGACTAACTCTCACCTCAAAATCGATGATGTCGAAGATTTAAAAGCTGGGGATATAATCTGTATCCCCAGCCTTCATCGTGGCGAGTGGTCGAGACTTGTTATATACGAGGTCACGAAAAGACTGTTTAAAACTTATGTATTACTTGATGAAACTCGTGCGTGGAAGCCAGGAGATTTATATAGTTTTCAGATAATCGACCTGGACCCTACGAAATGGAGGTTGGTTGCTTGACATTCTCTTGACAAACTTTTCCTTTACTTTTCCTCCAAAATTTGGTATAATATGTATATAGGATGGAGGTTAACATGAAGTTTAAGCCGGGAAATTTATTAAAGCATAAGAAAAACGGCGGGCTCTGGATTGTTATTGAAACTCGCCAGATAAATAAAAAAGGTCCACGCAGGCGCCCGACTGTTTTCAGGATGCAATTGGATGCTGTTTGTATCCAGCCTGGACTAAGTAAGTGCAATCATGCAGGGCTAGCCGATACCTGGTACTGTAAAGAAGAAGATGGAAGCGACCACGATGATAATTGGACGGTGATAAATGAAGTTTGAACCAGGAGATTTAATCGAAGAAGTCGTCGACGGTCAAGCCGATGCCCGATGCATTGTGGTAAAGCTTGAGAATCATCCGGTGGTTCCTGGGTTATCAGATTATACCCTTTATCTAGTGTGGGCGGCACCCCAGGCCTGGGGACATCCACCATGGAAAACCTTGATTTTAACGAATGCCGTGGTTGAGTCTTCTGATGACGATTATTACTGGAGGAAAGCATGAAATTTAAAGTCGGAGATTTAATAGCTCATAAGCCGATGCAGGGTTTAGGTTCGCTCGTTGAAGCGATTATCCTGGAGCACTGGCAAACTGAGAATTACTGGACAAAAGATGTCGTTGATAATGTACATTTATTCATAACTTTCGACGAGGATGACCCGACAGCAGTTAGCGATATTGACACAATGACCAGCTTCAAAGACCAGCATTGGAGCTTGAAAAGTGAGGTTTAAATCCGGAGATATTGTCGCTTACGGCATGAATAATAAGCCAGAGATACAGGGCGTTATCGTCAATCTCAGTAAAGAGCCAAACCCGTGGAAAGCGGGAACCATTGCTAATGTGGATCTATTCATCACTTTCGACGCCTCGTGGCCTTCTAAACTACACAAAATTGAGACGTTTTGCAACTTTAACCCCGATGTCTGGGAGTTGAAAAATGAAAAAGGGTGATTTGATTCAGTTTGTATCTGCACATGAAAAACATCGATGCAGGGGGATTATTTTGGAGAACGTTCCAGAAGATGATAATCAATTACCTCGAATCCGCATCGCTGTATATATGTATTATGTCCCAGCATGGAATAATCTTAAATCAGGGGAAATCTGGGATATCAAGTTGAGCAAATTGAATAAGCTTTACCGGGTTTTAAATAAAGCTAAGACTAACTAAGGTGTGAAGAAATACCACCCAGGCCAAATTGTACGATATGAAAGAACGGGAGCTATATATTTGCTAATGGAGGAGATAGAAATATCAATGCTTTCGCCTCATTTTTTCAAAGGGACAGGCCAGGGATTTAGGGCCCTCATCCTTTATGCTGGTCGCAGTTGGTCAAAGGGTGGCACCGAGATAGAGATTTTTATATTGCGAAAGTCGGCATATTACGAGGTTTTATCGGACGTCCCCAGCGCCGCCGCCGACCCCAGATAGTTGGTGATTAGCGCGCCTAGCGCGATTTTTTTTCGCTAAATTTTTTTTCAATAGGATTACATTATGAAGTTTAAACCAGGCAATATCTTGGAACACTGCCCCACTAAGACAAGATGGATTGTATTATCCGCAGAGAATATCGAGAAAAGAACAGGAATAAACAGCGCTTACAAGCTAGAGGTAGAAGCATTTTGTGTTTATGTAGGGGAGCATGATAGGGCAAACAGATATTGGGATGTTAATCAGCGTGACATCTTTGTTTTGACGCAGCAAGATTTAAACCCGAGTGATATAGTGTGGGAGGTCAAGAATGAAATTTAAACCAGGACAATTAGTTAGGAAGAAGGCCAGAAAAGGAGATCCCGACGCAATTTATTATGTGCTTGATGCGAGTTATCCCAAAATGCTGATTCATTGTGTGGAATCACTCTTCGATTTTATGCAGGGGAAAAGCTATGAAGTCGGGGTAGGTGAATGTGAGTTAATAACGGATTACCGATGAGGTTGAAGTCAGTCAGAATTAAAGCAGGCGATATCGTAACGCTAGATTATGCGCGTGAAAGTCCGAAAGGAGAGGCACCACTATTCATAGCGCTAGAAAATCCGACGTCGATACATTATTCAATGAATGTCTATTGCTTCTATAGCCCAGGGGGTATACAGCATACCGCTTGGCTTCATGCAACTTTCGACATATCCCAAAGCAGGTTAATAAAGTTCAATTATACAGGATGAACCCCTACTTAGGATGTGAGAGAATTCTTACCAGGTGATTTAGTAGTAGAAACCATGGATAACCGAGTGTTGGCCTATTACATAATATTAACCAGGCATTATTTAGATGGAAACAGGGACAGCTTAATCTTGGGATATTATTCACTAATCGTTTATAGTACGGGTCACGCGTTGCCAACTCACTCGCCAGGTTCGAATTGGTTCATCAAGCATTCTGATTTACAAAAGTCAAATTTTCGCTTGTTAGTTGGCGCCAGGATAGAAGACCTAGAAACCATGGAATAAGCATGAAAACTAAGAAAGAGTGTTCAAACGTGAGAGCTTTGAGAGAATCCATCTGCCCAGGTGATATCCTAGTTGAAAAGTCATTTGTCAAAGAATCCGGTGATAGAGATGTAGTAAGCATATTCCTAGTATTAAACAGGCATATGGAGAGGGATGGCTTGGGCCTTGATAGTTTCACGAGGACAATTTATTATAAAACATTCCTATTATACGTTGAACCTAATGATTGGGCAGATGTCGACTTTAGAGTTAACTCCACATATTATCTATCAGAGCATGAAATCACAGATCACCACATGTGGGAAAAACTGTTTGAATCTGACTTGTCATGGAAAGATAGTTATCCGAGGACATAAAAGATAATATGTTAGAGTTATTTCCAGGTGATTTAATAAGTGAGAAAGAGAACAATCAAGAGATCGCTCGCTATCTAGTAATAAGCAGAGTTATCCAGAATCAAAATGCACAGTATTGTACCTTCGATTATGTAGAGTATAACTGCATTATCACGTACTTCAATGGAAAGGTATATCATCGCCCCGAAAAGGTAGGAACATGGTGGATAATCGACACAATCAATTTGAACAGCAACAGGGAGGATTGGGAAGTGGTGGTAAGAAGCGGACTATCATGGAGTGACGAGTATGAAAAAGAAAATAGAGCTTAAACCTGACAAATCAGACCGCTTCTTGGAGCCAGCCCCTGGAGATATCATAAGGGAATACTACTATACCGAGACATGGCCTAAAAAAGAGATTGAAATAGGACAATGGTTAGTATTAGGAAGAAGACATGTAATAAATGAAGAATTATTTCAATCAATAGGAAGAGCGAGATTATACTACTGCCTCGTTATAAAGGTTAATACTGACATATCGTGGGTTAACTCAAGAGTAGGACAAACCAGAGGAATCATCTCTCAAAAGTTTAATTCTAATAAATGGGAAGTAGTGGTAGAAAGTGGGTTATCGTGGGAAGAAGATAAGTATGACATTGAGTAGATCTAAACACGGGAATTAAAGAATCACAATAGGTATGGAGGAAATAGGGGAATCACGGTGTCGATATAGTACGTTGTAACTAGAATGTCAAGCGCCATTGTTGTAAAGATTCTGTCAATTCTTCATATATTTACTTGACAAACATAAACACGCTTATATACCCCTTTATCGCAATCACACTGCCAATATCACGTGATTAATCATATGTCACTATCAAACACACTAATCGCGTGTCAAGTATTTAATTGTCAAAAGAATGTCAAGCAAGATATACTAGATTCCCCTTGACTTATCCCCTGCTTTATGATATATTAGTATTATAGGAGAGAATGATGGAAGCACTATTACGCAATATACTCCTGCTCTTTGGAGTATTGTTCATAATCGACTTTGTAACTGAGTATCCTCAGACCTTTGATAATGTCGGTGAAACCGTTGATAACATTAAAGCCAAATTAGGCACTAAGTAAGGAGAGAATCATGACAGCACGATTACCAGAGATTATTATTACGATATCGTTCGCTTATCTGACAGCATTCGCATTGTATGCTTTCATACTAGCTTAATCTAAAAACACGTCATTCGCACCGATTTGACAGAAAAGTGATGGAGAGCCTATAAATAAATTATAATTATCCTCAGCCATATAGGGGGTTGCAAGTAGTATGTCGTCCTTGACATTTCTTTGACATTCATTATGTGTACTTCGGGCCCAATTCGCGGTATAATATGATTACAAAGAGGGGAGAACACATGAATAAAAAACGCCGTTCATATCGACCACGCAAGCCAGCGCGCCCGCCTTGGATTGTCTGTTGGATTCATAACACAACAGGATTCGCAGATGCATCAACTGTATATGCGAAAGACGAGGAACAAGCTAAGTTATTGGCGTCTAACGGTTACACTTCAAACATCACAATTACCGGCGTTTATCGCGCTTAATCACCCAGCAGAGGATAATAATATGAAAGATATCAGATTAATGATTGCAGAAAAAATGGAAGACATGCTTGACGAGCTTTTGGTCGATGTCGCCGATGAGCTTGGTTTGGATGACGTCGATTTAGATTGGGACGTTCGGCAAGCTTTGGACGCCAATTGTCAAGATAAATGGGGTACTATGGCCGACAATATTGCAGAAGCAACCGAGAATCACGTCCAGGAGTGTGCTGCAGCAGAATCGAATCGCATGCTTGAAGAGTGGAAAACTTGGTGCTTGCCCATTATCAAGGAAGAATGCGAACAAGATGGCCATATCGATGGTCCCGCTCGCCGTGAGGATTGGTGCAATTTTCTTGATGCCAAGTCGAAGAACGGCGAACTATCTCAGTTTCTCGTTGATATCATTGATGCTGACGTTGAGGCTGTATAATGAACGACTCAATATTGGACTTCCTTGGCCTATTATCAATCTTCGCAACTTGCTATTTCCTGTTAATCGCTTCACAACTCATCGGAGCTTAAAAAATGTTTGACCCACACGCTATCGGACCTTTCGCCGAGTCCCAAACCAAGGCTTTGAACTTCATTACGAGCCTTATCGTTAATACTGCAGTCACTGAAACTCTCAAAGTTATGGATGATATGCAGTTGGAAGGTAAACAATTGCTTAAAGAACTCCGAAGTTCCGAGGGCAATAAAAAAGAAGAAGTAAAAGCAGCTTTGAAACTGCATATTAAAGACTCTAAACTCTTGCTTGAAACCATTATGATGAACCCAATCGAAAAGGATGCTTAAACCATGCGTATTGTAAACTATAAATCAAATCAAACTATCGTTCACACTGACACCTACACCGCTCTTTTGAGCTATGGAGTCCCTCAAGTTGTTGTTTGCAACCCAGATATGCCCACCCTTGGGAATACCGTGCTTGTGAATAGTAAGAAATACTCAAATACTACTTCAAAGCACCGCAATGCTTATGTGCGTCAGTTGTGTGATCGCTCATATACTATCATCGAAGCAACCCCTGCAGAGATTCAAGAAGTAACCGGCCTAGAAACCCGATAATGGAGAACACTATGAATATTGAGTTAACACCTGAAGAATTGGACGTTCTGCGTCACGCACTCAAAGTCGAGATATCATCCTTTAAAGCTGAACAATTGGATGATCCCGATCTAAAAGCTTTATGCTCACTCGTACGCAAACTGGAGGCAAATAATGACTAGCACCTTTAACACTCTATTGGGCGCGGCAATCGTCGACGCTCTATGTTGGATCAGTGTATTCTATATTGGGTGGAGGTTATTAAGCTGAGGCCCTAACAAATAAATAAACATATATCAGATTAAGCCAGGTAACCCCTGGCTTTTCTTTTGTCAAGGATTATTATCAGGCTTTACATTCTCTTGACAACTAAATGCTTGACACCCTATAGAGCAGTAACAAACTTATATAATACGAATTGACACAAAGTTTACATATGTCATAGTAATAAAAGAGTTTACAAGTATTTGACATATCACAATAACAAAGGAACAAACTGATTTGTCACAGCAAGCAAACGATTTGTCAGGATAAAGCACGCTAATGAGGGGTACCCCCCCTCCCCCCTCACTCCCCGGAAAGTAGCCTCTAACCTGGGATATGGGCCGATCGCGGCCTGCTACATCCGTGAGATACACCCAGAAAATTTCCCAGAATTAATTTGACAGATTTTTAAAAAAATAGAAACTAATTACAGGAGTAGAAAACAGGATACTGAAATCATGAAAACCAAACTAACAGTAACAATCAGAGAGAATAAGGGTAAAGAACCGCAGCGAGTCGACGAGTTGTGGGGCAACGTCCTTCATTCCTATAAATGGCTCGGACCTCTCCATGACATATTAAATATGACGGATCCGGAAGATAAGGGGCTGTTCACAGGGCTCTTGGAGTGGTATCAAAACAACGAGACAACCCAGACGTTGGGTAACATGGTGGCCAGCTTTGAAAAACAGATGAATGACGCGTGGGATAGCGGGGCCACTGGGAAGACGATGGCCACTATTGTCCAGGGCATTCTATCCGGCGGCGATGTTGTTACTAGCCATCTATCCACAGGAGTTGGGTATATACTCCGCAAGCAGCGGGATGAAATGGTAGAGGAGAAGCTTGCTATAGCAGAAAAGGCTGCTGCTGATATCCAAGCTGCAAAGGAAAAAGCCGAAAAAGAATCACAAGGAGCTATAGCAATCGCTAAAGTTCCGGAGCTTGAGGCGATTATCAATCAGCTAAAGGCAGATCTCAGGCAAAAGGATATTGAGAGGGCAAAACAATTGTTTGCCGCGTCCGAAGATTTAAAAGAAAAAACAAAATTACTGCCGCCGAGCCAATTGACCCGCGGCAGTCAGGAAAAGATGTATACTTCATCACTTAACGAGGACAAAAAAATGACCAAAAAATATTCAAGCTTTAAACAGCAACAAACGATAACAGAGAACTTCCGGAGATTCATAAATGAGACATTAAGTGAAGAAGAGACGGCGCCGGGGTTAATGGATATTGCACCAGATCAACGAGCCTTTTGGATTTTTGATATGTGGATTCCGAAATCAGTCGAAGAGATGCAAAGGATCGTGGAAAGGCGCGCGCGTGGGGCAAGATTCCGTGGTACCACGGATACGCTGCCCGATGTCATACGCTCGGATT